TTCCAACGCTTCATCCTAGCCTTACTAAACAAGAAATCTACCATATTCAAGAAATAGTTCGGTCATACAGTTACATCGGATTCAGAAGAGGTTATCTCCAAGGTTATAACGATGCTAAACAACAAGACGTATGAGTTTGTATATAAACGTCAATGGGGAAATAGGTACAGATAAGCCAATCATCACTATACACGCCGAGTTTCAGCTTATAGCAGATGAAAAAAAGCTAGAAATACTAATTCTCCTACAAAATTGGACAGCAGATCAACTAAAACAAGTCACTAAACAATAAGACGATGACCAAACTAGTAGTTAAACTGACTATACTCTGGAAGATCATAACCAGCCAGTATAACCACTTTGTTGTACTTGATATTAGTCAAGAGCATATGATTAACCTGTTTTCTGATGAAGACTTTGATGTTGAAGTGATGTACTATGGGCTTCAGCCCTATGTTGTACAAAGAATGATCAACCAATGCTCCACAGTAAAAGATGACATTGACATGATGCTGGATAAAGCACAGTTTGAGGCAGAAGCCGAGTTACATAACCGTAAAAAACAAAATGAAAAATAATTTAGTGATAGCCGTCTTAGGAGGGCTTGCAGCATGTTTGCTGATCTACATAGGTGTGACTTTCACCTTATGGGAACCTAATCCTGCCAACTGGCCGGAACAAGTCAGAGGACTCTCTGCTATTATAGGGTTAGGAGCTTTTGTTTTTGGCTTTGCGGCCACCGTATCTAACGTAAAACACGAATGGTAGACTTTGCAAAACAAGACGTGGTCAATGACCAGTATTATATTTCTACTACCGCATCTGCTGATGCCGGTAAAAAGTTTGTCAGTACCGTATTTGGTTACTACAATAAACGAATCATGTGGTCCAAGGTATTCAAACAGGTTTACTATGAATCTGTCAAGGAAGCTGAGGAAGGCCACAAAGCTTTGAAAAAAGAGTTCTCATGAGGTCTTATCCTAAGAACCGTAAAGGTATCTCTGGCACTCCTTTTCCGCGTTTGACAAACCACAAACTTACCTGTGGTTGGTGCGGTTACTATCAGGATCCTGAACTAGTAGCTAAAAGTATGAAGAACCGGTTGAAGATGAGCTATCCCTGTGACAAATGTACCAGGAGGCTTATCATTCAGCGGACAGCTAACGGATTGTTTTCAGCTTACCAAGCTGATAAAGCCCGTTACTTACGTAATGTTTCACTTAACAAGAACAGGATATGACTCTAACACCTAGAGAAAAATCTCTTATCATAGCTGTGCTATTTACACTCAGCATATTTGCTGTATCTGTCGGCATTGGTCAATTCTTAGCATATATGATGGCACCTACTCCAAAAAAGTACACCATTAAAACTGAACAAAAAACCTACCATACAGATTCTTTTAGAATGTACGGTAAGGGTGTTGTGTTCTCTACAGAAGATCAAGAAGTTATTCTAATGGGTGACTTACAAATCCTTAAACAAAAGCAACCATGAGGTATTTATTCAGGTTTATCTGTGCTTGCATCTATGCAGTGTGGAAACCATCTGCTCATTTTACGGGCAATGTCTTATTATTTATTTGGCACGGAACCTTACCTAAGCTCAGTGCTCGTAAACTGATAAAGTTAGAGTGGGAAACTTCCTATTTCTACTGCAATTACTTATTCATGAATGATGTCACTCCTGAATATGTATACAAGTGTTTCAAAGATTATGTTATAAGCAAGAGAACCTATATTCCGAATGTCACTACTGTTTTTGAATATCAACATAAAGCCTTAGGCAACATTAGAGAATGGTAATATTACACATTTCCGACACTCACGGGTTTCATGAACAGTTTCCAGCAACACGCTTTGAAGGTGTAGATGTAGTCATCCATAGTGGTGACTGCTCTAACATAGCTAACACTACTTTTAATGCTTTAGAAGTACTGCAGTTTATAAGATGGTATGCGACAGTTCCTGTAAAACATAAGATCTATGTAGCAGGTAATCATGACACTTCTATTGAACGCAAAATGGTTACTCAAATCCATTTTGAAGATGCAGGCATTATCTACCTGGAAAATGACAGTGTGTCCATTGACGGCGTAAATTTCTACGGATCTCCTCATACTCCTACATTTGGCACTTGGGCTTTTATGAAAGCGCGTGATAAGCTAAACCGTGTGTGGGAAGCTATTCCTGAAGACACGGATGTACTAATTGTCCATGGGCCTCCTAAGGGCGTCAGAGACTTAAGTTATGACCGCCAGGGTAACTTGGAGATGTGCGGCTGCTCAGCACTAATGAAACGGTGCTGGAAGCTTAAAGGTACTCTCAAGCTGGTAGCCTTCGGGCATATCCATAATATGGATGGCATAGACACCAACCAAGGCGTATCCCACTACTCAAATACAAAGACTGTGTTCTCTAATGCAGCTTGTGTGTATGATGGTAGGTTCGACAAGGGGCTTACTTCTTTTGGTAATATCATAACTCTATAATCATGGCAGATATCACAATGTGCAGAGATGAGTCTTGTACTAAAAGACTCTCCTGTTACAGGCACACAGCTCCAACAGATTGGTTTTGTCAGACAGTGTTTATGAACTCACCTCGTGAAGGTGATAAGTGCAAATACTACTGGCCAACTGAGGAGTCAAAAAACGAGAATAATGAAAGTAATACGGCAGAACACCAAAACCCTGGTCACCAGGGATAATGGTAGAAGCGCAGATGCTATCAGCCCAAACCTGATTTATGGGTGCGCAGGAGGCTGTATGAAGACTTATTGCTACGTAGCAAGATTTAATAATGACAAAATTTATATCAATGAGAACAGGCAACAAATCCTGGGCTCTGTTAACAAATGGGTAGAGAAACAACCCTGGCCTAAGATGCCTAATCAGACGGATGACAAATATTACACGGTAGACATTGGCTGCAGTACAGATATGGGCTTACACAGTAAGCATTATAAAATGCAAGAGATCTTTGACTTTTTTAATGTGCATCCCAAACTGAAAAGCACCTTTGCTACCAAGTACCCTACCCGGTTTGATCCAAACCTGTACATGCTTTTTCGGGATAAGAACCGTATCAGGGTGTCACTAATGCCTGAAAAGTATAGCAATATCCTGGAACCTAATACAGACAGTATTGAAGACCGGATTGGTGCTATAAAATATTTGCAACAGTATATGGAAGTGCATATCAACTTCTCCCCTGTTATCTTTGAAAGAGACTGGAGACAGCAGTATCTCCATTTGTTTGAGTTGTTGTGGGAACAAGATATTGATGTACCCTGTGAGGTTATCATGCTTACTTACAATGAGAAACAAGCACTAAAGCAAGATGACTCTGTTATCAAGCATTTACTGTATAAACCTCATCTGCAAGAAGAAAAAGACTCCCAGTATGCACCAGGTAATCTGCGGTATCACGGGCCACTCAAAACTCAAATGGTAGAGCAGTTTAAAGAGATGCACAACAAGTACTTTAAAAGCCCTATCCGTTACATTTTTTAAACCAATTTTTATGGAAAACCAATGGGTGCACACCAATAGTGTGTTCAGAATGAGAGAAGTCTCTCAACAATTAGATGCTCTTCCCAGGGCAGTGTACAAACTACAGGAAGACCGCTTTGGCTTTTTCCTTGCAGAAGTGGACAAAGAATTCAGTTTACCAGAAAAGATCTATGGTTTACAACGCCCATTTATTAGCCGGGTAAAGAAATCATGGCAAGAAACAACGGGTAACATGGGTATCTTACTCAATGGTATCCGTGGTACGGGTAAAACAGTTACTGCAGAGGTTATTGCAAACGAAATGAACCTTCCGGTAATCATCATTGCTCAACAGTTTGAAGGCAACATGATTGACTTTATCAATGAGCTCAGTGATGACTGTGTAATCTTCTTTGATGAGTATGACAAGATCTTTGAAAAGTACTCCAGCACATTACTTACGGTAATGGACGGTGTACTTAAAAGAGATACGCGTATCATGTTCCTGCTTACTACCAATGATGATCACCTCAATGATAACATGTATCAGAGACCCAGCCGTATCCGGTATATCAATACTTTTGGTAACCTAGACCCTGATGTTGTTATAGAAGTGGTAGATGACTGTCTTACAGCAGTGCAGTACCGTGAAGAAACCATCCGGTTTATCTCTGAGCTAAGCATCATTACCATTGACCTGGTAAAAAGCATCATTCAGGAAGTGAATATCCACCAAGAGTCGCCTTATGTGTTCAGGGATGTCTTTAACATCACAGGTAACGAAAAGACCTATGAGGTTACTGAGATTGATGAAAATGATAAGGAGACAGTGCTATTCCAAAGAGCTACCATAGATGACTTCATGAGTGTACCGTTCACATTTAGTGACATAGGCTCAAGTCTTTATATCAACGGGAGCTATATTGGAACCATCAAGGATATTATCAACCCTAGCACTGTTGACGTTGCTAAAAAAGACCATCTAAAAAATGATGAAGATGATGATAAAGTAGTACACCGTAAGCTGTCCTTTAAAGTACAATCAAGAAAACATTATTCATTTATTGAAAGAGGCTTATGATAACAGAACAGCAAGTACAAGATGCTAAGGATGAATTTATATCCCTTGTTAGCAGTAATTACAAGAAGAACGGCGGATCAGCTCCTGTGTTTGCCCTGGTGGTAGAACACGCTGATCAGACCATACCTGGTATTTTGGTATTCCCTTTACCAGGAGAACTGTTTAGCAGTAAGGAGCATAAGCAACTGCTGATAGACAAAGTATTGCCTGATGTAGCAAAACAGGTTGTACAAGAGCAGGGGTATAAACCTCTCGCTACTTGTTTTATGATGGAAGCTAACATGTGGATCAAGCAAAAGCAAAAGGATGAAGAAATTACAGAAGAAGAGATCTCTGACATCCGTAATCAAGGAGCTCCCACAGACATCCTCATGTTCAGCTTTGAAGACAAGTACAGTGAAAGCATGACCATCTTTGAGGTGGAGCAGAAAAGCTTTGTTACACCTGAAGGTGAGATCACCAAGGAGACAGAACTTATTGCCCGACCAGAGCTAGGTATGGATGACAACAATCATGTTGTTATGAAAGGGTTGTTTACAGGGTTGTTTAAGATATTTTGGAAAGCGGAATAATCTGAGGTAACACAGAAGGCTTTGAACGTAGCTTGGTGTAATGATCCAAGACAGTTCTGGCTTTTCTATGTCCCATCAGGTAAGCCAGTGATAGAATATCTATATTTTGCTCTACCGCTATAGTACCAAAGGTATGTCTACAAGCGTACAAATCCCGTTCAGGAATATTGAGCTTAGCTAAGACAGGCTTAAGTATTCGCTTTTGAAACTTGTTGTCATCTATGGGGTTGTTGAAGATACTGGTAAATACAAAATCAGTAGCTTTTTTCTTATCACAAATAGGCTTAAGGATCTCTTCCAGGCCAAGTGATAAGGGAATATACCGGTTACCTGAAGCAGTCTTAGGACTTTTAAGGTATCTTTTACCTTCATAGGTACGTGCATAGTTTTTACAAATGTAAATACGCCTGTTGGTAAAGTCTACCATGTTACATTTGAGTGCAACTGCTTCGCCATTACGGCAGCCTGACTGTATAAGGAACATCAGAAAAGGATAGTAATACTTCCTCAATCTGGGCACTTGCTCAAAGTGAGCTATCAGTGACAGAAGTTCGTCATCAGTATAAGGTTGTCTCTTGGAGTTAACTTCACTGTTACGTCTTCTCTTGCACTCATCTAGTGGGTCAGACTTTATGTACTTCATTTTGAGACACCACTTGATGAACCTCTTAAGAATAGCCAGCCTGTCATTATATGTGACTGGGCCAAGTTTCTTATCCCGGTTAAGAAAATAACCAAGTTCATCAAGGTCTTTAATTTTCCAGCGCGCTAGCATGCGCTCAGTTGAAGTAACGTTGTGAGGTACATGTAAACCGTAAACTAAGTCTCTCCATTTGATGTAAGCATTCATTGCAAGGACCTTCATAACAAGTTGATTTATACTGAGTTATGTAGGCTGATTTGTACTCTGTCAAAGTAATGCTCTAAACCAACTGAGCTAACAGTCCAGCCTACGTTTCAGCGAATTTATGCACTAAGTGTGCTTTTGCCAAAATTAAGCTAATTTACTGTAAATCAACGGTTGCAAAATTGCAATATTGCAATATCAAAAAGAGTAGGGGACAGTATTATTTGTATACTTTATCTCAAAATTTGTATAGCTTTGTGTAAACTAATGGTTGAAGTATGGCAAAATTAAGCAAGCAGCAATTAAACGAAATGAAGCAGATGATCAGTAAAGGTATAGGCCCTGAAGACATCTCTAATCACTTTAATGTAGCTATCTCAAATGTGCACTACTACAAAGCCAAGTTCAAAAAAGACGGGCTGGAAGTGCCTAATTTGAAAGGCAGGAGACCTACCGGATCTGTACAACAACCTGCTATTCCCGCTATCACTGAAACCAATGTTCAGGTAACTGGACAGGACATGCGGGTCGTGGTCAATGGCGTACCGGTAACCATACATGGTAGTGCCAAAAATGTGACCATCAGTAACGGTTCACTGCAAGTGGACTTTTAGTAAGAACAATTAATTACACTGCAGGGGGTAGAAAGTCTATCCCCTTTTTCATTTTATCCCCCCAATGTTCTATGAACCAGAAAAGAACAAGAGTTGTGTTGCCTCAGGCTACAAAAGACATGATTGTAAACCTGTTAAACTCAGGCTTAGGCCCTAGTGCAGTAGTAAAAGCTATGCCAGGTATCAAAGTAGGTCAAGTATGGCCGTTCAGCAGTAAAATGTACCGTGATTCCAAGGTGCGGCAGGCCCCAACAGCAGGAAAAACTACTACGACTGATGCTGCAGTAAAAAAAGAGGCTACTGTAGTTAAGGCAGTAGTAAAAGCTACTGAAACAATCTGCTATTCTGTAGACGGTGTAGACATTATTTTGTCTAAGAAGCCTAACACAGTCACTATTGCAGACAACGTTATCTCATTCAAATTTTAAGTATGGCCAACATTATTCAGGAGTTAATTTGTAAAGGTCCTCTTGAAGAAGTCAGAGACCTAAAAGCCAAAGTGTTGAAGTTAGAAGACAAGTTGCAGAAAAAGCAACACGACATCAACAAGACAAATGCCTTTTATAAGAACAAAATCAGAGAGTTAAAGGCAGCTAAGCGTTAGTCTATAGCGCTATAATCCACAGTACCGGTGTTGTAGAGTTTGTTGGTAAGTTGTAGAGGTTATATTTGTATAACCGTACTATGATTACCCATGCTTTATCAACTCCCCAATGGCCGTGTAATAGAAATGTCAACAGAGCAATTCTGTGACATGACTGATGATGACTTCGAGTATCTCATTGCCAATAATTTTGGTGAAGAAGTAGAAGATCCATTCTTTGGCTCCGTGTTAACCGGTAGTAAGTCTAAATCCATACTGGACACTTTTCCAGATGTACCTGCAGAGGTAATGAAAGACTTGACCCAGATCACAGACCAGGAAAAGCTCCTGAATCCTGACATAGACTACAACAGTCAGGAAGACTAATTCACACACACACTTTGTATGATAACCCCACACTGGTACGTAACTGTACTGGTGCGGGCTTGTATTGTTTAAAAACTAAAAATTAAGAAAACCATGTCACAGAAAGTAAAAGTAGCCGGAGATGAGTTCGGCAATGTTATCAATGTATCTGAGAACAATCCTGAGTACGGCTATGTACGTATCACTCAGCAGGTGAATGTAATCACTGAGGACGGATGGTTCCGCCCAACCCGCAGAAGTGCTTTGCTTAAAGGTAAGATTACTGACCTTCAGGCAGGTAACTTCAATGTTAACCAGGAATTGCCTGGTAAGATCATTGTAAAGGAGTCCTTGGTTCCTTTTAACCAGATCAACCCTGACCAACACTTAAAGATTGCCGGTGATACTGGTATTATCTGCCGTGTTGATGATCAGCCAATCTACCGCGACACCTTCTACACCATGAACCCGGAAGCACAGGATATCCTGATTATGCACGACGAGTCATGCCGTGAGGAGATCCGCCAGGTAGGCGCTGCCACTCGTACACTCATGAAAAACAGTGTATTGAACAAGATGGTAGTTGAAGAAGCACAGTTGTAAGATTGATTTTTCATACATTTTTTGTAAAAAAGGGGGTGGCTTTGCTGCCCCTATTTTTTTGTATAAATAGTTGAAGAACTCCTTGCATTATTTGTAGAACTTACTTATTTTTAACCCCTTTATCTGTAGAAGTCATGAGACACTTTAATCCTAACAAAGCTGTACAAGCCACCAAGAATGGAATCATCATTAGCTATGCTGATGAGAAAAAATCTACAATGGTACATTATGACCGTACCCTTATTCAACAACAGCAGTTGCACGGTAATAACCGTAGCACCCGGCAGTACCAACCCCAGGATATCCCTTTCAATGATCTGCAACAGTTCATCTACCGGAAAGCACTCTATGGACTGGCTGTCTACAAGCCTCAGGATGTAAAGAACCTGGAGCGCAAAGAAAAGTTTGAGATCATCAAGTTGCAGCGTAAAGCCCAGCATGTGATCAACGTGTTCAAGTTAGATACTATCAACCAAATGGTCAAAGGACTCTTTGGAAAGTACTTCTGGAACTCAGACCAAGGCAAAGAGTTTGTAGACGAAAAGTATACAGACTACAACGAAGTCTGCAGCATGAGCTTTAAAGATCTTGGGATCAATAAGCACATGGTTGCCCAAAAATTAATTGAAGCCAAGGTATTACCTGTTGACTTCTTTCAACTGGTTGCTGCATGATACAACGCAAGTTAAAAAAATGTGCAGGATGCAGCCAGGAGAAAGTCATCTGGAAAGCCCATGGCAAAGAAAAGTATTGCAAGGAGTGCTGGCTTAGCCAGTCTCCTGCAAAACCTTTGGCTAAACCAACAAGTAAGCCAAATGCAGTCAGTCAGAAGATGAAGCAGACAATGAGTGTGTATGAAAAGAAAAGAGTCGCATTTCTTGCCCTGCACCAGTATTGTCAAGCTTCTCTTCCCGACTGTAATGCAAGAGCAACAGATGTTCACCACATGGCAGGCAGAGGGGAAAACCATAACAATATGGATACCTGGCTTGCAGTGTGCAGGACCTGTCACCAATGGATTGAGACCAACCCTGCAAAGGCAAGAGCCATGGGCTTTTCCCTATCAAGACTGGACAGTACAGAAAAAAACTAAAAACAGTAAAATGTCGCATCCACTACACCATGCTATTTCTTCTGTGAAGACTCACGGAGGAGCAGTAGAAGATTACCTCCCACTCCATAACTGGTTTGATGAAACCAAGATGCACTATCCTGATATGAGACACAGAGCACTGCGTCACCATGCAGAAGGTATATTCTGGGCAGAAGAAAAGTTCGGCGTGTTTATTATTAACTCCAAGGGTAAAATGGTTCCTACCAGGGTTCTTGGAGAACAACATGTAAAAGAAGACTTAGGGTTTATCCCTACCATCAAGGACTACCTTGATAACATGAACACCGTAGGCTGGATGTTTAAGCCAGGTGATGGCCGTAAGGTCCTTAAAGAAATCAATGAGCAAAAGCTAGATCACGTAAAACTTGACTAATATGAGTGAAATAAAAGAAGTAACGCTGAGTGACGTAAGAGCCTGGGCAAAAAAACTGCATGAAGATGGTAACACCTTAGTTCTTCACTGGGACGGTGGTGGAGACTCTGGTTGGGTTCACTTTGAAGTTGATGGAAGAGATTTATCAACACCTGAGATAGAGTTCCTTATAAACTGGTGTTATGACGAACTGGACTACGGCTCTTGGGCTGGTGAATTTAGTGCCAGCGGTGAAGCTGTTTACAACCCGGAAGAAGAAGCCTTTATTGGTATAGACTGTTACAGTACAGAAGAATATGTATCTATCAATGATGAAGATGCTATTGTATTTATAGTACCTGCTTCTATCAAAGTAGACAGTGTAGAAATTAATATCGAAGCTGACGGAGATGAAGCAAACATCAATGTGGAAATCAGGATTACACACGGTTTCAAAACTCCGGAGTACCGAGCTATTGAGACTAAGCTTCAAGAAGAAATTGAGGCTAAGTACTACCAAATTGTAGACAAGTACTGCAAAAATGGAGAAAGCTTCACCCCTGCCAGCTGTAACCGGTTATTTACAAAGGAAGAGATGATCTTGGAAGACAACGGACAGCACTGGGTATTAAAATGGGATGATGCAGATGTCAACCATTGGGAAAAAGAGGACAAAGATATTGTGTTAAGCTTAAAAGATAATGAAGATGAGTAAACTAGCAGAGTACGAATATATCGTAGCGGGCTATGGCGGGTTTACCCTGACAGAAGCTATGCAGTTATGGAAGACAAAGTACCGTGATGATATCCGGGACTTTTATAAGGAGGTGTGTAACCACCCTTCTATGGATGAGCTCAAAGACTATGTCACAGAAATGTGGGACAGCATTGAGCAGGTTGATGCTACCAAAGCTTTTCAACAGCAAAATGTAGAAAAGCGTAGGGCATTCTTTGATGCAATCGGTGTAGCACGCTTGATGGATGAAATCAAACCTGAGTTACTGGATAGACAAGTCATTGTTAAAAAGCGTATGGGCTGGGATGAAAATAACAAGCAGGTAGAGCGTGAGTTCGAAGATGTGTATGAGTTGTACCTGGTTCCCAGAGAGAAGCTCTATGCAGGTATTACTGAACGTTGGTTCATGGGTAATGAAGATGCTTATGTAGTCCGCTGCTGGTGTACAACTACGAACAGAGAGTACTGGATCTTCACTGACCGCACTCAGTTTAATATGCAACGTTATAACAATGAGACCAAGCAATGGGCCAAGACTACACCAGATGCCATCCAAGGTATTGCCTGGACTATCCGTATTGATGTAAAAGACCCGGAGCGTATTTACCGCCAGGGTGATATCATTGTAGTGAAGCATGCTCCTGATGCTGAGAAGGTAGAACCCTACCACTTGAGCAAAGAGCAGTACTTAGAATTAATGTATTCAGAAAGTTAAACAACCCCTATATGAAACAGAAAGCAAAAAGAGTGGTACTTGGTGAAGGAGAAATCTTTGGCCATAAGCACATCCTGGTGTCTGACAAAGACATTGAGTTTGAAAAGACAGCTGAAGCTTTACGCTTTGAGCTGCAAGGCACTGGTATACTAAGCCATGATGAACATGCTAAGATGGTGTTTCCGCAAGGAAGCTACACAAGCTATAATCAGGTAGAGTTAAATCCTTTTGATGGCACCGTTCAAAGAGTATTTGACTAATGGACAAAAGACAGCAAATTATTGAGGAAGCCCTCAACGCTGTTACACAAAGAAAAAGATCAACAGCAGCCCTTAGTATGGGAGTCGGTAAGACTTTCCTGGGGCTGCGGTTCATCTCTTATCACCAAGCGTTGGTACTACACCAGCTGCGTGTATTGGTAGTAGCTCCTAAACTCACCATATTTAAAACGTGGGAGGAAGAAGCTGTAAAGTTTAACATGGCAGAGCTTCTGACTGATATGACTTTTACAACCTATCTGTCGCTGCATAAACTTGACCCCAGCCACTATGATATTGTCATTATGGACGAGTGCCACAGTTTAAAGTATAGTCACCAACCCTTCCTGGCAAACTTCAAAGGTATTACCCTGGGACTGACCGGTACACCTCCAAGGTATGGCCGCTCAGAAAAAGGACAAATGGTCCAGCAGTTCTGTCCTGTAGCGTATACCTACATCACAGATGACGCTGTTGAGGACAAAATCCTCAATGACTACCGCATTTATGTACACCTGGTACAACTCAGCAGTTCCATGAACCTGAAGGTAAACCTGAAAGCTCAGCAGTTTACTACCTCAGAGCAAAAGAACTATGACTACTGGACCAAAAGGTTACATGAAGCACCTTCTAAAAAGATGGAACAGATAGCCTCCGTAATGAGAATGCGGGCCATGATGGACTACACCAGCAAGGAGCACTATGCTGCTCACCTGATGGGTACCATTGAGGAAAAATGCTTACTGTTCTGTAATACTCAGGACCAGGCTGATAAGCTTTGTGAACACAGCTACCACAGCAACAACGAGTTCAGTGATCTGCACCTGGATGCATTCAAGAAAGGACGGATACTACAGCTTAGCTGTGTGTCCCAGCTCAACGAAGGTGTAACTATTCCAGGACTAAGAGCTGGCGTCATCATGCACGCCTATGGTAATGAAAGAAAGAGTGCACAACGCATAGGACGACTACTCAGGTTAAACCCTGATGATGTAGCCACTGTGCATATACTCTGCTATCAGGATACCGTAGACGAACGCTGGGTGAAGGAAGCCCTCAAAGACCTGGACCAGGAAAAGATCAAGTATCTACAAGTAACAAAAACAGCATGAAATCATTTATTGGTAAAATGGTAAAGAAGGGTACAGCATTCCAGCCTGCTAACAAGCGGGACCTGGAGCTGTACACCCTTTTTCTTGCCTGCCTGGAAGAAGGCACGTACGTAGACGTATACATGGAGATCAATGATCCCAACGGTACCCTGGCCCAGCTTGCAAAGTTACATGCGATGATCAGGGAACTATCCCTGCACACCGGTGAGAACTTTAGCGACATGAAGGTACACATCAAGGACCGGGCAGGACTTATCACCAAGGAAGGTGGTAACATCCATGTAAAGAGTTTCAAAGATTGCAGTAAGCTTGAACTAAGCCTGGCTATTCAAGCCTGCATCACCTTGGGTGAAGATATTAATTGCCGAGTTCACTAGGGTCCCTGTAATCCACTAAGTTCTTAGCGATTGCAGTTTCCTCTATGCCTTTAAGCAGGCTGATCACGGTAATGTAATGTTTCATCCAGAGTTCACTTTCAGGAGCATCCTGCTGCATAGCAGTATTGAGTGCTTCCAGTTGTTCGGGAGTCTTGTCAGCTACTAAGAACATAGACAGTTCATAAAGCCTTTTGATGTAACCAGTACCTAGTTCTATAGGGACCATTGTGTCCTTTTTAAGGACCGGGATGCCATTTGGGTTGCTCATAAGATGTACAAAGATTTCTACAAATATAAACAAGTTCTACAATGAATGCAATACAAGTTGATATTCAAGCTGTTCAAGAAAAACTGGTGGACAAACTGCGTCCATCAGGTTGGGCAGACAAACTAAAAGCTTTCATCATGACAGAAGACTTTGCAGATATCCTGCAAAAGCTAAAAGTCATGAGAGATGAAGACAAACGGTTTACCCCTCCCCTCAAAGATGTCTTTGCTGCCTTTGAACAGTGCCCGTACCAAAACCTAAAGGTGGTGGTGATTGGACAAGATCCCTACCCTCAATTAGGGGTAGCAGACGGCATTGCATTTTCCTGTGGAAAAACCATGGCCATGCAACCTTCTTTAAAATATTTACTGGAAGCTGTAGAAGACACCGTCTATGCAGGCTTTCCTACACAGGAAGACCCTAACCTGGCCCGCTGGGCTAACCAGGGTGTACTACTACTGAATACGGCACTGACCGTAGAAGTGAACAAAGTGGGTTCACACTATGACCTATGGCAACCCTTTATTGCCTATGTAATTGATATCCTGTCCTGGAACAACCCAGGGCTTATCTGGATATTCATGGGTAAGAAGGCCCAGGAGCTGGAGAGCTTGGTAAGTAGTAACCACTACAAGTTTGAGATCTCACACCCTGCCAGTGCAGCTTATCAAAAAGCCAGCAAGTGGGAATGCGAAGACGTTTTTAACAAGACAAACAAAATACTGGAGGCCAACAACGGCAGTTCATTTAAAATTCAATGGTAAGTTATGACACAAAACAAAACCAACCGCGTAGAGCTCTTTGTGAGCACCTTATTAGAAGACCTTAAAGGTGGTCTGTCATGGTACAAAAAAGATGACCAGGGCTTTGGCTCCGTCCAGCAAAAGTATGACGCCTCAGACAGTGAGGTATTGGCTATTAAGAATCACCCTGCCCTTAAAAATGCAGAGCCTGTGTTCCGCGTCTTTGTGGTCATTGATGACACCAAGGAAGCTAAGACAGAACGCAAGCGTGAAGAGGTTCCTGTTGCACAGCAGGAGCAGTTGTTTGCTGTTGAGCCTGAAGTATTCCAGGAACAACCAGACTACGAACATACTCCTGAAGCAGGGGTAGAAGAATTTTTGAGTTTATAAAAACACTTTATGTACAAAAAAGAAATGGCTAAGAAAATTAAACAGACAACTGCAGAAGTAAGAAAGATCAACACCTCCTTGATAGGTAAGGAAGAAGTATTCAGAATGTTAAGTTTGGCAGAAGCTACCAGCTTGCCCTTATTATTGGAAGGCCCTCCGGGTGTAGCTAAGACCAAAGCGGTTATTGACTATGCTAAAGCATACTTGTTGAAAAGTGGTAAGGCTACCGAAGATGATTTCATGAGCAAAATCTTTATCCTGGAAACAGATGAAGGCACTAAGCAATCAGAGATCAAAGGTATGCCTGATTTTGACAAGCTTTTCACGCAAAACAAGTATGAGCTCTTTGCTCCTATTGCCAATGCAGAGGTAGTGATTATCAACGAGGTGGACAAAGCCAGTTCTGCTATCCGTAACGCGATGCTGGGTGTTATGGCAGAGAAGTTTCTTTTCTCTGGTAAACACAAGATCAAGTGTAACTGGAAACTCTTTGTAGGTACTTGTAATGAAATCCCTAAAGATGAGGTAGACTCTCCTTTCTGGGACCGTTTCATGCTGAAGATGGGCGTATCCCGTGTAGGTGCCGGTGAAATGGCTAAGTACTACAAGCAGGGAGACAAAGCCTATATCCAGGATATTAACATCAATGTGCCTTCTGTGGCTGAGATGGGCTCTGTGGCAGTGAGCACCAACAAGGTGGAGAAGTTTCTGGACGTAGGTTATACATCACTGTCTGACCGTACCCTGACTTTCGTACCTAAGTTGACTAAAGCAGTCAGCTATATCTGGGACTGCTCTGTTGACAAAGCATTGATCAAGGTAGCAGATATCATGATCGGCAATGGTGCAGGTACCAAGCTTGGTGAGAAGCTGACATCTACTGAGATGAAGGTGATCTTTAACAAAATTGAGTTTCTTAAGAGCCACAATGAAAAACGTCAGCTTGACCTGGCAGTAGCCGAGATTGAGATGATGGTACAAGGTTATGCTTCCAAAAACCTCCTTGACCAGGAGCAAATTGACGAGCTACAAACAACACTCCAGTACATGCTCAATGCACATCCGGCTAACAACCAGGGAGACATTGATGAAGAGATCCTGGAAGAGTTGATGGACGTAGACGTTGCAGATGCATCACCATTTTAATAAACAACATGGCTAAGAGACAATATACCAATGTGTATACCATCTTGGACAAAGCCAGAAAAGGGGAGCTGGAGCTGCAAGATCAGCCCAGCACCCTTTTTAAAGCTGTAGTCCCTTATAAGCGGCCTGATATTATCAAGCCTTCTGTGCATTACCTGGATGAAAAAGTTATTAACCGCTACGTGCACAATCACGTAATGAACACAAATAACCTGCAAAAAGTACAGACACATCTAAGTCATATTGGTGTACATAAATCTACCAATGAGATTATGAGTGATTTGAGTGACATCATACACAAGTTTCCCAAAGGACTTAAAAATGACATCTTTAACTTGTTTAACAAAGACGTAAGTGATTTAACCTTTACGGACCGTGGAGAAGACAACAAGATGCGCTACAAGTTCATTGAGAAAGCCAATCAACCGGTGCACAAAATCATGACCAAGGGCTCTAATGCCAAAAGCCTCATCTTTACCCAACACGTAATGGAGTACTTCACCCGGGTGATGCTCATGCAAAAGTATAAAGATGAAGAGAAGTTTGAGCAAATGCAGCAGCAAATGCAGCAGGAAGTAGAGATGTGCATGAATCCTCAGCCAGGTTCCGGACAAGGAAAGCCCGGTCCTTCAGGACAGCAGCCTCCGCAACCACAGCCCCAGGAGCAGCAACAACCTCAGGACAGCAATGATCCAGGAGATGAGCAACCAGGTGAGTCAGAATCTCAGGATCCTCAAGATCAGTCTGGTAACAATGACTCGGGTCCTTCTCAGTCTAATGAAGCAAACGGTGGTAATGGTGCCAGTAAAGGTGGTAATACCCAGGATAATACAATGACAGAAAAGCAGCTGGATAAAATGCTCAATGACATGCTTAACAAGCGTTCTAAGGACTTAGATACTTTGATGAACCAAGCTCAGGCAGCCTGTGAAATGCTGGATGAAGCTCATAGTACTGAAGAACAAAACAGTCTTTGGGAAGACGCTCAAAGAGGAGATGCTGCTGGAAAATCACTGGACGTACAAAAGATCCAAGAACTGGCTGCACAACTTAAGACCATGAAGATGGCCATGGGTAGTGTGAAGCAGTTTATTAAGAAGATCATGGATAACAGTGTAAGCTATTTCTCTGCTAAGGAGCAAAGCACCTATGAACCATTGCTTGAGTCCGGTCACATAGACCAGGTACAGGATGTGTATATGCTTCACCCTAAGCTTAGAAAATTCATGATGGATGATATCATGGTCAAAGAAACTAAGCGCATAGGTAAGATCAACCTATACATTGACAACTCAGGGTCTATGAGTAGTTCCTGTGGCGCTCAGGATGAAGAAGGTAACTATATTCAACGCCTGAACTTTGCCAAGGGCTTTGCCCTGAAGATGCTGGAAATGGATCTATTGGCTGAAGTCTTTATTTTTAATGACCATGTAGTAAAACGCAAGACAACTGTGTCTGACATTGCAAAGATTAACTGCAGTGGTGGAACAGATACTAGCAATATGGTAAGACACATTAAAAATTCAGGCAAGAACGCTATTGTTATTACAGACGCCACAGACAGGTGTGATATATACTCCGACAAAGCTTATTTCATAGGCACAGAAGGAGCAACATTTCATGGTTTTTCTAACCTGGATGAATACAAACACCAAATGTGTGTCTTTGATGGCAGAAAAGTGAGAAAAGTAGACTCTAATGGGTATGCTGTATAATGAGAAAGGGGTTGAAATACACCCCTTTTTATTATTACCATTTGGTAACCTGCTAACCTAAGTAAAATTTGAATATAAGCAACATTATAACTCTGCTCTATATTTGAATAAACAAACAAACATGGCCGTCACTAAAACAAAGAAAAAAAACACTGTTACTGCTAAAGTAACCCGTAAGCATGACATTAAACCAGACTCTACACCTACAAAAACATACTTGTATAAAGTAGAGGAAGGTGTACTAATTCAAGGTGTAAGAAATTCAACAACTAATCTTCAATTTCCTTTTGAGTTGATGAAGCCAGGTGATAGTTTTTTATTACCACCTAATGACCCTGCTACCAAATCACCTAATACACTACATTATGCTGCTAAAGCTTACGCAAGAATGAAACCTGGGTTTATTATTACCTCCAGAATGCAGTTAGACAAAAGCCGTAGAGTTTGGAGACTGAAATAACTACAGCCCTAACTTGGTGCCTATCTGTAGCATGATGCCTAAAGACTCACCACTAAGTAAAAACTTTAATCCGGTGTTTATCTTAAAGCGTTTTGTCAGATACACATCTGCTCCTGAACCAACAATGTAACTCAAACTCCCTGACTCCATTAACTTTCCTTCCTGGGTAGAATACTGCAGTGTAGATCCTGCAATATAAATCTCAGGAGATAAGCTGAGTCGCTTATTAATGGGTGTAGGCCGGGTATAAAACACCAGCAGGTTATTAGATAATGAAAGATTGCCTTCCATAGGCATAACTGTGAATGTGTAGTTAGCCCCGGCCACTCCCCATTTATCCAGAGGCTGAATATGGGCAGCCGTTAAAAAGCCCAACTGATTACCAAACATACTAGCCACTGTAACACCATAATTGGTGATACCAGAAACATTCCCCTCATCAAAATGCAGCTTGGTGTATCTGCCCGATATGGCAAACTGTTGCAAATTACTCCAGATCATACTGGATAAACCCCAACTCATGTCTCCCATCATGGAAGACTGGGACATACTCATTGAAGTAATGATAGATATATTCTCTTCCACCCCGGATACAGTCAGGTCTGAGTTATAAACCATAGGGTTTAACTTAGCCTGAGCTTTAGAAGAACTTTTACCCGGTTTAGAACTTTCCTTCTTACTCTCACTCTTACTCTCACTTTTCTCCTCTGATTTAGACGAACTTTCTTCACTTTTAGACGAACTGTTAGACGAACTTTCACCTGAACTACCTGACTCTGAGCTACTTGAGCTGCTAGAATTAGATGAACTTTGTGAAGAATTAGACGTACTTGTAGACGAACTTGCTGTCGTAGTGGACGCAGAGGCTGCACTTGATGCAGCCGAACTCGCAGCGCCTGATGCCGCAGAACTTGCGGCTGAAGTGGCAGCTGACGTAGCAGCGGAAGTTGCAGCACTAGTTGCTGCTGCTGTAGCCGCTGCCGTGGCCTGTGCTGTGGCCTGAGAAACAGCTTGAGTGACCGCCTGGGTGACGACTTGAGTAACTACCTGCGCTTGAGGGCAAGGGTAGTTACTGGTCATCCTGTTTAGCCAGGAATCAAACTCCCCACTGATGATATTATCTCCCGTTACGGTACGGAAGACACCCCTATAAACAATAGTGACTGTCCCATTTTTAAGTGGAACAGTCAATACGCTTACCTGCCCGGTGCAGGGATCAACATAAGTATGTGTGATAACCTGTGCCTTAACAGATAATGATAATATTACCAAAAGCACACAGAGTACATACTTCATTGTTACTTTGCAAATATCTTCTTCTTGATCATACGCACCAGTATCCTGCTTGTAGCAGTTTCCAGGGCTTTCTTGGTTGTAATACCAATAGTTGACTGATTAAATTTAACTTCAGAGAGGTTAGCATCATTAAGCAGTGTTGCTTCCCGTATTGTCTTTGCTTCTCCTAGCCCGGAACCGGTGAAATACTCCCCTGTTTCGGCGTTGACAAACTTGACCTGCATCCCTAAACGGGTAACTACAGTTTGTTTGACACCGTCTTTGATGGAGATACTCTCATCCTCTGATACAGAAAAATCATATACCTCAATGTAAACAAAGTAGTGTGCCAGTCTGATCTTGCCCCGGCCATCTAATTTGTCCTGGGTGATCCCAGACTGAGAAGCCTGGAACTGCTTGACCATACGGTTCTTAATCTCTGCTTTGTCCTCTGTAAAGGTAAACCTGCCGGTCTCTTCCAAGAACTCAATTACAATGTTGGTAACGCCTAAGCCTACCCGCTTGTCTTTAAGCTCAGGATACGCCGCATATACCTCATCATTGATACCTAAAGACAGTAACTGTACTGGAATGGTTGGACCATCATAGTCCATCAGGGAGTCAATGTTGATCTTCTTTTCAAAACCAGCAGTGTAGCTCTCTGTCTTAGTAGTAGCTACCTGGGCTGCAGACACAAAAGTGTGCATTACTAATGCACAGATTAGCAGATACCTTACCATTTTGGAGCCTCTTCTAACTCTTCCTTAGCTGTTTTAGCTTTAGGCTTAGCCGGAGCTGCTGCCGGTGCAGGGCCTGCACTCTTGTTGATGATCACCGTTTGAGGTGCAACTGCAGGTGCCGCTGCTGCCTGGTTGATGTTAATCACCGGAGCTGGCGCTGTTGTAGCTGCCGGAGCTGCTTCTTCAGTCTCTCCTGTTAATTGTTTTGTTACATAACCACCTACACCTAGTGCAATGGTACTAGCCAGGCCAATTAAAATGCTCTTCAAAGAGCCACCTGTGTTTTCTGCTTCTTCAGACATAATAGTATTAGTTTATAATTAAGGGTTTCTTCACGGTGTTACCTGCAATATCCACCAGCACCAGGTCATACATGCCTTTGCTTAGTGTATCCAGGTTAATGGTCTTGATAGTAGCTGCCTCTGTAGCAGTGAAACCAACAGTCTTTACAGATTCGGTATTTCCGAACTTGTAGATCTGGATGGAGTACTTAGCTCCTACCGTTGTGTTGGCTACAATAGTTGTTGACTTACCTACAGTCTGAATAGAGGTGATGGCTGTGTTTGCAGACTCAGTACCCAGCTCAATCTTGCGGTCCAGTACTTCTATTTCCTGGCAGGCAAAAACAAAGATTAAGCATAGTACAATCAATAATGTTATCTTTTTCATATTAGAAGTTGTTATAGCCTGTAAGCTTGATAGCGTCTGTAGAAAGATTGATGCCTAACTGGTAGCCTGTCTTAGACGCGGCGTCCATATTCGGCGTGACTTTGATATAGGTATTAATGTCCAGTGGATTACCAATGGCACTAAACCTAAGTTTAAATGGAGTAAGCTCACCCGTAATCGGATTTTTGACTTCTTTGTCAATAGCACCAAATCTTATTCTCCCTGGCTTATTGTCCACAAAGGTGAACCAGGTGTTAGGAAACTCATTGAACAGTTGCTCAAACTTGATCTTAGCCGGATCATAAGTAAACTCAAACTGCAGTGCCGCTACACTGCTGGCACCGGTGTTGATCTTAACAGGTATATCAATAGTGCTCGAAGTTACTGTAGTCCCTTTGAGACTTACATCTATAGAAGGTACAGGCATAGCTGTGTTGATCATGATGTTAGCCGTAGGTGACGCTGCTATGCTCTTCTTTAAAGAAGGGATGGCATTGGTAGCAATAGAACCGTTAATCATGACCTGGGAAGAGTGTGAGCGGTTGATATCTCCTGGTAAAAGGAACTTCATCTTGATGCGCAGGTTTTTGCCTATCTCCTGAGTTTTGAATGAAACATAATTGTTAGCAACATCTTTCCAGTTTGCTGCCTTCATATTGTTATACGTACTGTCAGTAAATGTAGGTACGCTCATGTACATATCTGTACCTGACCTGTATTGTGCTGGCAGCTTTAATAAACTGTCCACGCCTACTGTTTGTGCAAAAAGACGCACCAGGTCACCTCCGTCAAACTTACGGTTACGGTTAATATCCGCTGCGTAGTACCCGGCCCCTGTAATAATACTCTGGCCTTTAAATGTACCATCCAGGTTCTGTGTATTAAACTCAGCCTGAGCCGTAGTATAATCACTTACCGTAACAGCACTCTTGATCAGGTCTACCATAGAATCCATGTTCACTAATAACCGGGCATGGTAGACTGTATTAGGCTTGAGTAAAGTCTGGTCTACCGGAATAGAGCCGTCTGACAATGCGTCTACTAAGATCACCTGGTTTGTGGCACTATCGGTAAGGGCTACGCGGTGTAAAGTAAAGTTATCAATGTTGGCATTGGTCTCAATGGAAGCAGTGATATACTTGGATGCTGTTGGATCAAGCATGATGACGTTAGCCAGTGGTGCGGTCATCAGTGTACTGCCATCTGTACCGTTTTGGTTATAAGCCGCCACAAAGTTCAACTTAATAGGGTCAAAAGTATACCCCGGAGCGGTGGTTTTAAGTTTAAAGCGCAGCTTTAGTAATACATCTTTACCTACAGCGCCTTGTGCAATAGCCCAGTTTAAATATACACGTAAAATAGTTCTTGGACCGTTACTAGTGTATGAGTAGTTTGCATACTGGTACTTTACATTACCATTGGTAGAGTTATTCAGCTGCGTATTAACATAAGTGTAACCCGGATAGATATTATGACTCATAGAGATCTGTGAACCATACGGAAGAATACCTCCATTGCCTCCTGTTCCGGTGTGATTAACACTTAGAAACTCAAATGCTGTGTTGGTGAACTCAAAGTCAAAGTACAAAGAGCGCGCGGAAGTATTATTATTACCGTCTGCATATACAGGTACTTCAAATGTATCTCCCTTGTTGATCACATCACCTGCAATATTGGTATTGGTAGGGGCATCCGGAAAATAAAACTTCATCACCTGTGCAGATGAAGTGTAACTGATCAACAATACAAACAGCAATAGTTTTTTCATTTCAGAAGTTTAGTTACAAGTGAGTTACAAGACTTTTTGATAGCCGTAGATAAATTTGTATTGTTAAATTTTCCTCCCTGATCAATGAGTAGTGCAGCCATAGAGACTTCCTCTGCTGACTCTTCTACCATAACTGTCTTAACCACTTTACCCTCTTTAATTAATTTTCCCTTCATTCTCACCACCACAGCTTCTGTGTTCTTATGAAAAACAGAAAGACTACTTTGTGTCTTGAGCACATCTAAATACAAGATCTCTACTTCAACTTTGGTTGTAGCATAAGGGTTAAGTATGTAATCCTCTGAGACAAGCTCTTCCAGGATATTCTTTACTCCAAATTCCAGGTTGCGGTTACCGGCCATCTGGCCCATCACTACCTTGTTACTGATACTGCCTATGGCAATACTCTCATCTGACCTTAAGACCATCTCCCTTGCTTTCAAAGGATTGGTTAAAACCATATACGTCCAGTAAGTCTGGACAGTCATGCCTGTTCCTACTATAAAGGAAACGCACCACAAGGTGATTGTAAATAATATCTTCATGATCTAAAATGTTGGTTGCAAGAAAAAGCCAGGTTATCTACCCTGGCCTCTGTACTTCTTTTTTTGTGGTGCTTCTTTTGGAGAGGAAGCTTTCTTGTATTTTCCTTTTCTGCGGTTCCCGAATACAATCTTGCGGGACTCCCCTGTAGTTTTCTTAGCGGCCATGGTTTTATGCGGTTAGTAGATGGTAGTATTCTTTGAAGTGCTTGATTCTATCTGGCAAACCTATGGTCCCGCCGTTTACACGTTTTGTAACGGCAGTAACAGTAGCCACATCTGATCCTTTATCACAGATGACCCACAGCTTGTTTGAATTAAAAAAGAATGCAGCTGAAGCCAGTGCATACTTAGTAGCTACCAACTCAGGATCTGCTACAATGTTCTCAGGAACAGTAGCATCAAAACGTGTGTAGTTCTCCTTACCGGTAAGTTGGATAAATCCTCTTCCGCGAAACTTGTACCCGTCACCCGATGTCTCCGGACCATTGCCCATTCTGCCCGCATATACCCGGTTAGCAATCTTCTCTGGCTTACGCTCATAGTTGACTGCAATCTGGCCATTGGGAAAGTATTTCTTGAAAATACCCATAAGCCCCTTAGCAGAGTAGTTAAGATTTTCCCGTGTTGCTTTAAAGCCTCCTGACTCATGGCCGCATTGTGCCAGAAAGTGTGCCAGACGTAAAGGTGTAGTAATACCAAAGCGGGCAGCAGTATCCGGTATCTGTGCAATCACATGATCCGGTATATGGCCTTTAAGCTTTTCCAGTTTAAAACCACTGTTAGTAGGTATAGTCACTGACGGTGCAGGAGCTGTCTGAGCAGCAACAACTGCAGAAGGCACTGGAGTGCCTGCACTAAACATTTTACCCCAGGTACCCTCTCCCACAATACCATCAGCTGTTAGACCATGGGCAGATTGCCAGGCTTTAACCGCTTCTTCAGTCTTAGGACCAAATTTACCAATAACGTCAACACCTAAAAGTGCCTGGAGCTTCTTTACATCTTCTCCTTCTGAGCCTCTTCTTAGTAGCATAGGGTTATAGAATATTAAACTGTAAGTTTTTTCTTCTTCTTGTAGTACTTACGCTTTTTCTTAACAGGAACAGCTTCCTCTGCAATGGTTTCTGCGACAGCATCAGGGATTTCTACGGGAAGAATACTTACTTTCTCTTCTTGTGTAAATAGATCTGCTTCACTCAGTGAAACAGGGATAGTGTTTTTTGAGCTGAACAACCAGCTTAGTAATTGCTTAAACATGTTGGTTTACTTTTTTTTGTTGAGGTTTATTTTCCAGTATGACTCCACACCATAGGAGACTTGTCCCAAGGTATTAACCTGTGTGGAGATACCGTACAACTGGTCTTTCTTGGTCTTGTATACAAAACCCGCCTTGGCTCCAGTAATTCCAAGAGTGTTGTTGATATTAATACCACCGCCTACATAAAGCTGACGCTTAGGCTTGGCATAATTGTTAATGGTTGTATTCTTAGTGACTACAGGAATCATGTAATCATGTCTGTACTTACGCTTAAGAAGCTTATTCTCCTGCACTGTATCTGTGATAGACAGGTAACCAAAGTCATCTATCTTTACACTGTCAGAGTATACCCTCTTCAGGATAAACAGCTTAACTAAAGCATCATACTGTGCTTTAAGTGCAGGATAGTTTGTATCTGCAATGTACTCTGGCTTAGAGGCTACTGGTACTTCAATCTCTTTTAGTACCGGCACTTCCCTAACTACCAGGTGATCCTTGGGCTTACGCCAGAAAGTATCAACAACTACAGTGGTGTCGGATTTTGGCGTGTCATCACTGTGTGAAGAACACTGTCTTTGAAAAAAAAGTGTACCTACCAGAGCAATGATGACCAGTCCGGATAGTTTATCCTTCATCGTCTTCTGGTTCTGGTGTATACTTAGAAGGATCATCTTCCTTCTTTGTCTTCTTGCCCATCACATTCTCTACACCAGAGATGCCAAAGCAACCCAGTACGATAATAGTGAATGCATTAAACACATAGTCGTTGATGACAAGCTCCTTGCCCATTGCACCTGTTACCAGGTCAACGCCTACTACAATACACATTACTACAAAAGCAATAAAGCCAATGATGGACTTTTCATTCCAGTCATTGTCATCTTTAAAGATGCTGAAAAATGAACTCTTAGGTTCTTCAATGATATGTTTCATTTGGTCTTAGGGGTTAGTCTGTTATCAGGGAGTATAGCCACCATTTCATACTTAAGCGGCTTGGAGTCTTTATCCGGAGGGTTAGGTAATTCTAAGGATACAATAGAGGCGTTTTTATATACCATGCGCTCCAGGTTGTCAATGCGCGTCTTGTCAATGCTGCTCTGAGTCATCAGGGCTTTGACATCCTGCTTTATTTCGCGGATGTCAGCATACACTAACATAATGAAGCCAGATAGTACTGTCGGAAATAGATACGACTTAATGGCTCTTAGAGGGTCATTAGCAGGAGACATAGAATAACAGGATTACAGGTAAAGAAAACTATTACTCTTCGCTTCCAGGAGTGATCACAACACTGATCTGAGCAGTTGTACTTCCACCTGCATTAGTTGCCGTGATAGTATGTGTAGTTGTTCCCACGTTTGCCGTAGGCGTACCAGAGATTACACCAGTTGTAGTGTCTAAGCTTAATCCTGCAGGCAATGCCGGAGCCACAGCGTATGAATCCACCGTTCCTGTTACCACAGGGCTTACAGGTGTGATAGCTGCATTCTGTGCTGATGATGCAGGGAAGTTATAGCTCAATGCCGAAGGTGCAGCAAGAGCAGTTCCTATAATCACTTTGAACTCATAGACCTGACCTGCAGGCTTCTTTGTACCTGAGATTAAACTGTTAGGGATAATAGACCCGTCTGCTCTCTTTCTTACAAAGAAACGTAAGCCTGAAGCTGAAGGAGATACCTTTTGGCCAGCTAAGGCCACATAGTTTTTAGGCTGGATCTCCACCAAATTAGCAGTAGGTGCTTGCTTAAATCCCATAAGCGTACCTAAAATAGGATAGCCATCCTGGGTCTTCTGAGCAAAATATTTTAATACAGTTGCCATAATTGTAGAACTTGTGTATGTTTGTAGACTTTGTTGTAGACGAGTGGGGAACGTAGGAGGAAACCTCTACAGTATAATATACAGAAAAAAAAGCTAATTACCCTATTAAAATTGTGAAAAAAGCATGCAAGACACAGCGAACTATGCACTGACTCTGCAGCGAAAGCTGATTACAGAGTTTAAACAAAAATTTTATGAGAAGTTGGGCTATTACCCCGAAGTAATTACCCATACTACAGAAGTGGTACCAACTGGTACATCGAAGATTATGCGGATACCCCTGGATGAACTTAAAGAGATATTTGACACCCGTCTCTTAAGGCCCCTGGTAGCCACAATACATGGTGCTCAGTGGATAACAACCATCAGTAACCGTAGCCGTATCCGGGATATATGTGAACTCCGGTATATGTATTATAAAATAGCCTCACTTATGGGCTATTCATGGTGTGCCATTGGCCGTAGTTTGCGCATGGACCACAGCTCTGTTATGCACGGAGTCCAGACTTTAAACGGACACCTGGAAACAGACCCAGGAGTAAGACAAGATTATTACAATACCCTGTTACAAATTAAACAAATCATTGACAATGAATACAGACATCTGGAATGTGCTGGTCAAGTACAGGATGAGTCCCAACCAGTTATACCTGATTCACTGCATCTCTGAGAACATGGTTCCTGCTGAAATCATCAACGTCAAAGCCGAAGGCAATATCTGCCGGATGCTGGGCCTGATAGACGAAGAAAACAAACTCACAGACGCAGCTAAAGGAGTGCTGGTAGAGGTCAACAATGTAGTTGGCAAAGCCAAACGGAAGACACAGAAGGTCCTGTTGGGAAAAGACCACGAACAGTATATTATCCTGTACCGTGACATGTGGCCCAAGGGCAATCTTCCCAGTGGCAAACCCGCAAGACTCAGCATACCTGACTTGCGTAAGAAGTTCACCGACTTCTTTAAAGTACATGATTATAACTGGGGCATTATTCTTAAAGCCACCCAGGAATACATCAGACAAAAAGAACACAGCCAGTTCATGATGACCTCCGGGTATTTTATCATGAAAAATGAACAATCAGAGCTAGCCAGTTACTGTGAACTGGTAGAAGATCCTAGCTTTGTGCAGCAATCCACTGTCAATTTGTACAGCCACATGACGGCAGAATAATTATTTGTAGAGGTTATTGCATTTATTGTAGAGGTGTATTATATTTACAACCCCAAAGTCTACAAGGTCACACAATTTATAAACAAACATGAACAACGAGGTCAAACCCAGGGAATTATGGACCAGGCTTGATGTCCTGCATAAACAGGGGATTGAGTACATGGTGAAACGCAAGGCGGGTTTAGTTACTTCTTTGAGAACACCATGGCAAAAATTTGATGACATAGGGATGGGCGGCCTGGAATGGGGCACCATAACTACTATTGGCGGACGTTCAGGAGATGGTAAGACTGCCATTCTTTTACAGATAACCCGCAACCTGCACCAGCTGAATCCACAGGAAGAGTTTGCTATCCTGGACTTTCAGTTCGAGATGACCGCAGAGAAGACTGCTCTAAGAGAGTTCTCCTCCTACACCAAAAAGAGTATCAAGCAACTGGGCAGTGCCATCGGCACCATTGACCAGTCTACTATTGACCTACTGCGCACTTATTCAGAAGCACACAAGGACCGGGATATCTACCAGATAGACCAGAAGATGACTGTGCCCATGATCAAGCGGCAGATCGTAGAGTTCTATAGAAAAGTACAGAAGCCCGTAGTTATTACCATTGACCACTCTTACCTGGTTCAGGTGGGTGATGAGAAAAGTGAGTTGGCTATGCTTCACAATCTTGGCAGCATGATGACTGAGTTGAAAAAATCCATGCCCTGTCTGTTCATTGTACTAAGCCAAATGAAAAGAGACATAGAGGACCAGTTACGCAGAACACCAGGAAGAGCAGGTAATTATCCTACCTCCTCTGACTTCTACGGTGGCGATGCGCTATACAATCACTCAGACATCATGATTGCCATTGACCGCCCTTTCCAAAAAGGCGTGGTGCCTTACGGGCCACAGGAATTTAACGTGCATCCAAGCCATGTCATACTCCATGTACTCAAAGCGCGTGACGGGGCTCCGGATAAATTATTATTCTTTGAAGGGGACTTTGCAAACATGACCCTCAAAGAGTGCAGCCCGCCACCGTGCAACAAACCAGTTTTTATACAATCAAAACCATAGTAACATGTACAGTACAAAAGAAGTCAGAAATACTTCTGAGATTAAAGCAGAGAACCGAAAAGCTCTGCGGGAGTATCACAGACAGACCCTGGCAGAGATGAACGCACCAGAAACGTCCCTGGATGGTAAGGTGGCCTTTATGTATAACAACCGCAAGGTCGTTACTGTATTTGGCAACCAGATGAACCGGGAACCTTCCGGTTACTTCTTTGAGATCACAGACAATGTGAACAATCCTGTTGACCCCAAGCGTACCCTGTATTGGATAAGACCCAATGCTAACTACAGCGAAGAGTATGAAGAACAGGTAGAGAAGAACAACACCCTGGGGTATGTAACCCCTGAGACAAAAATGTATTATCTACCTCTTGAAGAGGCTGTTCCGGTAACCAAGGGAGCCAAAGCAGCAGCAGCTATCATGAGTTCAAAAGAGGTCTTTGCCCTGGATAAGATTGACACAACCGTGCCTGATGAAGACATGGACCTGTCGCGCATGACTATCCTGGACCAACTGGCCATTACACAGCTGGAACCTGTGAGTAACAAGAAGTTCCTCAATGACAAAATTAAGGCCATAAAACAAGCAAGAAAGAACTAAACATGGAACCTGGAACAATTGTGCTGCCGACTGCACCTATTGCGGCAACAACCCAAAACCCGAAGAACCTCATCCTGTTCTCTAAGCCTAAAGTAGGCAAGACAGAACTATTGGCAGGTTTACAGGACTGCCTGATCATTGACCTTGAGAATGGTACTGACTACGTAAATGCTATGAAGCTAAAAGCGGCGTCAGTAAAGGACATCAAGAGCATTGGCCAGGCTATTATTCAGGCTGGAAAGCCCTACAAGTACATCGCTGTGGACACTATCACGGCACTAGAAGAAATGTGTATCCCCTATGCAGAACAGCTGTATAGCAATACACCTATGGGTAAGAACTGGTTTACCAAGGGCAAGGCCGAGTACGGCACTATCCTGAACATGCCACAGGGTGCTGGTTATCCTTACCTAAGAGAAGCTTTCTCCAAGGTAATTGACTACATCAAAACCCTGGCACCGCACGTGATCTTAGTGGGACACGTAAAAGACACCGTCATTGACAAAAATGGCACGGATGTAAATGCTCTTGAGCTTGACCTAACAGGCAAGATTAAACGCATCACCTGTGCCAACTCGGATGCTATTGGATATCTCTACCGCAAAGGCAAGGAGAACATCCTGAGCTTCCAGACAACAGATGACATTGCCTGTGGTGCAAGACCCACCCACCTCCAGAACAAGGAGATTGTAGTATCAGAGATGACAGACAAAGGTGTTGTCACTCACTGGGACAAAGTATTCATTTCATAAGTAAATTTTTTAAACAACTATATAATATGCTTAGTACAAGAAACGTAAAAGACACAGCGGGATCAGGTAAGACAAACGCAAAGATTCAACCAGGTAATCATACTGTGAAGATCCACAGTGTGGAATTAAAAGAGGGTTACAACTTCCAGCAGACCCGTGGCTATGAGGTCATCTTAAATGTAGAGACTTCTCCTATCGGGGAAGACTTTGAAGGCTTCTTGGTAAACAAAGATAATCCTTCTGGTCCCCGTTATTTGGGTCAGGTAGGCCGTGTGAAATTCCAGTACCACAGCTTTGCAGATGGTGTTACTAAAAACGGTACACCAACCAACCGTGACAACAGTATCTTAAGTGCCATGGTACGTATTGCTAACGTTTTGGGTGTACGCCAGGAATTGGATGACACCATTGACGCCGCAGCTATTTCCCGCATTGAAGAATTGATGCCGGTAGCTACCCAGGTGTTCCGTGGCAAGTGGTTGGATACTTGTATCTGTGGCCGTGCCTACAAGGACAAGGGAGGCTATACAGCGTACGAACTGTTCATGCCTTATACAAGACAAGGTAAACTTGGTTTTGAGGGCAAGGGAGCCAACACAGGCAACCTGCAGGTGTTTGATGCGGCAACGCACATCATCCCGGTAAAAGAAGACAAACCGGTACAAGGCTTTGAGCCAGTGAACAACGGTATGGACTTCTCTGCAGCCCCTGCAACAGCAAGCAACGGTGACTTTGACTTGATGTAACAGTAACAATTTGTTTTTGTGTGATTGTGCAAGGGTAGGGAGTTTCTCTCTACCCTTCATTGTCCACTTTAATTTCAGCTGTATGCTTAAGACAAAAAACCTAGTCTCTGGTGTCAAGGAAGTCCCTTACACCTGGATATTTGAACACTACTGCAACTTACCCGAGAAGCTTGGCGGACAAGACCTGAAGATAACAAGTCTCTGGAAAAATGAGCGTACTCCCAGTATGTGTATTTACTTTGACAGAACCGCTAATAAGTATAAGTTCAAAGACTTCAGTACAGACAGACAAGGTGATGCCTACACGCTGGTAAAAGAACTGAAGAACTGTGACTTCTATCAGGCTGCTCATGATATTGTAGACAACTATAATGAGTTTGTACTGCACAACAACGGCGGCTATGATATACAGGAATTCAAGAAGCAAAGCAAATATAGGGTAGTTGACACCGTTGTCCGTGGCTGGACCACTGCTGACCAGTATTTCTGGACCAAGTTTAATATTGGCTCCAGGCTGTTGGAACAGCACTGCGTAAAGCCTCTGGAGAGCTATACCATGAGCAAGGAAGAAGATGGTGATGTTAAGACGCTGGAGATCTCCGGCAGGAACATCTACGGATACTTCAAAGCCAATGGAGAGCTCTATAAAATTTATCAGCCCAAGGTACAGGACAAGAAATTCATTAAAGTTAAAGACTATGTGCAGGGTTCCGAGCAGCTAAAAGGACATGACTACCTGGTCATTGCCTCTTCCCTCAAGGACCTGATGTCACTGAAGAGTCTAAACCTTAAAGTAGATGTTATTGCTCCTGACTCTGAGAACTCCATGATCAAAAAAGAGATGATGGAAGAGCTCAAGAGCAGGTACAAAACTGTCATCACCCTCTTTGACAATGATGAAGCTGGTATCAAGGCAATGAATAAGTATGAAGAGCAGTATCAGATTCCATTTATCCACCTCAGGATGAGTAAAGACCTGGCGGACAGTGTTCGGGACTTCGGTTCCAGGGAGACTACCGTTAAGCTGGTGCCTTTACTTAACCGCAGAATAGTAACTGAAGACCATGCTCAAGACTAGCAAGCAAGACCACTGGTATTACTCACCAGTAGGATATGTCACAGACATTTCCCAACTATTAAACTACGAGAACCTGGAAGGGTTTGTCTACTGTATCACCAATTTAAAAACAGGTGCTTTCTACATAGGGAAAAAGTCCCTGTATAGTAACATCAAAAAAAGGATTGGCGTACGGGAGAAAGCCCTGACTAAAACCCGTAAGACATTCCAGAGACTCAGAAAAGAGTCTGACTGGAAAAAGTACTATGGCTCCAACAAAGACCTGCAGGCTCATGTAAAAGAGCTGGGCCCTGGAGAGTTTCATAGAGAAATCCTGGAGCTGTGCTGCACCAAAAAGTATTTATCCTATTGTGAGTTTGCCTGGCAAATTAAAAAGGATGTACTGAAGATGCCACACTCTTACAACGGCAATATCCTGGGCCGCTATTATTCACGCGACATGGAAAATTGCATAACCAACACAAAGTAACTATGGGAGATTTACACCAAAGTGTTATGGGACAGAAGCTGATACAGCACACTATCCCGGAGATCCACTTCCAGCTCAAGCGAATAGCTGATACCCTGGACATCCTTGTTAAGAGGGAATATGAGAAGAAAGCCAAAGTCATCAATGTACTACATGGTATCCGGATGGTTAAAGTCAAGCCGGGAGAATACCTGATGGACTACATGGGGGACCAGTGGCGCGTATACCGCGAGCAGATCTCGTATATGTACTGGTGGTACGGGGAAAAAGTTGGGGACAACAGTGCCAAAGCTTTTAAGTCAGACACTAAGAATGAAGTACTGCAGAAGATCAAGATCAGCTACAACTTACCCAGTAAAAATGTAGAGTTATGAGCAAAATGAGTCAGGCTGCTGCTGCCCTTGACGAAGAAGTGGGCATAGCAGATTTACAAAAAGCACAAGCATCCACCAAGGATGCCTATGAATTTTTAGAAAGACTGGAAGCACACACCTGGTGCCGTAAGACACAAGGTGAAATCCAGGCTTACCTGCGGGCAGTAAACTACTGGCCTGCATTAAATGAAGACAAGACAGTTAAGGACGCGGAGCTATAAGCTCCCACTAAAAGCAAAATAATGATGGACTTATTATCAACCAGAACTCATGAGGATGCCTTAGATGCATTCTACTCCAAGCCGTTCCAGTTTAGCTACAGCAGTTTAAACAAACTATTGTGGAACCCTGCGGCATTTTACCAAATGTATGTACTCGGCTTAAGAGAAGAGATGACAGAATCCTATATTGTTCAGGGTAAGGTCATCCATACTTTACTTTTAGAGCCGGAGAAGTTTGATGACCAGTACATAGTGTCCCCTTCTAAGTTGCCTTCAGACAATGTAAAAGTTATCATTGACCGGGTGTTCTCTCATCACACAGAGCTGGCTGCTCAAGGTGATAAGCGTGATATGCTGGGACAGTTTGCCCCTGCTATCATAGACATCATGGCCGACATGAACTTCTACCAGAATTTGACAGATGATAAGAAGACCGGTGTTACTGGTGATCAGAAGCGGTTGGAGAAAGTGATCACTGAGGAGTCTATCCTGTACTGGTCCTTTTTAAGAAGCCGCACTGGCAAGACCCTGGTAGCTTATGACCAGGTAGAGTACTGCAGAAATGCCGTAGAGATTATCAAAACCAACCAGGAGGTGTGTGACCTGCTTGGCTACGGCACGACAAGCTTTGACTTAAAAGATATCCACAACGAACAGTATATGGAAATCAAGCGATTACCTAACAGACCTTTTGGTCTAAAGGGTATCCTTGACAATCTGGTAGTTGACCATGAGGCAAAAATCATTTATATTAATGATGTAAAGACTACCTCCAAAGACCTGGTCAACTTCCCGGATAGCATAGACACGTTCAACTACTGGTTACAGGCTGCCATTTATTATACCATGGTGTGCACAGAGTACAAAGGACTGTTGACTGACGGCTACACGGTAGAGTTCAGGTTTATTGCCATTGACCGGATGTTCCAAACCTATGCCTTCCCTGTCAGTATTGACACTATGACCAAGTGGGTAGAAAAATTATTCCAAGAATTAGACAAGGCTCACTGGCATTATGAAAACAGAGCTTATGGCTTGCCGTATGCCCTGGACAATAAGCTGGTAGTCTTATAGACACACAGCAGATGATAACAGCAATATATGCTAAATACTTTCAGAAGTCCAAGACTTTTCTATACCCTTTCCTAAGTATCCCTAAGAATGCTCCATACGCTCCTGCCGGGGTGTATGTGAGCTGGGAAGGTGTGTTCACTGCCCAGGACAAAAAGCTCATAGTCGTATTCAAGCACCCGGATGACCTGGAGTTCCAGGACTTCCTCATCACTTACCTGTACAACAATCCCCTGTTTTTAGAGGAAAGGTCTACAAGTAATGAAGAGCGTGTGTTTGTATTTAACCTGGCGGCTTATGGCCCGGACCATGAACATTTCCTACAGGGAAGGTACTCACAATTCAGTAACAAGAGTAAGAAGATCATACGCAACTACTTTGGTGAAACCTCCCAAGAATACAGGTTTATAGACACTTATCTGTACCCTGACCGGTACTTTGAGCTGTATGCAAAGCTGTTGAATGTGGATATGGTTTTACTGGAAGTGGTGGGCGAGCTATGTGATAAGTACAATCCTGTAGAAGAAGAGTTAAAAATTATTGTAGAAGATTTGGAGGTCTCCAAAAAAGCTCTTTAATTTGTAGAAGTTTCACTAAACCAAAACCGTCCCTATGACAAAGTCCATGTTGTTGATTACCTCCAAGTGGGGAGACAATCAAACATTCAAAATGATACCGGTTACACCAGAAGCACCTTTCAATGAGGTGATCTTTGACCCGGAGCAGAAAGTATTAGCCATTGTAGGCAAAGAGAAGAAGCAGACTTTCCACATGCTGCCAAAGTTAGATGACACTGGCCGCTTGATGCCTTTAAAAAACAAGCGTGTTGACGGTAAGGACTATGCAGAAGAGAGAAGATTGGTTGAGACCTATTATGAGTACTTCATTGAAGACCAGCAAGAGATCACAGACTTCATCAAACACTTCGCACTAAACGCCGGTTCATTTGACTTTGGTCAGTATGTAACTGAAGCATTTACTGCCCCTATCGAAAGCCCAGTAACAATGTAATTAAGCATTGTACAATTAAAGGGGAGTTTAATAGCTCCCTTTTTTTTGTACTCATACTACGACAATCAAGACAATTTTAAACCAAAGGACATGTTCAAGGTATACACAACCAACACTGATCTTGCTCCCAGCAAGTTGTATACTTCCTGCTCAAAAGATGAACTCCTAAACTTCCTGCAGACTGCAGACACCTTGTGCATTGACACAGAGACTACCGGCTTTGATCCCCACCAGGAAAAAATGCTGTGTATCCAGCTGGGCAATAAGAACGAGCAGTATGTTATAGACACCAGAGGTCTGAACGTACTCTTTCTAAAGCCTTACCTGGAAAATGCGCTGTTGATAGGCCAGAACCTAAAGTTTGACCTGAAGTTTTTGTATAAGCAAGGCATACACCCACGTAAGATCTATGACACTTTCGTAGCAGAAAAGGTCCTTAACTGTGGAGATAACCTTGTACGGGCAGGTTTAGATGCACTAGCGGAAAGATACTGTGGTGTTACCCTGGATAAGACAATAAGAACCAACATTAAAAAGGAGGGACTGTCTGAGCGGGTGCTTCAGTATGCCGCAGATGACATCAAATACTTAGAAGACATCCGGGAAAAACAATTATTATCTCTCAGAGACAAGGACTTAATTGGTGCCCTCAATATTGAGAACAAGTTTACCCCTGCTCTGGCTTACATAGAGTACTGTGGGTTTAAACTGGACCGCAACAAATGGCGGCTCAAAATGGAAAAGGACCAACAAAGACTGGAAGACTGCCTGGCTAAGCTCAATGATTGGGTCATGAGTAATGAACTTACTGATTTCATAGACGCTCAGCTAGATATGTTTCAGGCGGTGGGATGCAGTGTCAACTGGTCCAGCTCCATGCAAGTGATTAACCTCTTTGAGTCATTGGGTATTGACTGCACAGTGGTAGAAAAAGGGGTGACTAAGAAGTCTGTGGAGGCATCTGTGATAGGTAAACACAGCCATGAACTGGTAAAGCTTTACCTGGCCTATAAGAAGGCTGAGAAAGTAACCAGCACCTATGGCAAGAACTTCCTGGCACAGATCAACCCTGCAACTCAAAGGCTGCACACCAACTTCAGACAGATCCTGGACACAGGTAGAATATCCTCCGGAGGTAAAGACAAAAATACCGGGGAGGCTTATATCAATTTCCAGAACATTCCCTCTGATGCAGAGACCCGCAGCTGCTTTGTAGCAGAACCAGGCAACACCCTTATTATCTCTGACTACTCTGGTCAGGAACAAATTGTACTGGCTAACAGAGCCCAAGATGATAATCTATTAGCTTTTTATGACAATGGCCTGGCAGATATGCACAGCTTTGTAGCTTCCAAGATGTACCCTGAACTAGAGGGACTCACTTTGGATGAAGTCAAAGACAAGCATAAGTCTAAAAGACAGGCAGCTAAGTCTGCGGGTTTTGCCATTAACTACGGCGGTCAAGGTATCACCATTGCAGACAACCTGGGTATTACCCTGGAAGAAGGCAACAAGATCTATGACGCGTACTTCCAGGCATTTCCTGGACTGAGAAGATACTTTGACACAGTTAAGCAAAGTGGCCTTGAGTCAGGTTATATCCTTATCAATGATGTGACCCGCAGAAAGAGCTTTCTTCCATTTTTTCCTGAGTACAAAAGACTCGAGCAGGAGATGGACAGGAACTTCTGGACACGCTACAGGGAAGCTAAGACTAAACAGAGTTATGATTATCCTGAACTAAAGGATAAGGTATCCAAGTACTTCATGTACAAAGGAGACATAGAGCGCAAATCCCTGAACTTCCCCATCCAAGGCACCTCAGCTGAGATCACCAAGATCAGCTGCGTGTACATCTTTAACTACATCATTGAGCATAACCTCTTTGGCGCAGTGAAGTTTGTCAACACCGTGCATGATGAGAACGTACTGGAGTGTCCGCTCGAAATGAAAGACGAGATAGCAAAGATGGTTGAAGACGCCATGTGCAAAGCAGGTGAGATCTTCTGTAAAAGGGTCCCACTAAAAGCGGAGCCTGAGCTATCAACTTATTGGAAAAAGTAAAAACCAAATACACATGCCAGCAAAAACAAGATATGCGAGCAAAGGAGAGGTAGCCAGTGCAAGGCTACCACAATATGACAAGACTTATACGGTAATCCCTCACAGCTCTGTAATAGACCAAACCTATGCAGAGTTACAAAAGAGTGGGTTCCGTATCAAGAATGAAAAGTACAAGGAAGCAAGAGGCTGTAATATCGTACAAGGCATCTATCACCTGGAACATGGTGATGATCCGGATATGGGCCTCATGTTTGCCTGGACAAACTCTTATGATAAGTCCATGCGTTTTAAGTGTGCCGTAGGTGCACACGTATACGTATGTGACAATGGTGTGATGTCGGGTGACATGTCCACTTGGGCACGTAAACACACCGGTACAGCGGATCAGGAAATGAATGAGACGGTGTCTCACCAGATCCGCAATGCTACCTCATACTACAGTAAACTCATTCAACAGAAGAATGAGATTAAGAACATTGGACTGACAAAGTCTGAGCAGGGAGAAATCATTGGCAAGCTCTTTATTGAGCATGAGGTGCTTACCCTGACGCAGCTTGGCATCGTACAAAGAGAGTTGGGTAAACCTTCTCATAACTACGGTGTAGGTCAGGACAGTGCATGGGCCCTGTATAACCACGTGACCATTGCACTGAAAGAGTCTCACCCGTTGAGCTTTATATCAGACCACGAGACTGTACACAAAGTATTTGTTGATACACTGTTGCATACCCTGGTAAAACCGGCTGTATTGCAACAGGTCTATGAGCATATAGAAGAACCTGTGTACAGTGCGGATCCATCTGTTGTTTATTTATAAACTATGACACAATACGTATCCTTTGATTTTGATGGTACGCTAGCTTTGCCCCATGTCCAGGAGTTTGCAAAAGAGCTCCTGGACCAAGGCATTCAAGTGCGCGTGACCACCACCCGCTATGATGAAATGCACTGCCACAAGTATGGCTACCGCTGGCCCCCAGTGTTAGATGACTTGTGGGAAGTTGTAGACCGGTTGGGTATCCCCAAACACCATGTACACTTTACCAATATGCAATGGAAGAGTAAGTACTTGCTAGGGACCAACTTCATATTCCACCTTGATGATAATGAGGAGGAGTTTCACCATGCCCGTTATGACTCTGTCAAGGTACCCATGATACAGGTCAATGGTGGAGGCTGGAAAGCCAAATGTTTAAAGCTAATCTATAATCACGTTAACAATATCCCCAATGAAAGTACTATTTAAAAAACTAGTAAGTGAGGCTGTGATGCCTAAGTTTAGCAAACCAGGTGATGCCGGAGCAGATCTTGTAGCTACATCAGTTGACGCATCTAGTAGAGAAGGCCAAATAGTATATGGTACAGGATTAGCTGTAGAGATACCAGAGGGGATGGTAGGTCTTGTGTTTCCTCGTTCTTCTATTCGTAACTATGATTTAGTCATGAGCAACTCTGTTGGTGTAATTGACAGTGGATATCGTGGAGAAATTATGGCTACATTTAACTTAAAGAATCCATGGTCGCCTGATGATGTTTACAAAGTGGGTGATCGTATTGCTCAGTTGATTATCATGCCTGTACCATTGATACAGTATAAGGAAGTGGATGAGTTATCAGAAACTCAAAGAGGTACAGGCGGGCACGGATCCTCAGGAGTTTAAAGACCCTAAATGTGGTTGTGAACAATTAGAACCTACCTGGCTTTAAACACATCAGGAGAGACGTTTTACCAGGCGCTTAAGATTCATTTGCCAAACAGCCTACACTGATGGGTGATCTTGAATGTATAATGTCTTAAGTATGCTTAAACGAGGGTTCACAGGAAAGTCATTTCCTCTTATGGTAAATCAAGTGTTTTGCAGAGGGGAGAAGTTACGGTATCTCACTACCGTAACTTTTTTCTCTCATTAATTTAATAATCCATGAATCCAGTAATAAACAATATTGATAACCCAGAGCCTCAGTTTATGCTTCATAATGAACTGATATACTGGTTGGAAAAAAACATGCAAGTCAACTTTAACCTCACCAGAGAAACACCTCCATATATTGTCTTAAAAGATGGAAGTGGTATAGACTCAGGTGCTGAGATGCTCACCGTATCTGCCTCTATCACAATCAATCAACAAGACGTAAACAATGGAGCTTGGCCTAAAACCATCTGTTCATCTTCCCATAAGTTCCTGGCAGTTAAAAATGATAGGGTAATGTATGGAGGATCAACTGATAGAGAGGTGAAAATCTACAGTGACCTAAATAGAATGGCTCAGTTGATAAACAAACAACAAGAAGAAATCCAACAATTAAGAGGCTTGATTCAAAGCAAGCAATATCCTATAACATGAATAACTCAGAAGAAACCCAATTACGTAAAGCACTCTACCTTGATGACGTGCGGACTCCTACTGATACCCTACCTGGTTATGAACCGTGGGTAGTAGTGCGTACGCATGAGCAGTTCACCGCATACATCAAAGAGCATGGCGTACCTGATTTTATCAGCTTTGACCATGACCTTGCACATGAACACATGCAAGACTACTATGACCAGGTGAAAAGCTACGGCTTCCAGACACCTTCTTACCACAACTTTAAAGAGCAGACAGGTCTTAGCTCTGCCATGTGGTTAATTGAACACTGTATAGAAAATGAAGTAGCCCCCAAACAGTGTGCTGTACACAGCCACAACCCGGTAGGTGCAAAGAACATACAGGAATGTATTAATAATTACAAAAAACACTTGGGCCTCCCACAGGATTGTTACCTGGGTAGAGTGCCCTTTAAAATTGAGGAAATTAAACTTGAGAAAAAATGATAATTGCTATTTCAGGTTACGCAGGATCCGGAAAAGACTTAGTAGGTCAAATGATCCAGTATCATACCAGTGAGTGCAGCAAGCCTAAGATGAGTAACTCCCGCTACAGGACCTTTGATGAGTTTGTTAAAGCAGGCGGAGGCTCAGACCTTAGAGACTTTGACCACCACTACTATACAGAATGGGAGATTAAGAAGTTTGCCGGTAAGCTCAAAGAGATTGCCAGTATACTCTTAGGTGTCCCTAAACACAAATTTGAAGACCAGGAGTTTAAGAAGCAGTTCTTAGGCTCACAGTGGGAAACTTATGGCATCGTCCGCGATGGTGGTACCAGACAGATTGCTGTCAAGACTACGCCTCACGATCCTAACGGCATGTGGTTACAGCAAAGCGGTAACACAGAGATGCATAACCGCATGACGGGTAGAGAGTTTCTGCAGAAGCTGGGTACAGACGCACTTAGAGATAAGCTGCATCCTAACGTATGGATCAACGCGCTCTTTGCTGACTACACTACAGATATGAGTGGTTACAGTGATCGTATGAGTGGAGCAGATATTGAAGACCTCTACCCTAACTGGATCATCACTGACTGCCGGTTCTCCAATGAAGCTCTGGCAGTGAAAGACCATGGTGGAATTATTGTGCGTATCAACCGTCCTGGCATTGATGCGGTCAACGCGCATCCATCAGAAACCGGTTTAGACACCTGGGCTTTTGATCATGTGATCACCAATGAAGGCAGCAAAGAAGAATTACTGGCTAAAGTAGCCACTATGCTGGATTCTGTGTTGGTTACCCATTAGTAACCTGGTCACATCAGAAAACAATACTTGTAGACCTTACTTGTAGAACTCCAAACAGCTCTCTAATTTAGCCGTATGAAAATAATACATACCCTAAAGAAGCTTAACTGGAGTTCTATAGTAGGTTGGATAGTCATCCTCACCACTACTTTCTTTTTGTGGTGGGGCTTATTTAAAATGTTCAACGGGTTTTTTGTATGGCTGGCCAGACAATAATCCACTACTTAAAACTACATGGAATTTGCCTTTATGATTGAGTTATTGCCTGAACACAGAAGTATGTTAGGCATCGAGTTTAAACACCAGCAGGTAAGAATAGAGCTGGAAGAACTACATGGAGAGCAGGAGCGTACAGCCTACACATTTACACTGGGGCTGGGCCTGGCTCATATACAGTTCACTGTATTCAGGAAGAACAGTTAGTTTAAGGGGGTTAAAAGAAAAGGGAGGCTATTGGTGCCTCCCTTTTTCTTATTGTATCCGTATTCCCCACTCTTTACGGAAGTCATCATCAAAGATGGCTGTCATCTGTACAACCTCTTTGGTTATAGGCATAAGCCTAAATAAATATTTCAAAGGTCTGGCTTCATCTGTTGTCTCAGAGTCGCCTGTAGCTACTCCCCAACCTTGCTTTAACGTAGCTCCCAAGAATCTCTGGGTGTCCTCTGCCAAACTAATAATAGGCAAAGGAGACTTGATCAGGTTGGTAAACTCAATAGGGTTGTAGTAGAAGGCAAACTCGTTGTAGTACTTAGACAAAGCCCTGGCTGTGTACTTGCGGATACCCGTGTACTCATCCATCTCATCATCATCTCCTGGTTTAACAGCCATGAGCATCATGTAAAAAGCAATAAGAATCATGACCTCTCTGATGGCACTCTTTAAGTTACCAATGTGCATGTCAATGAATTCCGCTTCTGTGATGTTAAACTCCTCCCCATTTGCATAAGCATCTGCTTTCATGATGTGGTATCTGGCTTTAGCAGCCGCAATAGCACCATCCGAACCAAAACCTAATACAATACCTTTAAGCAACTGCCCGGCTCTTACGCTGAATAGCTCACCCATTAAACTGTTGAGCTTACCATATTGGTAAACATCCAGGTCACCGTCCTTGTAGAGGTTACCAAATCTTTCCTTAGCCATAGCCGGGATCCAGCTACGGAACTGCATCAGGGCCATGCCCCAGCTGTTGGTACGGATCAAATTGATGTCATCACTGGTAGAGTTACCAATGATAGTCTTAGCTGCTTTTTTAACAGCGGCCCGGAACTTCTCTGAGTTCTCACTGCCCATGTCTACGCCAGGAATGGTCAGCTCATCATTTTCAATCTTGGCAGTGGCAAATAAACTCTTCTCTTGCTTGAGCTTGGCAATTTGTTCCTCCAACTTAGCTTTGAACTCTTTACGCTCAGCAGCCGGTAAGTTATAAAACGTACTGTAGTTCATCTGGTCTTTCACATAGTTAGTGATGTTGACCAAATTACCACTTTCATCTACCATAAAGTTCTGCATCATGGCAATGGCCAGCGGGTTCTGTACGGCTTTGTCTGCAATACGCTGGAACACATACATGTTATCCAAACTAAAACTAGCTACTGCTTTAGATACAGAGAGCTTATTACCCTTGTTACGCTTACCGTCTTCCAGTAGCATATCAAAGTAGTCCAGCATAGCAATAGCTTTACTGTCTCTTTTGGTATACAGGTACATGGACTTAACCCAGTCGTCATTATTCATAACTACTTTCTTGGTACCCAATAAGAACGCGTTACCCGTACCACCTACAAACTGGGCAGAACCTGATAAAGGGTTTAGGGCTAAAGTCTTTAAGCTAAAGAAGCCCAGGATAAACTGTAGAGACTTCTGTGCAGAGAACGTCTTGCCAAACATCTTGACCTTTACGTCAAACTGTTCACCTGTACGTCTGTTGTACAAATAGAAATTAGTAAAGTCCTGCAGGATCTTGGCATTACGCTCATTACCCGGCTTGGTGTCAAGCTCTCCGTTAGGAAGTCGCTTACCTTCATTAAACAAGTTGGTGACAATACTCTCTTTGTTACGCTCCGCTGTGTTTAAGACAAACACGTCATCCTCCAAAGAGCTCATGCCCTCGTAGTTGTACATGTGACCACCCCAGATAGAGAATACTTTAAACAAGTCCTTGCTCTTTCTGTCGTAGTTTGGAGTAAGACCTCCATCATCTACACCGATGTCACGGGTAAAGTATACCGGCACGCGGTTAAGTACCTCTCCTGTAACAGGGTCCTGGTCTGGAAAATACTGTGAGCCAGAGTCAATAGCCAGCTGCTCAAAGAAGTCACCACCGGCAAACATTCCTTTGTTCATACCTCCAAAGACTAACTGATCCAATTTACCCTTGAACATAGATGGTATGAACTCCGGAGAGTACTCATCTATCATACCCAGGCGTTCTGCATGTCTGATCGTAGACTGGAAATACTTGTATGCCTCCATAGCAGGCTCGTTGCCTTTAGCACTAAGCTCTTTCCAACCGGCACTATGCCACTTGGCACTAGGCTTTAAGAAATTATTCTTAGGGTTCAGGTATCCGTCCTGGTTAGGCTTACCCTCTTCATCTAAAATATTATGAGTATCTACCCATTTGTAGAAAGCTTTAGACACTGCTTCGGCATTAGCCTTCTCATCTGTCATAAACTTAGCCTCCTTGTAATACTCTAGTTTACGGGCTCTCTCCTTCTCATAGCGCTCACCGTCAAACTCCGTGTTCTCTGCAATCCACTTCCAGTCTCCTGTACGGATGGCCTGGTCACGCTGCCTGTAGAATTCACTGTCGTATTTTTTCAGGAAGTTACCTGTCCACTTGCCGAGTTTAAAGTCCAGCATGATGTCAAATAACTTATCTCCCGTAATGCCTTTCTTTTTACCCCACTGCTCCAAAGCGTCTTTGTGCTTGTGAAGTTCTGTCATCATTTTGTTGAAGTCAGCATCGCGCTTGTTCTGCACGTTTCTAAGCATCTTGTAGAAAGTCTGTATGGCTTTAGTATCCAGCTGAGACAAAGAGTTAAATGTACCGGCTAAAAAGCTTACACCCTTCTCTGACTTCTCAAAGTTCTCTATACCCATACGCTGTGCAATAGAGCTGGCAATCTCTGTCAGGTTCTCTTCTACCTCCTCAAGGGTAGCTGCAGCATCGGCAGTCATTTGCTTATATACATCTGAGAGTTCTTTGAGGGCTTCAATGTCCTGCGTATTACCAGAAGCAATGATATCGCGGTTGTAATCTGCAATGATCTTATTGATGATACCACTGGTAGAACTGAACACAGATAAAGTATCCAGGGCTGTGCGGATATCCCTAGGAGTTAGGGCGTCATTGAGCATTAGCTCCCTGATACGGGCAACCTCAGTGTTACCCAGCTCAATAAACTTGTCAATAGATCCTCTTAGCTCAAGGTCACGGATAGCATCACGGTAGCGCTTAAGTTCTTCTTTTTGCTTGAACTTCTCTGCTGCCTTGAACTTCTTTTGCTCAATACGCTTATAGATACCGTCCAGCTTCTTGATCAACTTGTCCAGGTTCTTGTCTCCTGTAGTTTCATCTACAGATACTGGTAACAGGTAGTTTTGGTCATCCGGTATCATAGCCGGGTTGAAGTCACCAATCTCAATATTTTTCAGCTCCAGGTTGTCTATCTCATTCTTGGCATTCTTTAGGTACACATACTGGGTACGGATAGGAATAGCTCTTACTTTACCAAACTTGTTGAAGCCGTAGTGCTCCCTTAAGATACGCTTGTATTCTCCCAGCTGTATGCGGTAAGCCTGAGGCTTAAAGTCCTTGATCTCTGTCTGGAACTTGGCAATCTCCTGGCTCTTCCAGTCATAGATCTCTACTACTCCGCTTGTGGGAATCACGAGCAAGTCAATAGAACCTGCCATGTCAGCCTTAGGATCGTAGATCTTTACCTCCTTCATGAACATGGTACCTACAGGATATGAACCAATCAGCTGCTCAAAGTAGCCATCTAACTTTTTCATGATCTCTGTACCTGCTGCTGCATGAACAACGGGTTGCTTGGCGTCACGCACAAGACCGGTAGCCGGATCAATATACGCCTCATAGATACTCTCCATCATTAAGTGGATAGCATCACCGAACTCTGCCTTTAGAAGGTCAAGTTCCTTCTGGCGCTCATCTCTGCGGTCATTAGGGAATATCTTCTTGTAATACGCGTCTACCTTAGCCGTAGTCACAGAGGTCTTCACCGGCCTGCCATCATGTTTATAGATGTGGCGCTTTTGCTTAGTCACCGGATCAATAGAGTTATCCAGGATAAGTCTGTTCTGCTCTTGCTTAAGTAAGTCTATACTACTTGCCAAAGAGAAGTAAATACCTTCCTCGGCATTGATTGATCCAAGATTACTTGTATCTGCAGAGCCGATCTGCTGTGCTGCTGCAGCAAAAGGATTGTCCTCAGCTTTTCTAAAAGTGTCTGTGATAATCTTCCATACTTTCTCCCACCAGGAAGCAAGCTTGGTGATTTTCTCCTGAGTCTCATTAGCAGTGTTGCCCTTGATGATATGCTCACTGATCACCTGGCCAATAGCTTCTTTCTTTAACTTAGTAAAGTTTACAGACCCATCCGGGTTTCTGTACTCTGGCAGGTTCTTGTATAGCTCTACTATTTCACGGTACAGTTGATAAGACGTGATGTCATTCATCATCTGCTTCATCAGCGGGTGATTATCTCCCAGCATGTTCACAAAGAAGTGAGCTGCCTCCTCTCCTAGTGTCCTGGCGTCCATAGAGCCCTCTGTGACCTGGATAATGCGGTTAAGCATGTCAGCCTTCGCATTGGCACTGATCGGCTGTCCTGAGGCATCTGTGATGCTGTCAACCGTTTCCACGCTTACCCCTATCTGGGATAAAAAATTTAGTACTTGTTGCTGGAGTTCCTGCTCTGAAGCCTGAGGGCTTGCAAAGAATTCATCCGGCAGGTTATCTTGCTGAGAGTCTTGTTGAGCCTGGAAGAGTTGGTACTGCTCTTCATCCTGCATAAGCTGCTCGGTAGTCTTACGGAAGTCTTCTAATATATTAGTAGCCACCGCATACGCCTGACCATAAAGGGCATTAGACTCAGTAATACCAAAAAGTCCCAGGATATAATCAAACAACTGGTCAAAGATATTGGCGTATTCTTTCTCTCCGGGTTTAGCTGGGATCTCCAGCAGCTGCTTTACAAACTTACCGTCTGTGAATATACCTACTATGAATTCATCCAGGTCTCTTAGGGCATAGTTGCCTTCACCGGTCTCATCATTATAACCTCCCAGCTTTTCTTTGGCGTAGTCAAACAAGTTCGTCAAAGCAGTAACTGCCTCGCCATTACTCTTAAGCTCATGGTAAGTCAGACTGTGCAGGATCTCATGGATAATAGTAGGCTCAGAGCCTGCTCCACGGAATTTAGAGTCCTGGTTAATAAAGATCTCATTAGTGCCTGGGTAGAATATACCTGCAGCGGTCATACCCCTGGCTTGTAAAGCAGGATGACTGCCTGGTACCAGGGTAATCTTTACGTCATTAAGCTTAGCATAAGACATTAACTGTCCTGCCAGTTTATTTAAGGGATGGCCGCTGTCTGCAATCTTTTGCAAGACCTCAGTAGAACGTGTCTCTGTGCTTTCTGTAAAATACTTACGTCCCACGTTAGCATCCTGGGTATTCTTAGCCAGGGCTTTATTAAACACAAAGATCTTGTATCCTGAAGGCGTCTGTCTTACCATAAACTTATAGTAAGGACTGCGGTTCAGGCTTGCTATCCGGTCATTGGTCTGCTTGATCTGCTCAGGCGTGCTGTACTTGACAAAACTGATCTGGCCATACTGGTTGATAAGGTTGAACTTCTTGTACAGGGCCTCATTGCCTTTTAAAGGCATTGGCATCTCAGCTGCATTTTGATCCATGAAAGACTTCATAGCAGCATAACTAGGCTCACCATTGGTGTCCATGCCTTCTGTTAATTGTCCTTGGATAGAAGCTAAAGTCACTTCATCAATGCCAGAGTCATTAAGCTGTGCTTTGATGGGACGTTCCCAGTCACCAAACCAGGACTTAAAATCATCTGTATAGGCAACTGCCCAGGCGTCTAAAGCTTCATCCTTATCAGGCATTACCTGGTTAAGGTCAGCAAAGAGCTGGGACTCGTTACCATTTGGTGCCGTCACTTTACTGACAGCACCGGTATTATCTCTAAATATGTGACATGAAGCCATAGGGGTATTGTGGGGGGATTAATTGCAACCTTTGTCTTTATCTTCTTTTACTTGGTCAATCTGAGCGCTTCTCACAAACTTGCGTACACCTTCTGCATTGCGCAGTACCTCGGTAGCGCCTGTGCTTGCTACAGCAGCATTGAATATCACCAGCTTCTTGCGCGGACGTGACACGGCTGTGTACATCATGCGGTTCTGCTGTTCTGTTCCACCAGGGAATGACATGATATCATTCTCCAGTACATACGTTGAGTCATACGTACTACCCTGGACTTTATGAGAAGTGATGGCATATCCGTAGCCAATATCTACGATAGAACCTTTCAGGTCATAAAACTTTCTCCAGGCTGCCTTAGACTCAGACGTACCTCTTGTGTATTTTTTAGCTGCAGCAGCTTCCTGTGCCAGGATAGTTTTCCACTTAGCCTTCTCCGTTGGGTTGATGGTCAGCATGGTTGACTTTCTTACGTTAGCCTCACCGTTGATATCTACCACAGGAGTGTTAACCGTGATCTCATAGATAGGGAAGCCATACTTTGCAGAAACATCATTGCTGGTTTCTCTTACAGCAGATACTTTTCCTTTGAAGCCATTCTCAAAAGCAAGCTCTTTACCTACATAGTGAGGCGTGTTTACCCGTACAAAATCTCCTGGTAAATACGGCTGCTCCATAGCATCTTCAAACAAGGCTGTTCTTACCTGGCGGTTAAAGTTGTCTACTACTTCGTTACGTGCTCCTACAATTACTGATCCTTTTGTAAAGGCCGGATTATTATAATCTGCTACGTACTCTGTAACCACAGCTTTAACGTCATTCATGAACTGTACACCCTCGCCGTTCTCCATCTTGTCAGCACGCTCCACTAAAGGATTCTTAACCACACCTGGCTGGTCTTTTTGGATACGCTCAATGTTTACAGCAAATACATCTGTAACAGGGATGATAGGACTCTCTGAAGCCTGTCGCATACGCTCTGTAAGCTCCGCATAGTTAGTGCCCTGCATCAGGTTCCATACAGGTGAGTCTGTGTTATCAGCCACATCAATTGGCGGGATCTGAGCATTGTCTCCCATGAAGATGATCTTTGCACCAGGAAGCTTTCTTTCCAGAAGTCTGCCATAGATAAAGTCTCCAATCATGGAAGCCTCATCCACAATGATCAGCCTAGCTGTCTCAATAGGATCTGCCTTACCTGCAGCACGGAAGTCTGCTTCTTCATCAGCATTACGCTCTCTGAAATACATAGCGCCAAACTTATCATAGTCCGGTATAAGTCCCAGCATAGAAGCAATAGTGGCTGTCTTGTAGCCTTTCATAGACTCTTGCAGTACGTTCTTTGCCTCATAAGAAACTGTTGTACCTACAATAGAGTTCTTGCTTACTCCTGAAGTGGCAATAGCCTTCTGGATAATAGTGGTCTTACCTGTACCTCCACGGCCTTTTAGTAAGAACTGTTGAGCATCTCCTTTTAAGAATCCTTCTATCTTGTCAATAGCATCACGCTGTCCTTCATTGGCATAGACTCCTTCAAAGAGTTCATACTTCTTATCCAGCTTATCACCTTTAGGTTGCTCAACCGAAGCTTCAGTAGGAACAACAGACAAGCTATTACTCTCTGCAAAAGGATCTCCATCCCAAGGCACTAAGTTTTCCTCATTAAATAAGTTACCTGCCTGCTCATCTTGCTGTACTAAAGCGTCTGCTTTGTTGGCAATGTCAATAGCTTCTTGAAGTGTAGGAACATAGTCAGCTATGACACCATCCGGACCCTGGATATCGTAAGTACCGTCACTTCCTTTTAAGATAGTGAATGCACCAATTTCCAAGGTGTTTGGTGCCTCTGTATTCTCAGCTGCCGGTTGCTCATTAGCCACTTCATTAGTCTCACTTTCAGGCATGATCACCTCTGGCTTAGCTACCAGTGCAGCATTGTCAGGATACATCTCCTCACGGGTTGTATTGTTATCAGCCAGCATAGATGTAAAGCCTACGTTATTCACTTCAGTGTACATTTTATTGCTTCCTTTTTTGTTGACAGGTCTGAAGATCATATTACCTTTGCCGTCCTCTTTGTATCTCTCATAAAGTGTATGTACATACATCTTATCATACTGACGGTTTCTTCTCAGCTCTTCTATCTGGTCCTTAGAGTATGCTTTATTAAGTTTTACCACTTTGACATAGGGACGCTTGGCAGTATCCATGTCTACGCTTACAGATAAGAAACCACCCATGTTCTTATAGAACTTGGCATTAGGAACAATACTGTCATCCATGACGTTATTCTGGTGGAACTGCTTCCAGATACTGGCTGTGTTCAGCTCCATCTCCGGGCTGTTCTTAAACGCATCCAGGATTAACTTAGAAGTGTTTGAAAAGATCTCCACCGGCAACACGCGTACAAAGTTGAACGCTGTCTCCTGGTTGCCGCCCTGGATCATAGTTAAATAAGCCAGGTCTTTTAAGAACCCTTCAAGCTCAGTGTTACCTGAGTTGATAGCATACTGATACAGGTCTTTAGCAGAGTCTAGTGTCAGGTTAGTGCGGTAGCTGTCTGTTACACGTCTTAGCATCTTGATGACATCAGGCTTGCCTTCTTCACTAGCAATCACCTGCATCAATTCTTTTAAGAACATGTTGTTCTGGATATTCTTATCTGTGCTTTCCTTGATTACTTTCAGTCTGCGGGCCATGCTGTTGTTACCCATCAACAATCTTTCTGCATGTGCTGCAATGTTGGTCTGGTTACCAGACTCATCCATGAAAGGTGTAGTCTGCATGATGTAGTTAATCAGGAAGTCGTTGTACTTCATGATCAGCTCCTCTTGCATATCACGGGTTAAGAAAGCACCTGAGTCTAGTAAGTCTAGTGCAGGCTGGAACGCTTTTCTGGTACGCTGGTCAAGGGACACAAAGAATGGTGTGAAGAGTTCAAAGATGTCTTCTTTTTGCTTCTTCAACTCACCCATAAATGTGTTGTCCATGATACCCTCAGGGTTGGCAATAAAGCCCTTGCTGGATACTTTTCTCCAACGGCCTATCTGCATCACGTTTTCAGTGATACTCTTAGTCTTCACGTTGTCATAGCCAATACCGGAGATAAACTCAGTCATGTTAGAAGATTGTTCCTGGTACTCAAGGAAGTCAGCCAGTACGGCTATCTGCATCTGAGCATCGGCAGCAGTCATTACGTAATCCTTAGCATTCATACGCTGAATAGAATCCCGTAGTCCGGCCTCTGTCATTGTACCTACCTGCTTGCGGTTTACGTCTACCACTTCTTTAAACATCTTCTTAACCAACTTGAGCTCCTTAAAGTTCCCGTCCTCAGTAGCTTGTACATATCTCTTGTATAAGCTTGTCTGCTCATTAGGGTATAGAGCTTTGTAGTACGGTGTGATCATCTTCAAAGCAATTAAGAAGTCATTGATCTTATCACCAGACAACTTCTTGAACAAACTCTTGTTCTTAGCACGCTCCTTGAATAATCTGTCCAGTACCGGTTGGTTGAACATGTATGCTAACTCTGTAATAGGAACACCTAACTTCTGTAAGTAAAACCAGGTACCAGCTGTATCAATAGTGATATTCAGAGAGAACACAAACGGGTCTTTAGCAGCATCCACAAAGCCTGATAGGGCTTCATTGATTAAGTCAGAGATCATCATACCGTCTTGGGTAGTCAAGCTATCCAGGAACAACTGATTCTCCTCGTCTAAATTGTGGCTCAAGTTGATCTTCACATCACGCATACGCGGATTGTCCCCTAAGTTTTTCACTACGTTGTTTACCAGGTAGTACAGTTTACCTGCATCATACTTACCCGTTAGTTTAGTTTCACCCAGCTGGGTCATCACTTGAGAAGTGATCTGCAGGGCAGCAATACCTACTAGTTTTTTACCACTTAAGAAACGGTGACGGATATCCGCTGAGTCAATTAAGCTTCTGTATATTGCATACTTAGAAGATGCTGTAAGATCTTCCACACCTTTGAGTCTGTTGATCTCATCCGCCATGTTCTTCAGAGTATCTGTAGAGTTAGGCGTAATCAACTGACGCATGTTCTCAGGAAGTGTTACCAGGTCCTGCATGATCTCACGATAGCGGTTCTGGATAGACTTCTTCACAGCTGCATCTAAAAATGCTTTCTTGCGTGACTGTACATCTTTCATCTCTTCTAAGAAGTCCTTAGTCAAAGACTCTGAGTCAAAGAATTTACTGAACACCTCACGGATCTTCTTGCCTTCTAAAATACTGATGCTCTCTGTTGCATTATAGTACAACTGCTCAGCAAGGAATGTATCCAGTAAAGCTTGCTCCTCAGGGGTGATAAACTCCCCTTTGTTGTAAAGCTTCTCGTAGTGCTCACGCGTAGCCTCCTGGGTACCTTTCCATTCGTAGTAAGAAGCTTTACCGTTCTTAGCTACATAGAAGTTAGCCAGGTACATCTGTAACTTGTCAATGTCAAAGTCAGATCCTGCTTTACCAGTGATCTCTGAAGGCACAACTACCATGTCACCCATCTCTCTTGGCAAGAAGCCTTTGATAGTGATACTCTCAATAGAGTTCATACCTTGTGTAGGGATACGGAAACCAAGGGCTTTTAAGATACGTGGGTCAATGTCTTTTACATTGATCACTCCGTTTACAGCGCCCGGCAGATTAACACCTTCTAAGAAGTTAGGAAGATAGACCTCCATGTTGGCAATCTTGCCGTTCTCCATACGGTAGAACTTCAAGTCATTGCTTACCATGCGTACAGAAGCTTGCTCCTCTACACTTAAGTCTTCCAGCTTCATACCTTTGGTAGAAGTCCAGACACCGTCTTTTAAGTATACAAAGCTTCTGCTCTTACTCTCAAATAATGTGCTGGCCACCTGTACTGCAGGCTTACCGTTCATCTTCTCTGAGATCACACGGCTGTCTACAATAGAGTTCAGGATATTGTCAATCTTCTTGCGGTTAGGCAGCGCATCTAATGGGTAGCGGAAGTCAGTCTTGCCGTACTCATTTTCAATAGTGTCAATAGCATCAATGATGTTATCAGGCAGGTCACGGCTCTTAGCTTCTTTTCTTAAAAGAGAGACCATCTTGGACACGTCCTTCACAGAATACTTACCTGCGGCGTTACGGGTAACACCCAGTTCTTTGAGTAACTTTTCTTTACCCAGCATCACCATTTGAGCCAGGATATTATTGTACTCTGTTACTAACTTCTCAGCCTCAGGGGAAGTATACTTACCTCTGAACTTGAAGTTAGACATGATGAGTTTAGTCGGCTGTGTACCACGAACTACCGCACTCTTAAATGCGTTAGGCATCTCTTGCTGAATACCCAAGTAACGGCTTAGTAAATTTTGTACAGGAATATCAGGCAGGTTAACTGCACCTTCTTCTTCTACGATGTTTACTTTACCTTCGCTATTGTAGATAGCAGCAAACTCACCTTTCTGGTTGAGCATGTTACCAACCTTCTGACCAGACTCAAAACCAATAATGTCTATCTGTCTGTCTAAAGCACTTAAGTATAAGTTTTCAAAAGCAGTATTTTCTACCTGGCGGTAGAACTTAGGCTGCGTAGAGTTCTTTAAGAACACGGTGTGCATCAAAGGACTCTGTGGATTGTATCCAAAGTACTGAGGCTTCAATACCTGTAGAACAGTGCCTGGATTTCCCTTAGCTAATGTTGCTCTTGCAGCATCTAGTTGAGCCTCTGAGTATGATCGGTAAGCTACATGGTCTTCAGGCTTAGAGCTGCGGGCAATCATTTCATAAGCAATTTCATAATCCCACTGAGCTTGTTGCTCGTGCGTCATGCGAGAGCTTAAGTACAACAGGTCACGGAACATGTCTGGCATGATCCAAGCCTGGGCATCAGCTTCGTTGATGTCTAAATACTTAGCTGCATCTCCGTAGTTCTTGCCCTTGCTATCTACTTTTAGTTTTACAAACTTTCCGTCTGCTGTAAACTCTGCACCAATACGCTCCTCAACTGCAGCTTTATCTTTCTGTAATTCTACCATGGATTTGTACATAGTCTCTACGTACTCAATCATCATGGCTGCTACAACAGTGTTGTCCTTGAAAGATATGTTGTTAAACGTAGCCAGTTGCTCACCAGAGCGTCTCTTACCATCATGGCGGGACATATTGTCATCCATCCATTGTCTGATCTCCAGGTTGTCAATAAAGGCAATCTTGGTAGAGTTGGCACCGTTAGAACGCTTAGCCAGGTCTTTGTATAAAGCAGGGTGGCCATAGATCAACTTGTGTTGTTCTGCTACTGCTACTTCTTTGTTGATTACAAGGAAAGCAATCAGGTTGTTCAACTCATTTTCTGTGATAGCATTCTTATCCTGGATACCGTAACCGGCCAGTAACTCTGCGTTGATAGAGTTAGTGGCGTAGATCACTTCACCTGCTTCATTGTCACCTACATCAAAGAACATATCCATGTCTTCCAGTGCAGCCTTAGTACGCTCAATCTCATTGTTGATGTACTCCATGATACGGCTAGATACTTCAGTAGACGAAATCAAACTGCTCTTGGTAGTTTTTCCTTCTACCACAGACTTGATCCGTGCACTGAACTCAGGTCCCAGGATATCCCGGAAGTGAGCCAGCTTCTTCACCTCAGCACCGTAGTACTGGATGTTGCTTGGGTTCTTGTGCTCAGCAATGGCCGCATCAAGCTCATCACTTAGTTGGTCTAAGTATATCGTGAGAACTTTACCACCGGATACGAATATGTTAGCATCATCAAAACTTACCAGGGACTCATTAAAGCCAAGACCAAACTCTGTACTCTTGTCTGAGTTAATGATGGTATAGTGTACGTTTCCTAACAAGTGGTTGATCTCCTGCATTACGCGGTCCGGGTAAGTCAACACATCAGTGTTCTTTCCTGTACCGGTTGCTTCTGTCACACCACTAATCAGGTGATAGTTCAAGTCAGCACCTTTACGCTTCTTGCCATTTCTGTCAAAGAAGAGCCCTCCTTTTTTCAGCAACATAGAGTTGGTCTGATACGGGTGTAATACGACTGTACCCTGGCTGTCTACGGTTCCAAACTGTGGATTGCTCGTTACAAAGTCAGCTAAAGTCTTAGCCACCTTGAATGAGTTCAACAGGTAAGAAATAGTAGAAGGCTGTGTAATCGTATACTGGTTCTCTCCTTCTGCATTCTTATGTACCAGAACATTCTCCTCTGGCGTAGTAGCTACTTCAATGTTAAGTAATGTTTGGATTGGACCATTGACAATGCTTCTTCCAAAGAGCTGGTCAATCGTGTTGATAGACTCGTCTGTGATCTTACTGCGGATAGCACTGTAGGCATCCATGATCTCTGCCTCAAACGATTGTAAGGCTTTATTGCTGGCAGTAAACTTGATACCCATGATATCCAAAGCGTCCAGTACAGAAGCAAAGTCCGTAGCGCCCATAGCCTGAGCATACTCGCCAGAAGTTCTGTCTAGTATAATGCTGCCATTGTCATTGATAGTAAGTAACGTCTCGCCGTTACGCTGGTTATAAGGAACCGCAGTATCTTTGATAGCATTGCTCCACTCAGCACGCTTGTTATTCTGAGACGCTGTGTCCAGGGAGGCATCATTATAGATAAGTCCGTCACCACCAAACACCATCTTGATAGGGTCATTCTGCATGTTGGTCAAGCTCTGCTCAAACGCAATACGTAGTCTGACATCATCCGGGGTCAGGTTAGCAACTTCAATCTTAGCACCTGTCTGTGGGTTCAGGTACTTCAAGCGTACCTTCATACGATAGATCCACTCAAAGCCTTCTTTGTACACGCCGTTCTTCTTCTGGAAGCGCTTGTCTAAGGTGTCAAACATCGCGTCAATACCAGGAACAAACTCACCACCCTCAATGCGCGACATAGAGCCGTTCAGTTCATTAAGCAGGATAGCATAGATACGGTCATAGTTGCTTAGCTTAGGAAGACCCAAAGCGTTTTTCTTAAACTCATAACGCTTAGTCTTGTCATTGTACACGTCATCTGTCAAGCTGCCCATAAGTAACTTGAAGTTGGTTGCACCAAATCTGCGTGGGTCAATCTTTACAGCGTCTGTAATACCCAGGCCATCTGAGTTTAACTCATCCGGAATAGCCTCCAGGTCTTCAGAGATATCAGAAAATGATACACCAAAGCGGCCTATGCTTCCCTTGAACAACTCATAAAGCTCCATAGGTTGTTGCTTTATAGTTTCCATCTGTGTGTACAGACGGTTGCCAGGGATGAAGTAGTTATCTTTTAGCTCACGCTTCTCAGCTTCTGTAGCTTTACGGCTTACTTGTTTCTCATACTGCTTGACATAGTTTTGAAACACCGCGTCAAAGTGTGCTGTAATAGCCGTATCCATGTCTTGCAAAGCTGCATTGAACAGACGCACCAACTCTTTGTTGTTGTTGGCATCCGTCTTGATCAGGGCATCCATGTTCTTACCTTCTTTATAAAGGTTCATGAAGAAGTAAGACGTTAGTCCTTCTACTGCATAAGTAGTTACCTCTTGTGTGGTTCCAGGTATAGAACGGTAAACAGCTTGCAGGTTGTTCAGGTCACGCACCGGTACCGCATTGGCAAAACCACCCTGGTTGATTTTCACAAACAGGTTATTGACCACGTTGTCCATTTCAGCACGGTCTTCTTTGCTAAGGCCCAGGATCTTCTTGATGAAGTCCATCACTTTGGTAAAGAAGCTCTTTGCCTTTGGAGCACCTACCGGGAAATTACCTGTTAAGATATAAGTACGGAACTCCTCAGCCAGCATCTCACGTACATCGTACATGTTGGCATCCTTGTATTCTTTGGTCTCACCGGTGAACGGGTTGGTAAATGTACCTTTTCTGCTGCTAAATTCCTTAGCAAGGATAGCCTGCTCAGGAGCGGTCAGGTATGCGTTCCACACAGCCTCAAAAGCTTCGTGGAATGCGGTGCCTTCTTCTGCATTCTCATACAAGAAGATAGCTCCTCTCATAAACGCACCATAGGCCTTATTGTGAATTAACGTGCTTACTACATGTAAGGGTACGCCTGGTAAGACGCGGGTCAAAAATGCCTGCACCTTTGCCAGGTCTTCACGTTTCACATCCGGGTTACCTAAGGATAGTCTATAGAACTCATCCTGGAATGGTACTTCACCATCTTCCAGGTTGGCTATGTCATTGCCCAGTAACACACTCATAGCCGTAGGGTCCAGTCCTTTTGTAGCAGGGCCAGCCGCTGGTGCCGGAGGTGTTGCAGCCGTTGAGCTGCCTGCAGTGGTTACCTGGTCTGCAGGTACTACTACCGCCGCTGGTTTTGCACCACCCATTCTAAGGGAACTCTTGCCTGTTGCAGGTGTATCTTCTTTCTTAGTAGGGCTCTTTGTACCTGCTACCGTAGTTGGCGCAGGAGTAGCCGTTGTAGCAGCAGGTTGAACTGCTGTGGTAGGCATAGTCTTGTTCCACTTTAGTCCGCCTGTTGCTGCAGGAGGTGTTGACACTAATGTATCTTTTTCACCAGGTGCCGGGATCTTAGAACTTACCGGCTCATCAGAGGTGTTGAATACTAAGTATCTACCTTCTATCTGATAATCAGCACTGTTTACATTAGGGTTGTAAGGTTGGGAGTTGGTATACAGAATAGGTCTTCTGCCACCAGTGTTGTCCATCAGAAAAGCGTTGTAGCTTGGGAAGGTCTCCCGCTCTGCTACACCACCGTTCATCTTCACTGCCTGGAATGCTCCTTTCTTGTTCAGTAAACTATTGTTCACCGAGTAGTACAGGTTTTCCAGGATTGCCTCAAAGTTTCCATCTATAGAAACTTCTGTAAATGCCCAGGACTGTGTGCCACGGAATAACTTACCCTTGTTGACATAGAACTGGTTAGGTCCTGCTGCCTTACCTTTATCAGGAGAAGACCAGAATACAGTACCGCTTAGGTAGTTTAAAATATCTTTCTTTTGACGGGCCTGATCAGCAGTTAAGTTTTTCTTACCCATCAGTTTTGTCAGTGCCTTTAGTGCATCCTTTAAGTTCACAAGCTCTTCTTCTGAGAACTTGCGGCTCTTAATTCTAAACACGTTACCTGTCTTTTTACCACGGGCAACCATACGGCCTTTGTCTACACCACCCATGTTAAGGGCTTTGTCTACTGTGCCAATAGCCAGTTCAATAACTTCACCATTAGGATGCTCTAGGTTAAGGAAATCATCTGAGTCAGATTTGATCACACTGCCTTGTAAAGCAATCTCCTGAGGCATACCTGTATTGATATCCTTTGGGGCCAGTCTTACTGTACCTTTGCTTCTTCCTACTACAGGGAAAGCAACTACTTCACCTGCAATATTACTAGCCTTGATGGCGTCGCGCTCTGTCTTGAAGTTTTCAATGGCACCAAGTATCTGGTCATCTGTTAAATCTTTAGTGGCAAAGTTTTTCTTAACCAGTTCAACGGCTTTAGCCTTGTCTTCACCAAAGAGTACCTCACTGCCATTCATGGAAGTGTAGACAATAGTGTCCTTGGTAGGATTCTGTAACTCGTTACCCTCCTGGTCCACATACACAAAGCTGTCTCCTACTTTCTTTACGACTACCAGCTTGATATCATCCTGGTACTTGTCTTCGCGTCTGATGCCAAAAGTATCATTGGCCGCTGTAACAGGAATTAAAAAGTAAGTGTCTGGCTCAAACATCATGCGCTCCGTAAAGCGGAAGAAGCGGTTAGAACCGTTCTCTGTATTTAATGTGCCATCCCAGTTAAAGTGCTGGCCGGTTGTCTTAAAGAAAAATGTAGAGCCAAACACAGGCTTTGAACTTCTCACCTGTCCTTCTTCATCTACCTCGTCCTCTTCAATGCCGTCATTGTCCGTATCTACTACCGGTGTATTATCCGGCTTATTAGTAGGGTCTAAATCTTCCGGTCTGGGCAAGTCATCTGTTACTTCAACACTAGTGTCTTCTGCAGTAGTAGCAGTTTGCTCTGCACGCTTCTTAGCAAAGGCCCGGAATGCTTTGTAGTTTCTGTCTAAGTAGTTGGCAAAGAAGTCAGGGTCTGCTAATAAGTTGATGTGCTCCAGTACTGATCCCTGGTCTTCCTGTAATTGGAAGTAGTCTGTCAGGTTACCAAAAGCATCATTGGCTACAGCAGTCTGTACCGGACGTTGTCCGTTTTTCTCCAGCTCCGCGTTTACATATTCTGTAAAGAATTGACTGCCCTGCTTTTTGAATTGCTCCAAAGCTGCAGCTGTTTGCTCCGCACTCTGATCTGCTGACAAGCCCTTGTTGCCTTTAATAGCATCTACCTTGTCTAAGTATTTGGTCAGGGCTTTTTGATAGCGCTCCAATTTCTTGAGCTTGGCTTTCTTCTCAGCACCTAACTTAGGATCTGTGTTGACTTCAATTTCCTGCTGCAACATGTTCACCTCTTTTTCCAGTTCTAACTGAGAGGTTAAAGTAAACACGGTGGAGAAAGGCAGGTTCTCAAAACCTTGCTTAGTCTTGATGCCATCCAGTACCTGTTGTTGTCTGGTAATTGTAGCTTGGTAAGTATCCTGCATAAAAGTCATCTGGTTCACAGCTTCTTTAAATGCCATGTACCGGTATGCCTCATCAATAAACTCAGGGGTACCAATTTTGTGTTGTCCCGGATTGAACGGGTTGACAAACTCTGTCTGCAGTTTGTTGTGGATCTTAGCCACTTGTTCTGCACGAGTCTGGAACTTAGTCACCTGCTGCACCATGCTCTCATGGTTCTCTTTAGAGAACTCCACACCAAAAGCCTGGGTAAATTCCTCAGGGCTCAGGTTCTTCACATAGTCTTGCATTCTACCTGTAAGTACATCCAGTGTACCGGTAGTGATACCTGTCATGATAAAGTGACGCATAGCATCATCCTGGATATCATGAAAAGTCTTCTTGTCTTTATCAACTGCCGCGTCCTTCATTAGGGAAGCAAAGTTGGCCTGCATGGTTACTCCTTCCTTTGGATTGAAAGAGTAAGCCAGTGGGTTCTCATAAATGGCATTAAGGTTATTCTTTAACGCGCCCAGACGAGTCACCTCATCAGCTCTGCGCTTGTCGTAACCTTCTCTGTCTTTTACGTACTCTACAATGTTACCTGCATTTTCAAATAACTTAGAGCCAGCTCCCAGGATAGAACCTGTTAAGAAACCGGAGATAAATGTCTTGGCACCTTGTACAGAAAACTGTTCAGCTGCTGCCATACGCATAGAATCAAAAGCAGCATCTACTTCATGGGATTTCTCCTTAGTAAGATACCAGTTCTGCACCGCCGCGTTAGACATGTCCTGTGCATTCTCCTGTAAAGCTTCTGCCAGGTTAGCCTGTACATATTTTACAGGGTTCTTTAATAGTGTACGCTTGAACGCCAACCAGCGGTTGTCAGCTGCTTCAATAAAGCGCTTGCCCATCTTGGCAGCATCTTTATTACCCAGCATGATAAGGCCTTTAGCCACATCATCATCAAGCATGTAGCGTAGTGACCCAAAGCCTTTCAAGATATTACCAAAGGCAATCTTGTTACTAAGCAGGATCATGTAGGTATTGATAGCACCATTGGCCTGTGCCGCTTGTAAAGCTTCATCAGACATAGCCTGCTTCTCCAGTTCATCCGGCTCACGGCCCTTCTCTGTTAGAAACTGTGCTGCTCTCTTCTCTTGTAGTTCAGTGAATGTACCTGCTGCTTCTGCCTTAGCTTCTGCAATGGCCATGTTCAGTTCACGTATATCACGGTAGAAAGAACCAAAGCCACGGGCTGTAGTTCTTGCCAGGGCTTTAGAGCCTCCAAAAGCAATGTCATCTACGCGGCTTAGTTTTTTAAAGTCATCAACAAAGTCAATAGTATTGCCTAAAGGCATTAAGTTTTTCCCTACAAATTCTGCAGAGCGTGATACGCCACTCCAGATCTTTCTTAACGTACTGGCTTTTTGTGTAGCATTGACTAAGTCTTCTGTACGTCTGGCAACCTTACCAATATTAGCAGCAAGCTTTGCAGTACGCACTGCCTGGATCTCACTGGCACCACCAAATGTAAGTGCGGTTAAAGCAGACAAAGCTGCCTCTTCAGCAGCAATCTCAGCAATGGCACCAATGGCATAGCCAGACTGCTGTACAGTGGTAGCAATGGTGTTGAAGTTAAATACGGAATTACGGTCAGCCTCTGTCTCAAAGATGGGATTGTTGTTGAACATGGCTTGTTGCTTCATGTTGATCTCCTCCATCTCAGCCTGCTCAAAGGCAGCCTTTAATGAGAAGTTACCACCAGCCATGTCACCCATTACTTCAAATGTGTCACCCCAACTGCCTGCCTGTTCTTTTACTTGTTCCCAAGCCAGAGAGCCCATGCCTGAAAAAGCATTGGACAACTTGTTCATATTGGTCTGACGCTGTCCATACAATTCTTCATTGTTACGGAACGGGTCAAAGCCCAGTTCAGCAAAGTAATCTGAGTTTTGGTACCTGTCTCTGCTGGATGCAACCGGATCATAAGCAATTGGCTGCAACATCTTATCCATAGACGGCTGGCTCATCTGTGCATCAAACGCACTGAATGCCTTGTCTACATAACTACCACCAGGGTTATAGTTAGCAAAAGGGTTGTTTACGGGAGTTAGTACTGGATCTGGCTGAATGACTTGTCTTTCAACGGAGTCATTTAACAGCAACTCATTTTCTTCCATAAAGAAACGGACTTATAAAGTGTGGGGAGGGAATATCGTACTTGGGAACTACTACTGAATTAAACTTTCATAACTCGCAGTAGGACTAATAAAATTACCAGAAGCACCTGGCTTTTGCAATGACTGTTGATTACCTGTGTAAATCTGGTACATCATCTGCTCCAGTTGTCTTTGTACAGAAGTGATGGAGTTATTAAGGGCAGGGTATAAAGTCTTTTGCTTTGGAATGCCTTTCTCCATGTAATTGAAAGTGACAATGTATTGCTGGGCTGCGGGATCTTTAAGTACCGTGTAGTCAAAGCCAAACTTCTTCACAGCTGCAGGAGCTTTGAGCATCTGGTTTTTATCAAAGCCTAGATCACTCATGCCTGGCAAGTCAAAGTCCTGGTTGAAGCCTTCTATCTGTGCCTGGTCAACCGCCATCTCAAGACCGTTGTTAAGGGTACGTATGGTTTTTGACCAATCATCACTGGCAAATCTCTTCTCACCCAATAGCTTTTTCACTTCGTCCATGTTGTAGATAAGCTTTACAGACGGCTTGCCATTGACACCTACTTTAGTAAGTCTTACTTTATCAATGAAGTTGTCAATGTTGCCACGGGTAAGGTCCATTAATTCTTTGATCTTCTCACGGTCAGCTCCCAACTCTTCCAGTTGCTTGATGTTGATAGGGTAACCTACCCCATCTTTATCTACAATCTGGTTAGGCATGTTAGACGAACTCATAGCTTGTACGGCAATGTTCTGCGCCTGCTCACGGTCTTCCTTACGGTCAGTGATCAACTCTATCTCCTGTCCCATGATAGCTCCTTCTACATTCATGTAGCGTTGCATCAAAGTAGCAGTCTTGCCTTTAGCCAGGTCATACGCTTTGTTGTATGTCTCTTGCAGGGCATCCCAGCGGTCTTCTGCACGACTGACTGCTTCTCTGGAAGCCATACCAAAAGAAGATGCTCCAGGTATACCTTGTGCAGGCACATTTACCATGTTCTTGATAAAGTTCTTTACAAAAGATTCTTTGCTGGTAAATCCTAAATTAGCCTTCATGTAGTCATTGAGTGTCATCATCTGACCACCTTTCATCAAAGGTTTGAAAGCCGGGTCTTGCCCTACTTTCTTTTCTACCTCAGCATGAATCTGGGAGAGGTTCGTAAACTGTCCGGCAAGGGCAGCATGACGCTGGATACGGTTGAACACATTGGCGTTCACTGATCCTGCTTTGGCACCGGCAGCAAGTATTTCTGTTGCCCGGTCATACATCATGTTATATAACTGGTTAGGACTGTCTCCTAACTTATAGCTCTTAGGAATAACACCTACATCCTGCAAGCGTTTGTGTTCTTTCTCCAGCTCAGGGTTTGTTAAAAACTTACCCGTTTTAATCACGCCAGATAGGTACTGCATGTAAGCAGGGGATACCATCTTATCAGGACTTTGCATACCTGCTTCTGAAATGATACTGGCCCCTGTGCTTAAATATTCATCAGCCGTGCGGTTGAACTGCTCAGTCATTCGCTGGTGAGCGGCAACAGGATCTGTGCCCATGATACTTTTACCTACATAGATAGGTGTATCATTAGGATTACCTGCGTCCTTCTTATTGCCGGATGAACTGGAGCCTGAACCAGAGCCCGAAGCTCCACTGCCGTAGCGTGTCTGAAACTGTGAGTCATCCTGCAACATCTTGGCCATAGTCTTTTCCATCTCAAGGTTAGCCTTGAATACCGGATCTATGTCAATCTTGTACTTGTTATTGATAGCCTGGTTGCGGGCAAAGTTTTGGATCAGTGCATTCTTGTTGGCCCTGCGGAAGAAATCTTCACCACCATTAAGCATGCTGTTATATTCATCCTGATATTCTTTAGCATCAGGCTTAGAGTACTTGTCAATATTCTCCTGTAAGGAAGAAGAAGAATTCTTGTAGCTTTCTAATTGAAGGGCTATGTTTTTACGCTCTGTCAATTCCTCAACAGTAAGTTCACCTTTAGCTTGTTTAGCCTTGAACTCTACGTCCATGGCATCAAGCTTCTTGGTCATCTCTGTAACCTGCTCATCTAGGTCTGACTTTCTTTCTGTGTAGTATCCTCTTTGCTTAGTCATGTAGCCATCAGCTACCATCTTCTTAGCAGTAGGTTCGTCATACCCTAAACCCTGGTATTGCTGTACCTGGCTGCGGTAATCTACCACACCCTGTACACGGAACATATCATCAGCCTGGGGCATACTGGCCAGTTCATTAGCCGCCCATTCTTTAAACAAAGGCACAGCACCGTCACCATTTGTGCGGGTGATCTTATACGCATTGTTGGGTCCTCCCTGGCTTTCTGTTTCAATCATCAGGCCCTGGTCTTTGGCACGCTTTTTCAACTCAGCCATTGTATCAAAGTAAGGAACATACTTGTTCACCTTGACTTTAGATATAGAGCCGTCACCACGCTTTGCCATAGAAAGCTCATTGGCTGACAGGGCCACATAGTTAGCACCGGTCTGCCAGTATTGTTCTCTGACCTTGGGATCATTGGATTGTGCCATAGAATCAGCACGGGTACGCTCTGCGTTGATAGCAGAGGTCTTGGAGTAGTCCATCAAAAGGTCCTGGTCTTGCCAGAATGGAGCATACACTTGTTGGGCAGCATCCACATTTTGCATCTGTGAAAAGTCAACCCCTTGTAATTTCTTTAGTTGGTCCTCGGCCTGTTTGATATAGTTGTCTCTGACCACTTGATTGTCTGACACTGACAGTGCAGCATTACGGATCAAGCTGTCTGAGGATTTAACCTGGCTCAGTCCTTGCTCAAACATGGAAGATCTACGCTGAAGCATAGAGTTCATCATACCAAAGTCCGGTGTGTATAACGGAAGCGGTGCTATAATGTCTGAGCCTGAAGGATACGGATTAATAGATGCCATAGTACATTAATAATATACAAAAAAAATCTGATAAGTTTAGTAAACCTGGGAAGTTTACTGTGTCATTCTCATGGCTGGAAACTGTCTGTTTTGCATACCGGCCATCATCTGCATGAATGGGTTCATCACAGAAGTAAAATCAGGGTAGCCATCATTGTCCTTATCAGTGGTAGTAGTACGGCCTTTTTGTTTCATCTGCTCGTCAGCCCATGCAGTTGCTTTGTCCATGGGCATTTTTAAGGTCTCCGTAGCATACTTGATCATCTCAGGATAAGTAGTTGCTGCTGCACCTGTACCTCTTGCACCACGGATCATGCTGTTGATGTCACGATTAGGATCTTTCTGTTTGGCAAATCCTGTACGGGAGTCAATCATGAAGTAAGGGTTGGTAGCATTGATGCCATCCACCATTGCACGGTTGTTCCAGGCATTGTTGTATGCTGCCAGCAATTGACTGTCAGCAGCACTTTGGTTACGGAAGTTTTCTTTCAGTGCATTGTTTGCCATCTCGTTGTACATCGTACTTGCCTGGGCACGGTTAGCCAGATACTGGTTATCCATCTGTGCACCTTGTGTCTCATACTGATTGGCAATCATTACGTTTTGCTTATTTACCGCTCCTGCGTTGGCTTCATTGGCTGCCAGGTTTCTTCCTGCCACCTGTGATGCGCCTGCTAAGAATTGCTGTGGTCTTCCAAAGGTTCTCATACCCTGCATCTGCATGTTAGCCATCTCAGCATTCGCTGCATAGTCGCGGGTAGGGTCCATGAATACGGCCTTTGGTTTTACATAACCAGGTGTAGCTACAAAGGGCTTGATCGTAGGAATGGTTGCTCTGGTAGCCAGGGCCTGCATACCTGCCAGCTTATCTGGTAATAAGTAATCAGCATTAGGCATTTTATATGGAGCACCTGCTGTCCCTGGTTGTGGACCTGAAAGCATTTCCTCTTCAGACGTAGAACTAGTGTAAGGAGGGTAGCTGTTAGGTACAGGAGCCAAAGTAGGCAACTTCATCTGTACTGGGATAGGCATAGGAGCTCTTTGGATAGGGTCTACTTTTTCCATCAAACGCGGTGCACGGAAATCATAATAACCGTCATTGAACTGTTGCTTTAACTGCTCATCGGTTAACTGATTCACTGCTTTACCAGGATACATCTTCTTGCCCTTGTTAGTTAAAGGGACATTCTTTAGATAATTCACAAACTGGTTGTTGAACTCAGGATCTTTTTGAGCACTCTGGATCATCCACTTCTGCCACTGGTCCACATTGTTTGGACTGCCCGTATAGCCACGGTTTCCATAATAACTTGCCACGTCATTAAAACTGTCAAAAGAGTTCTCACGCATATCTTTCATGCCTGGTGTTCTCTTTCTGTAGTCCTCTGTTACCTGACCCTTAGTCTGGTACTGAGTTAAGCCGCCAAAAGCAGCTTGTGGCATAGCAGACTGTGCGATGTCTGGAATGCCTTGCGGGAAACCTTTCATGCTCTCCTGTAATAGGGCAAGCTGACCCAGCTTTTTTTGATTGTTGTCCATCATCATTTGAGCAGTCTGCTTTTTAAGCGGGTCTGCCAATGGATCATCAAGTACGCTCTTGTACTTGTTCAGGTCATATTGCTTTGCCAGTTGAGCTGGAGTGTATTTTTTCTTAGAATCTGCACTTTTACCAAACATCTCCAGAGCGGCACCTCCAACCTTCATCTTCTTTGTGTCAGAGAATATAAAGCTGCCAGGGTTCAGGTTAAGCGGCGTACCACCTTGAGAGTGACGCTTACCGCCAATCTTCATGTGTTCCTGCATGCCGTCACCATCCAGGTCACCTACAACAGTCTCTCCTTTTTCTGCTTCCAGGTTAGCTTCTTCTCTTGGAACGGGCTGTAAGGTATCAGATACGGACTGGTAAGGACTATCCTCACGCATTTGGTTGTCTAACACCGGTTGACCTAAGTCAAGGTTGTAACCTCGCTGGCCACCATAAGCCATGTTAGGCATGTCCTTAATACGTACTCTGTATGTTTTCATAGGAATATAGTCTACTCTTTAATATAACAAAATTTCTGGAGTTTAACAAGCTAAACCTAAAAGGTTTAAATGAACTCCACATCACCGCCCATAGCTTTGATCTGCATGATCTGGTCTGCTGTAAGCTCATACTCTCCACCTTGCTGCATCATTTCTACGTGCAGGTGATCTCCTTCATCAATGATGTCTTCAATGCCGTAGCGCTGGCGGATCTGTGGGCTCTGGCTTAAAAGGCCTTTCAGTTGATTGTAAGCCCTTCTATCAGAAGAGTTGGCACCAATGTCAATAGCTTTGTTCTGGTAATGCTTGGAGCCACTCATGTGCTTGCTGTCATTGCCGGAAGAAATCTTCAGGCCAGGAAACTGTGCACTCATGTCTGTAGCAAAAGCACTAAGACCTGCATCCAGGTTATTGATGTTTACTCCTGGCTTAGTATCCAGGCCGGTATAGTTTGCATTGGTTGTACCAAAAGCATCGCGGGTTATCTTACCCTTACCAAAGTAATCCATAGCTCCCTTAGGCCCTGCAAAATGAATCATCATTTTTATCTGGTCTACAGACTGCTTGGGATTGTACTGCTGTTTAATCTTCTGGGCATACGGCGTCAGGGTATTAGCATTCCAATAGTCAAAGTATTTTTCCTGGGCATCCGGAGTATCTAAGAAAGCTTGCTTGCTGTCTACTCCTGTTACCGTGCGGATAGTGTCTTTGTGTTGGTTCCATAAGAACTGATACTTACCCGCTGCAGAACTTGCCAGGGAACCGTCTTTCTTTTTAGGAAGGGCCCGGTAGTCGCCGCCACTCTCACGGGTAGCAATCTGCTCTTTTAATGATATAGAGGCAGATTTAAAGTTTGTCTCTGCAGGTTGAGCAGGCATACTAGGCATCTCCGGCATAGTCTGTGGCATATAGTCCATAGGGTTCACCAGGGCCGTATTACTAAACGCATCAATAGAAGGCACCATGTACTGTTCTGTCTCAGCGTTAACTCCTCCTACCTGAAAGAACCGTCCACCATTGTACTGTCCTTCCGGAGACTTGACACCCATTTGATCTGGTCTGAATAAACCATAGTCAGAAGGCCCTACACCGTAGTTACCTCTATCCATGGAGTTTTCTCCTTGTTGGTTAAACTGGGCATTACGGTTACGTAATAAGGTATCACGCTCTCTTTCAGCATCACCCTTGTTGAAAGCTGCATTGTAAAGATTAGCAGCATTATATCCTGCATTCATCACATCCATGAAATTAACTGTCCTTTTAGGTAGGTCAATTTCAGGATTCTCCTTAGCAATACGTTGCTTTAGGTCATTGGCAAATACAGCATCTGCAGCAGCACCTGTAGGAGCCTGAGTAGGAAAAGCCTGATTTGTCATTTGAAAATCATTGCTGGCCTGATCAATCATTTCCTGGTCAGATAATTGAAACTGAAACTTGTTAGGAGTTATCTGAGGAAAAGTGTTCTGCCCTGCCAGCTGAAATTTCTTAAGCCCTGTTATACGGATCTTCATGTTATAGTACTTCAAAAGTGTAACCAAGCCTTTTTAACTCTGCCATCTGTGCAGGAGTCACTTCCATTTCATCACCTACTGAATGCTGTCCTCCATTTTTCATAGAGCCTCCGCATTCAAAGCATGGCATACCGCCTGCTTCATAAAAGGCATTACCTGAGAATGTAGAGCCGCCGTCTTTCCATGTCTTTCTGGCAAATGCCCTGAAAAATGGATTGTTGTCTAAGTTCTTTTTATGTCTGGCATAGAAAGCTGCTTTTCTCTCTGGGTCTTTAGGATGCTGACCTAAGTTAGAATCCCCAAAATATTTGACAGTGCCATCAGGACCTGTTACTTTATGGGTCTTTCCTTTTCTGTCATTGCTTCTGCTTACAGTGTACCCACCATTAGCCATCTGCTCCATCTGTTCCTCAGTCATCTCCTGGTTCTCCGGAGAGTACATCATGTTGTCATATACAGAACCGGCAAAGTCATCCATAAGAGTGATCTTGCTTGCCTGCCAGGGTTCCAGGTCAGAATCTGGCTTAATGAACTTACGAAGCTTATCCAGCTTATCCATCATAGCATTGATCTGAGACAGAGCCATCTCACCATCTGGTTGACCACCATCACCCATGAACGGCATATAACCGCCGTAAGCATACCCGTAGTCATCCATCTTATCCAGGTTACCGGCAGCTGCAAAACGGGCACGAGCAATTTCTTCTGGCATTTTGCCTCCCTCTGCATATTGTGCTTTAGGTTTTTTTCCTGCAGCTTTCATTGCCATAGCAATAGCTGCTTGTTGTGCTGAACCGCCATAGGCCATGTTACTCATGATCTTTGCTTGTACAAATTCCGGTAAAGCTTTAAAGCCAGGATTATCTGTACCGCCACCATAAGCTTTCTCAGGCGTTACATACAATGAAGTATTAGCCCCCACGTTTTTAAAGTAAGGATTATCTAAAGTCTTTTTGCGGCAGTTGATACAACCTGCACTCATGCGGTTATCAGATACTTTATTATTGTCAAATAATTTCTCCCTGTCACCTAACAAGTGAGTAGGAATACCGTGCATGGCTACACTCACTTTTCTGTTAGGGTTTGCAGGATCCGGAAGCAAACGCTTGTTAGGATCTGTATGCTGGATGTAAAAGAAGTTATCAGACCCATAGTTTTTACCATAGTCGGTTGCACTTGTGTTACCCTTACCTGCACGGTTCATGGTATATTCACCGGAAGGTGTAGTTCTTTTCTTATAAAACACCGGTTGTTCATCACCTGCATCTTGGCCCAGCCCAACCTCATCTTGTAAAGCAAGGTTACCATTCTCATCAAAGAAATAACCACGGGCATTCTGCTTGGATACAATACCAAACTTCTTGCCTTTGTTCTTCTCTGCGTATTGATTGTAGTAGTTGTACACATCCTGAGGAAGGTCAAAAGATTGCTCTTGTACCTCATCCTCATTCATGCCAAAAGTTCTTTCAAACCAGTTACGGTTATCTACCTTGTTGTTTACACGTTGCATACCTTTAGCGGTTGCTTTAGTTTGCGTAGTAGGTACGTAGGCAGGCATAGCGGATTGAACCGCAGGAGAAGCATAGTTTATGTTTACTCGGGGTTTCTCCTGGTACTGCAGCATGTTGAGCATTTGCTTGTTCTGCTCAGCTGTACCTTTGTAATTATTGGCAAAGTATTTATCAAATACTTTCTTACGGCTGCTAAAGTCTGCATCCATACCACGGGCCGCCATATAATCATACAAGCTGCCGCCTTTCTGCATCTCTACTTCCATACCGTACTCAGCTTTTTTCCAACCACCACCTTTGCTCTTATACCACTTAGCTGCCCATCCATTAGCGTAAGCACTTGGATACACATCATACTTTTGTCTGGCCATAGACTTAGCTCTTGACCATAAAGACGGGTTGGTAGGGACATTACCCCCTGATTTGAATTCTTCCATGTCGTTGTACATTTCTTCACCCCCAAACTCACGTCTGCGGTGTTGGTAATTTATTTTATCACTTGATGTTTTCTCTCTGGTAAACTTTGCCTTCTCTGCAGATGATAACTCAGAAGATGTCTTGGGTGTATCGTCATTAACTCTCTTGCTAGGCCTGCATGCCGGATAACCCTTGCGGGATTCTCCCTCTTGTCTGCCACAGTCTTTGCCTGTCTTTACATCTACCCACTTCTCTGCAAACCATCTGTCCAGACCACCGTGTTGACCACCTGATGCATTCTTTGGTAATACACCAGTTCCTTTTTTATAATTTTCACCAAACCAGGTTGCTGCAGCATCATTAGGAAACTGTATATAAGTCTTAGTAGAGTCTGCATAATCAAATGCATCTTTGCCTAAATACTTTAAAGTACCGTTAGGCATTTGTACTACAGTTGGATATACACGACTATCACCACTTTGCATATAGTGAGTACTAGGTCCTTTTACTCCAGGTATCTGCATAGAAGGTGTATTCTTTGGATATAGTCTTTGCACCCAATTAAGATTCTTGTTAGCATTTAGTACAGAATCAACATAAGCTGTTCCACCACCTTGCATCTTAACAGAACCTCCACACTTATGACATGTCATAGGATCAGATCCACCATCAACTGCTTTCCAAGAATGACCACAACTAGAGCAAGTAACAGATCGACTTAATAGTCCACCATTCTGCATCATTGGATACTCAGTAACGTTATCTGCATCAGGAAATAGATAGTCTTGATTAGGATACATCATTTGAGCTTGTCCAATATTAGGGACCCCTAACACAGGATAACTAACACCATCCATCGTAATATTATTAGAAGGTATGTTAGTAATCTCACCAGGATGTTGCCACTGGTTACGGGGTACTTTAGGCTTAGAAGGCTTGGACATCTTCTTTTGGATATCGGCAAGTAAACTCTTATTTAGACTCATCGTAAACTAGGTTGCAACTTGGTGTTAATTAACTTGAACAGGAACTTCACAGGGCCGGATACATTCTTTCTGAGCAGTACCCTGTTTACATAGTGGCGGAACTTCTTACGTTCCATCACATTCTTATTGTAATCCACATACCGTGCGTTGATCTTACGGGTGTATCCATTGCTGGACACATTGAACATAGGCTCCATATTAGTAGTAAACTCACCCCTGTCCTTGGTGATATCCCAGAACTGGTTGAACCGGTACTTGTTCTCTTCTTTTGAGTACAGGATGTCTACTCCATTAGCCTGGACCTTTGGATAGGTTAGCAGGGCTACCGGGTTGTTCTTTGGCTTGAGGTCAAGCTTTAGGTTACCGGAGATCTGCTCTGAGTTATATACAATGGCATTGTCAAAGTTCTCATCTAAAAGGTGGAACTTGTCCTGACCGTCATTGAAGTACTTGAACGTCTCCAGCACATACTCTACGTTTCTTACCGTAGCGACCTGCTGGCCTGTAGACACCACAAACTCCACTTCAAAAGGATAATCTTTTCCGTAGAAGTTACAGAACTGGTCTGTGCGTACATTGTGTCTCCATACGCCTCTATCCTTAACCGTTAGGAAGCTGCTTCTGCCCGGAATGATAAAGTTAGGATGCCAGTCATGGAAACTTAAGAAAGCTCCTTTGCCCTCAGCTGCCTTTGGATCATAGGAAATAGTCCAGCTGGCATCTTCAAAGTGAGAGGGGTCGCCCAAGGCTATCTTGTTCTTAGTTTTCTTGATGGTCTTTGTGCCATCAGTATTGGTAACAACGAACTCTTCTCCGTCTGTGTAGAAACCATCCACACTGTTCCACTTCATTGCTTCAGTGGTAGGCTTGAAGTCACGCTTGGTGATATAGAGCAACTCATTGGTATTATCATAGGACATGTTACAGCCTACGCCTACCAGTGGGTTATCCCCCAGGTTATAATCAGGAAAGGCACGTAGTAACTGAGAAGGCAAGTGCTTGGCAAACCACCACTTGTTTCCTCTTCTAGAAACTTCATCCATCTCACCGCCATAGCGGAATATCTTACCCTGTTCCTGGGATACCCAGTACACACCACCTGGAATACCGGCAATGGCAAATTTGCTTTGGCAAGAGCCATACTGGTACTCATCATCCGTGTTCATGATGTTACGCAACGGTTGGTTAAACAATCCCGCATCACCAATGGTAAGCTTGATGCCTCCATCAGTCTGCAGACTGTCTACACCCTGGATCGTAATAGGAGCTTCATTCTCCAGCATGATCAGGGCTCCTGTGCCACCTACTGCCTTTAGAGCCGTCACACGAGATGACATGTCTAAGTAGTTGTTGGGTAGGAACCTCACCCAGTTATCCTGCTTCTGCTCAGTCTCCTGAGGTAGCGAGTACATAATACGGTTAGGCGAATAAGCATAGCAGTTCTCAGCAATGCGCGGATCATAGTCGCGGTTTTGCAAAGCTCCCCAGCTTACATAGTTATTGTACAGACGCGCAACACTTAAGGAGTAGTCATACTTATAGAAGTTGCTTGTCTTGATATTGTCAGAGCGAAACATGGTCTGCACATCTGTGAACCGGTCCGGATCATAGTGTCTCTTACTGGCGACATCTTCCCAGTCCCTGAAAGCCAGGTTGACCTCTGATTCTACCCAGAAGTCACGTACCCCGTTACAGGAAATATAGAAGTATCCTTTCTCCACAAAGAACCCTTTGTCTACGCGGTCATCTAAGTGACGGCCTATGCTCGGGAAATTAGTAATGTCTTTGTTGGGCTTACCATTTTCTATCCAGTAACGCGGATAGGCCACCGTGATATAATTACGGTAGTCGTAGGCAATGTTATCCGGCTGGTCATAGAGCCACTCACTAAAGAAAGTGAATGGGTTCTTCTCTGTATAACGACCAACGTACACATCCCCACCAAACATGATGTCTGTAGAGTAACGCGTAGCTAGGTCTGTACCCACATTGTACATACAAGTGTAGACAGGAACCTGCTTAATGCTTTCCAGCTGTCCGTATTGGGAAGGAAAGTTGATCTTGAGTGCACCATAATGCGCGGAGATGTCGGTTGTAACATTCTTGTTCAGGTCAACTTGCAGCTGGCCCTTTGTCTTACGCGAGATATCAACCCGTAACGGATTGGCAATCTCTTTGGTTGTGCTGACAAACACATAACCACTGCGGTCTACGTTATTGATCTTGTAGTTATTGTAGTTCTGCAGGTTGTTGTTTACATAGAAACTATCTGCAACACCCCTGCGACTGTTGTCTGAGGAAGCATTAAGACTGAAGTTGCTGTAGTAACCGTGAGAGTTATACTGTGCTGAGTATTGTTTTTCCGGCAGTAAGGAGACGATGACACTGATGATCTTCTCATTGTACATGTCAGCCATCAACTTAGCCGTAGAAATCAAAATAACAATGTTGGCTACGTGCTGTGCAAGAACAAGTGCGTACGCCACAGCATTTGCAGCTGCACCTACACCAAAGGCATCAGAGCCACCCGGAGGGCCGGGAAATGATGCAGGAGCACCACCCACCTCAAAAGAGAGCGGAAGGTCCTCGCTGGCAGCAAAGGTCAGTTTCTTACTGGCACCTGTAGCCAAAGCAGAGATACTGTTCATGGTTGCAAAAACCGACAACAGCTTTCCTACAATACTCAAAGAGTCTGAGATCTGTTTGAACTTAGGGTGTTTGTACACATGCTCAAAGTTTCCAAGCGCCTGGCCGTAAACTTCTGCATAAAGTTTTACCTCCTGAACACTCAGGTAAGGTTTGGAAAAAGAAGTATCCGGACTGTGAAAAGAGAACATGTCTTTTCTGTAAGCCGTAAGGGGATTAGATCTCCTGTTGCTCTTGGAACCACTCTCTATGGATTTCTCATCAGAGGTCAGGTACAGATCCGGGTTAAGGTCATTGTACGGATAGTTTTGGTACAAGCCCTTGGTCCCGTTACCACCGGGAATATTAAACTCCCGCATGTTGTTAAAGATACCCTTAGCTACAATGGTCTTGTTGCCTTCACGGGAACCTCTTAGGATCTCATAGCCTACAATAGAGGTAATGGCTTTACCGTAGTTATCTACCGGTATCTGGATGTTCTCAAACTTCACGCCCAGTACGCGGATCTTGTCCCCGCCCTGAGAGTGGTGGTAGGTCTCCTCTGATAGTTTATTATCAGGAAACTTATGGTGACGGATAGGCTTGCCACACAGGTTCCCCCAGATCTCAAACTTGTTATCCGGATAACGCTCGGTGCTTTCCCAGTAACCCATCTCCCCCTCAGCCAGTACCATACCGCCATCGGCAAGTTTAGTGCCTGGTGTGTTGGTGATAGAGGCCGTGTTATTTACCTGCCAAGCCTGTGCTGTCTGATCATTGTCGAGCTCAATAGCATCTGCTGTAGCCAGGTTGATACGCTCACTGTCTAAAGCTTCCCTGCCAGGAATATGGAAAGAAGCACTCTTGTCCCCTGTGTTATATACCCAGCGGATAAAGAACGCGTACTGCTCATCTCTCATGTAGCCGGTGTTGTTTCCCCCGTTGGCATAATAGTTAGCCGGGTACTCTACACTCACCCACTTAGTGCGGATCTGGTTAGCCAGGTTCTGGTAGTTAAAGTCAAAGCGGTTATAGATACCCGTACGCACTAAATAATTATTCAGGCGGAACATGGCATCACTCTTCTCAATAGCCGGAGTGTTCAACGGGATCTGCTCCAGCGGAATAGTGATCAGGTCAGGCTCTGCAGAGTCAATAAATAACTTGGTCTGACGGGTAGAGTATATACCCAGTCTTTTGGCCACTGTGCTTTGATTTACCACTGAGATGAGTACTACTTCCATCTCATCAAAATCAGGGTCTGTATTGGTCACAGAAACGTCCAGGGAACCTCCCCCACCATCGTGGTCAAAGAGTCCCTGTACCTCAGACACTACTAAGTAATCTGTTACCCGAATAGAGTTGACAGTATAAGCCAGGGCAACCTGGTAAGAGCCGTTACGAAGGGTACCGGACGCCCGGCCCTTCTCAATACGTACACAAGGGATGGTCAGGATCTGGGCCAGTCTTAACTGCTCCACATCCAGTACACCTGTTGATTTCTCAATGATGCAGTCTCCCTGCATTTCTTTTGTAGTAAAATACGGCGGGCTGTCCATGGCCATCACCCGGTCAGGGTTGCGGCCATCAGACCAGTACACCTTAAAGCCACAGTCCGCGTTGCGTCTGGCAGCTCCTGTGATCAGGTTGGTCCTTCTGAAGTTTAGCTTGGGATCATTGACCACTAAACGATAAGTACCCAGGTTGGCATCAAAGACTCCAATCTCACAATTGTTATCATCTGTGGTAAACAAAGCCCAGGTGCCGTCACTGATAGGAATAGCTCCTATAAGGGTGTACGGAAGGTCAATAGTGTGAAGATTGGCTGGCTCATTTCCCAATACGCCCATCTCACCCGTATGCGTGTTGTTCACCGCATTACGGGCATGTACCCACTGGCCCTCACCTATAAAGGTTTCATTGAGGTCCTTGAGCATACCCTTGGAAAAGGTATTGATCGCACCAGGATTTTGATTGCTCTGAGCCATTATTTATAAGTCTTGTAAGTAGCAGATTGGAAAGGAGTATAGTACTTGTGGTACATGGCTTTTCTGTTCATTGCAAAGAGGTCCTGCATTTCTTTGAAGTCAGGGGTGTTGACTACCGTCAGAGCATTGTTTCTGGCAGCCCTGTATAAAGGTTCTATCAGCTGGATACGCTGGCCCACATCCTCCCCGTTCATATATAAGTTCTCCAGGATGCGCTTCTTTAGTGCGTATTCATAATACTCATTGATCAACGGGTGATCCAGAACAAGCAGGTTTCCCTCCTCATCCTCTAAAGCTCCTTCATAGTTCACATACAATTTGCCTGTCTCCAGGTAAGTGTAGATAAACCCATTTTTAATTTCTCCCTGGCTTACATCACCATGTCCGGCAAGTCCCTGCTTTTTGGCATAGTCGCTCAGGAATTTAGAAGTGGAAAAATGCAGCTTCTCAAAGTGGTCATAGATACGGGTCTGGTTGCGGATCTTCTCCACCACGACCCAGGTATCACCACACTCATTGGTTGTAGTGTAAGTATCCGTGCATCCGCAAGCCATAGCCTGTGAGCCACATACGCGGCAAACCTGCGGGTCTACCACAAACTTGACATCTTCTGTCTGCCTGCCTGCAATGACCGGCTCCTGGACCTTGTAAGAGTCCATGAGCAAAGCATAGTTCATCACATAGAAGTCTTCGGGAAGCCTGGCCTTGCCTTTGATAATTTCCAGTACCCTGTCCTTTGTGCCATGGATGCGCATACCCAAATCATAGCTGACGCGCTGGGCAACTTTGATCAACTGGGCAGGCTCTATCATACCCTCTGCATTATAGAGGGTGAAGTCTTGATTGACCTCATACATGAGTTCATCAAAGGTCCGGTACTTTATCTCTATCTTACCCATTATCTAAGGATGTTTTGCTTGTCAGGTGCAACGTCAGTTGGGATGGACAAGGTTAATTGGAAGTCTTTGAGCACGTTGCTTTCTATCTCTCCATGGATGTAGTCAGGAGCATTGAAGGGCTCCAGTTGTCTGAGCATACAGTCATCATTTGGATCACAGTTCCAGCGGCTGATAGAGTCTTCAAAAATGCCTTCTACCCGCACCGCATCCCAGTCTAAATTGGGGAAGTACAGGTAGTCATTTAAGAAGTAGTAGTAAAGTGTCTTGTTGTATTTGCTGTTCTTGCTGCGGGCAATGTTCAGGTAGTTTACAGACGTGGTAGCCTGCAGATCCTGGGACCCGTCTAAGGAAGTGACATGGCGGATCAAAGGCCCAAAGTAGCCTTGCATAAACGTAGGCATTTTGTGCTTGGACCGTCTGAAAGTGATGCCACTTTTGATTCCGGTACAGTGTGCCTCCACGGCATCCACTTCAATTAACTCCACAAAGTCAAGGGTCTGGAATACCGAGTTAAAGCTCATCAGCTTGTTCTTGCTGTCCTCGCGCTTCATGAGCCACTTGGCATGCTTGGATACAAGACTGTATATAAAACGGTCAGTCAGGAACGCGTCCTGGCTGACAGCTTTTAACTGGTTACGGATTCTGGAGATAACTTCTCCAATAGTGGTTCTGGCCATAGGGTAATTAGTCTAGGTCAAACTCATCATAGTCTAGTAGCTGTTGCTCTGTGTCTGCAGCAATCATGTCCAGCTTATGTACTTTTCTAAGTAGACGGGATATTTTTTGGAAGTTGTCAATGACCGGGTACATCTTCCAGTTCTCTGGATAGGTCTTTGCAACTGTACGCTTGAAGTCTCTTACTGCAGAAAAACCCCACATGTGGTGGAACCTAAAGCGGTACTTCACCTCATAGTTGGTGTAGAAAATCTTGGCCACATACTGATCAGACTCCCAGTTCTGGTTCTGTATCCGCTTGCCATACATCTTACTCTTGTAGTAATCTACATTTTCAGATACTTTCCTGGGGCAGGTGCCTATAAAGACATACCCCAGTTGCTCCGGCAGCTCTACGCCATCGCGGTTATTGATTACCTCTTCCCATATCTTTCCATTAAACTCAGTGACAATTTGCTTGTACACTGCATAGGGAATATTCTTGTACTTTGGATACCGGGTGATAAACTCCTGGTGAGTTTCCTTGGTAAGAATATTCAGTTTCCTGGGACGGAAGCGTGGGGCAGATAAGTCAGGCTCTTTAAATTCCTTCATGCAAGGTCTGCTACATTATAATTTACAAAAAATCAAGCTCTTTTCCAATCTAAACTTAAAAGGTGTACTTACTCTCAAAGATTTGCTGACTATCACGACACACAACGTCAAAGCATATCCCAGGTTTGTTGGGTCCAAAGTTGGTACCGATCCACTTACTGCCTCCAAATAGGGAGAGTACGTTACGGTACCTAAAGCCGTAAGTATCCTGAGAGTTAGCCATGTGCAGGTCCCCTTTTACAATGGAGATGTTTGCATCCTGCGGATTAAACCCATGGTACATCAAATACTTGCGGAAGTAGTTTTCTACCTTGTCATTGAGGTGCAGCGGCAATCCGTGCTTCATGTCCTCATCATCCTTACCGTGCGTAAATAAGAATATATGCTCACCGTATACTTCATGCTCTATGAACTTAGTCAGCATGCGTGTCTTTACCCAAGGGTACACGGCGTTCAGGTACATTTCAATAGCGCGGTTAACCATATAATCAAAGTCACCTCCGTGATTGGAGTTACAGTTCTGGTATACGTGATAGTTAGTTGCCAGGTTATCTTCTATCAGGGTATCAAAGAACCACTTCTCTACAGAGACAGCGGTTTCAAAAGCCTGCTTGTTACTCATGTTCTGTGGCAACCTGTGACCTCCACGCGTGGTCTGTCCGTTCTGCCCATCCATCTTGTCCCCCAGGTCAATGATATACAGATCTTCAAAAGCACCAAAGGTATTGGTGTGCAGATAGATCTGATACAGCACCTCTTCCATTCTGTCTTTATACTCCTGTGCGTTGTACGTATTTTGGTACAAAGCAGTCTCCCCTACGTACGCACCAATATGGCGGTCAGAGAGATAAACAAATAAAGCTTTGGAGTTGGAGGCAGGGGCCTCAGGTCTGATCCTGGGAGTCAGGTTGACCTGGTTAAATGCTTTGATAATAATATCTTCAGCATCTTGTAAAGTAACTTCTTGTTCTTGCTTGGCAGAACACATGGCTGAGACTTCCCAGCGGTTCTTCTTTTGTTTGTTCCAGTAGGTGGATAACTTCCACTTGTTGGTGTCAATCCTTAACCTTAGGATGATCTCTTCAGGACTCATAGGTTCAGAGGTAAGCAAGGCTTTAACCTCTAATTTCTTGTTGTCAATGAAGTGGTTCATTTCCAGGATCTGGTCCTCCTCTTCTGCGTCCTCCTCCAGCTCCTCTCTTTTCTGCAGCTTGAGCCGCACCATTTCATCAATGTTTTCACCGGCATGCTCGATCATGTCTTGCTTCATGCCAATGACCTCTTGCTTTAACTCCAGGTATTCTTCTTGGGAGATACCTAGTTTGTCTGCACAGTATTCAGCGTTCTTTTTCCACTTCAAACTGTCAAACACTCTGGTCAATAGTGTCATAGGATATTAGGTAGCCAAAAGGCCATAGTTATGGAATGTAAATGTAGGGGATGACTTTGGTTCTATGCCTTAGTTGTAAACAGTTTGTAAACAGTCTAACAAAAGTGAGCCCCTGCCATTGCTAGCGAGGGGCTCGGTCTGTCAGAAGAAAACCAACAAAACTTCAGACAATATCTTTAACAAGAAATAGTAGCCTGCCAGTTATCTGTCAGTGTAGAACTTCCTGCATGCTCTGCGTTAATTGTAAAGAAACGGCCATCACCGGCAGTTTTACTGAATGTAAAGGAACCACTGGTAGCGGTGCTTAAAGTAGCTCCCCAAGGCCCTGACGTAGAAGACGAACCTACCCAGCCTGTTGTGGCTAAAAGGTTGTCAGCAGAGTCATACACATTGATGCGGTTAGGCACGTCACCTGATACCCAGTTTACGGTAATGGTATTACCGGAAGCAGCGGCCAGGTCAATGAGTTCTTTTGGGTAGATATAAAATTGAGTAGAAGAGCTGGTTCTGCTCACCGTACTTCCACATACCAAAGCACTTATTTTAGTGGCAGAAAAATTAGCGGGTGCAGAAAAAGAAGTAGAGGTACATGAACTTTCAATAGTTCCCTCAATATTATCACAGGCAGGAATACCTGTCAGGGTAATAGGAGAAGAAGTAAAAGGTCCTGTAGCTGTGGTGTAGTTTGTTGTACCAACAACTCTCCACTTTACACGATATCCGTTACCCGGTGCCGGTGAAGGGGCAGTAAAGTTAAGGACAAGACTTCTGGTGATTGGACAAGCCATGCTGTTATGCGGTTATAAATGATTGTGAACTGGTATAGGTAGTGATCCCGTTGGTTACGCAAACACCTTCTACCATGCCTTCGTATTGTGCTGTTTGATCCACTCCGGTAATGACCAGGCTAGTACCAGTAAGAGAAGCCGTAGCATACGTATACGCCACCTCTCCTACCTTGCGGTATCTTACCCTGTAACCTCCTGTAAAGCTGACAGCGTTAGAAAGACTGATGGTCAGTGAACCCATAATTAAGAAGCTTTAGTAGTCACTGCAATAGTGACAGAGGTGCAGTTTACGTTGCCCGAAGCTGTGCTGGCTACTTTGAACAAGTATTTAGTACTGGCAGAGAGGCTAAGTACTTCTTTTGTACTCAGGCCGTTTGATACTACGGATGTCCATGTGCTGGCCGCCTCTGTTTTATACATCAGGGTCAAGCCTGTATTATCCAAAGGAACGTTCCAGGCTACAGTAATGGAGTTGGCTTTAACCACCGTGCTGCGAAGTGCTGTTACGCACTTGAGTGTAGGGGAGATACAACTTGTACCGCTTACCTGCGCTACAATTAATTTCTGGATGATGCTGTCTAAACGTTCTCCGCTGACAATGTTTCCCTCTACAATGGTGTCTCCGTTGTATTTTACACAGCCCAGTAAGCTAAGTTCATCACAAGGCTCACTATCCACGCAAGGCGTTAGTGCTGCCGGTGCAGGAGGACAATCAAGGCATGGGTTGCAGTTTGCTAAAGGAAGAGGATTTGACATGTCTGATTAGAGGTTAGGATAAAGTTGCACTTACAATCGTTGGAGGCAGGCCGCATGCGTTGGTTCCACTGTTAATGGTGGTGTAAGAAGCAAATGGACATTCCTGAGCCGGTAATGTACCCACTGTAACCACTGTGCGGATCTTGTATACGTTACCTTCCACAAGGTTGATAAAGCTGTCAGATGTAACGCCCTGAGGATTAGCAAATGTTTTGCTGCCTACCTGTACGCCTGCTGCATTTTGTAACTCAACGCGGTAAGAAACATTGTTATTGATTGGTGGCTCAAAGCTGTATGAAATAACAGTTGTGCCAGGGGTAACTACCAGGTTAGGGCAAGCATTGGTTCCTGTACCCGTGTTCTTGGTAACGGTCTTGTTACAAGTTGTACCGCTGTTGGTCAGTGATGCCTCTAAGGTAAAGTTAAGGGCTGTTGCCAGGTTAAGTGGCGTGCCTTCTAATTGAATGATCAATGGAGCACTGTTGTTGGCTGCACCAATCACGTCTATATTCACCAGGTGCTTGTTACCCAGGGCATCTGTAATAGTAAGCTTAGATCCTTGTGCCAGTGTATTAGCCCATCCTGAAGGAATAGAGCTGTAGCCAGAGAAGAATAAGTTAGCTCCTGTACCGTTGTTGATAAGCGCGACAGCAAAGTCAACAGTTACCTGTGAGCAATCTGCTTTGATCAGACCTTTAACAGTGTTAAACGCATCTCTTAAGTCACACAAAGTAAGCCAAAGGTTAGTAAGTGAATCTGCTGTTGTAGACACAGTAGTCTTCCAGCCTGGAATAGCAGCCATAGTACCTGCTTTAGATAAGGCAGGAGATGTAGATAGGTTCAAGCACTGATTGGCAGCAGCTTGAGTAAGCGCCGTAGCTGTTCCTGTTGCGTTACGTAAAGTACACAACTGGCTTTCTACGGTTAAGATAGCATTGGCTAATGTCTGAGGCGTACTTACACCTGAGCAAGTCAAGGTAACAGTGCCTGTGTTTGTAGTCGGGTTGGCAATAGCAGCTTCTAAGACAGTGATACGGTTACCGTAAGAGGTCAAAGTAGTAGTATGTGCCGTGACAGTCGTATCAATAGCACAGACCTTAAGTCCGATTACGCCTGTGTAGGCAGTGTGCTGAAGTCTGGTGATAGGATCGCCATAACTGTCTGTAGTTCTGAAGCACTGGGCAATAGTCAATAATGGATCGGGTACTGTGTCCCCGCCACCTAAGTCATTAACCAGGTCCTGGATGGTACATACTTTAGAAATCAGCAAGCTGATGATGTTCTCAACGGACATGTCAGTCACGTTGGAGGTAGTAAGGCAGCTCAAATCAACATCCAGGTCAGCCTGACCGGAGTTCACAATGTATTGAGCCAGCTTGTACACAACATCAGAAACGGAGTCCCCGGTGCATAAATTGATACTAGGCAGGTTAGGACCTTGCCAAATAACACAATTAGATGAAACTGGAGAACACCCCTTATCTGCGGTATTGCTAAGAGTAGGTATCATGGGGTAGGATAGTTAGTAACTGGACTATTTCAGTCTACATTATAATATACCAAAACTTGGTGGTTTTTACAAATAAATGTTGACTAACAAAGAAGCCCCCAGTAAAATACCAGGGGCTTGCTTATAGGTCACGAGGAATATTTTATTGAGCAGGTAGTTCTGAAACTTCCTCTTCCTTGCTTCTCAAGAGTTTGAAAAACACTGGGTATGACTCGTCAGTGTTAAAGTCAAGGTGTTCAATAGTGAAGGGATAATGTGCAATCTCTTTTTCTTCTACAAGAAGCTTGTTCATCTCATCGTTAAACTCAATGAAGTTTGGGTTAAGGATTTTTACAGCCTCTCCCTTTTCGTTAAGCTCTGGCTGTCCTTCAGCATCCAGCTTGTCTTTGAATGTAGGAAGGCTAAAGCCATTGTCACTAGATTCTCCTAGCTTAGTAATAAGCTCATCGCGCATAGTGTCAATACTCTTCTTTTCAGCGCCTACAATCTCCACTAAATTGTTTAAGTGGTAACGTACTACCATTGGTAATGGGTGGCCCATGATACCTTTGGATACTTTCTCTCTTGTCTCCGGATTAGTAACTCCGTTGATCTCACTCTCTAGGGCATAAAGCTCACCTAGAGATAACTTGGTTTTTACTGTTGTTGACATACGGTATGGGTTGGTTAGTTGTATACATTATAATATACTGAATATTTTCAAATTCTGCAAATTATAATGTGCTAGCTCCTAGCCTAGCAGTCTACAACGTTCTCTTCACCAAATAGATCTACAAGCTTAGTCTTCAGGTGAGTGTAGCCAAATTCAAAAATGTCCACTCCTTCTGCAGTAGAAAGATCCGGTACAGTCTTAGTGATTGTCTCTTCGTACTCTTCTTCCTGCTGCTCGTAAGTAGTTACATCAACAATAGTTGTTGTTGAGTTTCCGTCTGCATCTGGAGCACTTTGCTGCTCTGTAGGAGTAACTACTGGAACAGCAACCATGCGAGTTCTTGTAACAGTCTCTTCTACCTGCTTTGTAAGTGGCACATAGAGATGCTCACCAATCTGCTGGTTACGTGCTATACCGGCCATCATGCCAGGCATAGAGTTTGTACCTGGAGTCGCATCTTCCTCTGATTGAAATAATTCAATACGGAAACTAGCTGAACCATATTTGTTTAATTGGTAATCCGCAATGCGTACATACGCTTCTGACGTGATACCTTTGTCTGTCCCAATTTGGGATGTAATCTTTAATGCCATGTGTTTAGGTTGTTTATAAGGGTAATTAGATTATTTAAAATATTAACAGGCTCCAAAAGGTCCATACCAGTTATCTCCTTCACTTCCTGGTGGCGGTGTATTTCCATCTCTAACACAAATTGGACCTGATGATTCACCAGGAGATAGTTGAAAGCTTGCACCGTATCCGTCACATCCAACATATATAAAAGTTTCCATTGGTCCCCAAGGATCTCCAGAGTTTTGAGTTTCCCAATAGTGACAGGTTACATTAGAATATCCGTAGAACTCACTCATAGCATCAGGAGTACTCTTACCTGCTGCAGCACTAAGAGCTCGCAGAGAATTTGATGATGAACCAAGCTCTGCTTTTATTTGGGAGATGCTTATAGCACCAGAAGATTGTAAAGCCATATTACTTTGCCAACAATTGTTTAACCAGGTCTTTTAGTTCTGCTATCTCTGACTGCTGAGCTTCAACTTGAACTTGCTGCTCTTTTATAGCCTCAATAAGAAGAGGAACAATCTTTTCATACTTTACAGTTAAGAAGTTCTGCCCTGACTTACTATAGTTCTTCCCATCTTTATCATGACCTTGATCAAAAGGAGCTAACTTAACTGCTTCAGGAAGTACGGCTTGGACGTCTTGTGCAAATACCCCTGCCTCTCTTGCTTCTGTATCTGGAGTCCATCCGTGCTGACTACCTACTTCATTCCATTGATAGGTCATACCTGTTAATGAATTAACTTTTTCTAAAGCATTCTCAATAGGTTGTACTTTATGTTTAAGACGTCTATCAGATGCGTATGCAATAATGTCGTAGTATCCTCTAAAGTTTTGATCACCATCATGGAAACTAGCTGTGATTGTACCCCAGTCAGAGTTGTTGTATATTCTTATACCGCCATAGTTCCAGTAAGCTCCCATCTTAATACCGGTATGGTAACCTATACATAAGTCAGGATAAGGATAACCCCAGGCACCACCTTGTTGATATATAGCATAACCAGGAGCACTGTTCTGTCCACTATCTCCTCCCACTCCATTAAAATATAAAGTAGTTGTATTTAAGTTAGAGCCTACAGATACATTTGTAGCTGATAAAGTACCTGAACTTGATTGTATTTGTACCGCATTACAAGAATATAAATGTGATGGATCTCCTGCAGCCCAAACAACATTGTATGATGCTGAATCTGTTCTTCCTGAATAATGATCAGTATGAGTGGCAACATTTGCCCTTCCGGTAATACTTATTCCCCAACTACCACCATTATTCTCAACTAATCTATTACCATTAGCAAAAGCAGACCCGTTGGCAGTAATAGTACCTCTAGCCCAAATATTAGATGAAATAGCGGAATAAGTTACACCATTCACCATAACCATCATACCATGGTCATTAAGGTATCCTGCCTGCCCCCCTGCATTAGGGTGCCCCCAAGAAATACCATATAAGTTTCCAGGAGATGTTCCATCAATGGCTAGTTTATAAGCATTACCCATTGAGTAAACTCCTTGAAATCTAGTAGATGAATATACACCAACTATAGAGTTGCCATAATTATTATCCATAATTAAGTCACCTCCACTAGTCATTCTCATAATCCAACCTCTAGAGTTATTAAGGAAGCCTATCTCATTACTGCTATTTGCGTATACGTATCCTCTATTAGTACCATTAGTGTTTAGAACTAATGAAGAAGCCCCATCACTTCCAGAACGAACATACATATCACTAGCATCTTTTGGATAAAAATGCCAGCCGTTATTAGGCCAATGGAGACCAGTGCTGTTATCCATGTGATAAGCCCAACCTGTATTTCTTGTACCATCAGACCCTGTATAAAGTCTTGTACTACCATTAAAAGATAATGTGTTTACATATGTTGTATAATTACTACTATTTAAGTAATACACCCATCCACCAAAACTACCTCCAGATATACTTCTTGTAGCTAATCTATTAGGATTATCTTCCCATCCCCATGCTACTTGTACACCCCATAAATTACTTGCATTTGTATGCCTAAAGTTTTGTTGTATCCACCAAGAACCTCCTGGACCATTAACGCTATTAGCTCCTACATCTCCACCATAATTAGCAGTACCAGCAGGAGTAGAACTAAAGTCATTATTCCATGAACCAGTAGAACCCCTTTGATTAATATAGTTACCACTGTTTAAATATGTTGCATAACCTGAGACATTTGTCTGATCACCTGTATTTGTACCAGAAGATGATCCGCTAAAGTTTGCTGCATTCCAGTTACCAGCATCATCTGCCCAAGCTCCCCATGCTCCCGCTTGTGTTAAGAAACCAATTCGATTAGAGTTACAATGTATTTCACGTTGCCCCTCATCACTATCAGACATGTAAATAGAACTAGATGAACCAGCTCCTGTTACTGTAAGATATCCACCTACATTTAAACTACCAGGTGTACTTGTGTTACCTGATGCATCTAATAATGTAAGAGTTCTAGTAAGAGAACTAAATACACCAGTATACTGTCTTACATAAATAGGTTCTGTACCATCATCAGCTGTAGCTATCTCAGCCCATCCTGCATTAGATGAACCGCCAACTCTTATTCTAAAGAAGTCATTATCTGCTACAGTTGAGTATACTAAGTTTGCCTCTGAACCACCGGCAACTGTTTGGCTAATTGCTGCAGCTGTACCAGATGATGTTATATATCCACTAGGGTTAGTTGAATTATATGGGGTATATCCAAGAGCCGTTGTTACGTTAGCAGATGTAATACCGGTGATGTACCCTGAAGGATTTGTATTATTATAAGGCGTGTATCCTAGAGCTGTAGTTACATCAGCAGAACTAAGTGTAATAGCACCAGTACGAGTATTGAAGCTTGTTACACCTGCAGCAATAGACCAGGATCTATCTGCAGATAAGTCATAGGCTGTGCCGTTGATTGTAATGGTTCTAGCATTAGTAACTGGCGTATATCCCAAAGCAGTTGTTACCTGACTAGATGTAATACCTGTTAGATAAGTATTGCCATCAACAGATCCGTCAGCCTTTAGGAACTGAGCTGCCGTACCACCACTCTTTATGAAGGATGCTGCTGTTAGGTTATTAGTAAACTCAGCATTACCTGTAGTATAAATCTTAAATCTTCCTACAGAGTTAGTGACGTCATATACTGTAAAGGTACCATCCGTGTTACTGATGAAGTAATCCGGGTTGTTGTCCGTATCTGTAAAGTAAAGACGCGGGTTGATGCCAGATAAAGTCAGATCTCCTGTTAGTGTGCCCCCTGTTAAAGCAAGCTTTCCTCCTATAGAGGTAGCAATAGTCGTAGCAAAGTTAGGATCATCTCCCAGGGCTGCTGCCAGTTCATTAAGGGTATCTAACGTACTCGGAGCTGCATCTACCAGGGCCGCTATAGCTGACGTTACAGAAGCAGAAGTAGCATAGGATAGTGATCCTACATAAGTACGAATCCACGCTGTTGTAGCCGCCTTAGCAGAGTTATCTGAGGATGCCGGTTCTGTACCCAAAGTCAATGAGCCAGGTATCACAATGTGACCATCATCATCGTAGGTGACAATGTTGTATAGGTGGGAGGTTTTCCTACTCTTGTTCATCATAACTAATTCAGTATAGGGTACATTATAATATACCTAAAAATGTTGTACTTATCGTTATTACTCTAATCTTAAGAAATAAATGGTTCCGTATGCTGTATTACCACCGCTGTAATATGAGGTACATCTTACTAATAAAGAATAAGTACCGTTAGCACTGCTAGTAGTAAACTCAAAACCACCAGTGTTCCATCCGTTATCTTGATAACTAACTACTCCAAAATTGGATACACCATAACCAGGAGAAGTCATAGCCATCATATAGTTGGCTGTATCTTTAGAAGCTGCATCTCCAAGTGTTACCCAGAAATAGCCTTTAACATCATTGATGTTTGATAATATAGTTCGCCAGTTATTATCGCATGGAGATGTTATATTAATACTACTATAACCTAAAGGAATACCGCCTGCAGATGGAGAACCTGCAGACACACTTGCCCATCCTTCAGGCTTTAAGTTTCTTCCAAATACAGTATCTGTAGAATAAATATTTCCCGATACTTGGAGTCTATGAGAGGGAGATGCTGTTCCTATACCTACGTTAGCTACACCATTTACAACTAATGCAGTAGCATTTACCTGCCCTCCACCTGGACTATAAACCTGTAAAGCTAAATAATCACTTCCGCTAGAAGTGCTTCCAGTATGCTGGAACTGATAAGCAAATCTACTAGAATCATATATTAATCCAGTTGCAACTTTTCTGTTCCAAGCAAGTGAGGCGCTACCTATTGATACTTTTTCTGTTTGGGGTCCAAATACAACCTCGCCAGCTACATCTAATTTGTCTGTTGGTGAAATTGTTCCAATACCAATATTACCACCTACTGGGTTTAAAAGTAGATTATAAGAAGTTGCTGCATCGTTACGCATTTGTTGAATCCAACCTGTTCCACTATTACCATCTAAGCCAAAATACATTCCCCACAACGTGTTTGCAGATGATAAAAGTAAATTCGAGCTTGTATTATTACTACCTAGTATTGGATATCCACCATTTATAGCAGACTGTAATAATGTTTTTGGTGAGCTTGTTCCTATACCAACTTTACCGTCACTATGAATACGCATATGCTCAGAGCCATCAATTCCTAGTTTTATAGGTTGTCCGTATGAAGTAATTAACATAGGTCTTCCACCACTACTTTCAATTCGGTTATGAACCGTGTCCCATTGACCAAACTGCAGGTTACCTCCGGTAGAACTCTGGATTCTAAAAGCAGTCTCTGAAGTATATAGATGAAGTAACCCTGTTGGACTACTTGTTCCTATGCCTACATTGCCACCAAAAGGGTTAATAGCCGTAGTAACGTTACCAAGAGAGTTAATCCCCATGTAATTACCGCTTCTACCCCACCAGATGTCACCTTTGATGGTAGTATTATCATAGAGTCTTACAAAAGGATCTCCGCTAGTAATTGTAGAAACTCCAATACCTCTGCTACCTGTACCGCTAATCATTAACTGTTCGTTAGTTAACGACCCTAAATAAAGATTAGTAGCAGTGACTGAACTAGAAAACGTGGCTGCACGATTAGCTGCTATAGTAAGAGCAGCACTTCCTCCATTTTCAATATGGAGATCAGAGCCGTTTGAGTAAATTGTAGCATACGTAGTAGACCCATTATTAGACTGAAAACGTAATGCAGAATAATTATCTCCACTTCTACCTCTTAAAGCTATTGCTGTAGAAGAAGAAGGAGCAATAACTGATAATGTGTCAGTAAACGTAGCACTTGTACCAGATAAAGAACCAGTTAACGTACCACCTGATAAAGGAAGCTTAGTAGCTACCTGAGTACCTACATAAGACTGTGTAGCATAGGTTGCACCACCCGGACCTATAAGAGATCCGGTTAACACAATGTTACCGCTACCATCTACTGAGAGGTAATTAATAAGAGAGGCAAGGTTTGTATTCTTTGACATGTGTTATTTAGCTAATTATAAAAACTGTACAATGATATCATCAGGATTAATCTGATAACCGTTACCACATGAAATATCCACAGTTACTGATGGGTGTATCATATATACTCCTGAAAAAGTCCATGTTGCTCCTTGCGTTCCTCCATCTGGCGAAGCTGCAGTTAAAGACATAGATGGGCCATTACCAGCATTTATAGAATTAACATGACTACTAAACCCAGGGTTAGAATAATAAGCTCCTGCGGTATGATATGATCCACCTGCAGATGCTAACTTAATATCATAAGTAACAGAGCCCCAGTCACGTTTATTAAAGATTACTTTAACTTGATTAAAACCTCCTGCTTGTCCATGGACAGTCATTACTTTTCTCCAAGTCTGGGAATAATTAGAAATAGCAACAGGTCCTACAACATGAAGTCTGGCAGCAGGGCTTGTAATACCTACACCTACGTTGCCTCCATTAGTAATCCGCATACGTTCGCCATTAGTAAAATTTGCTGCATTGGTAACAAAAAGAATATCAGCAGCTTGAGCTGAAGCTAAAGCAATAGCATTGTTAGAAGTGCTTATTCCATCTGTTCCCAACCAGTTAGCTTGACCTAGGTAAAGTCTAACACCTCCACTATTTGATATATTAATTCCACCACCACCCGTTCTTCCACTGTCAAAACGAGCAATAGAGCCTCCTGAAGTATAAATATCTAGGGGGAATCCTGGTGTAGTAGTTCCAATACCTACATTACCTTGACCGTTTACCGTAAAGTAAGTAACATTATTAGCTTGGTTATTTACTCTGAAAGCTACATCATTTAAGTTAGTGCCCCCTCTAACAATCATACCAAAGGAACCACTAGCAGTACTATGGGCGGTAGCAGAAATTGCCCAGTTGTTAGCAATACCTTGAACCTCCAATCTATTGCTTGCGTCTGTTGTTGTACCTAGTAATAAATTACCTAGCCCATTAATTCTAAACCTTTCAGCAGTTGTGCCGCCTCCGTCACTTACCAGGAATCTGATATTATTGTTAACTGAACTACCATCTGAGTGAGTGTGAGCAATTTGATGCTTTCTTACTGTAGCATAGCCAGCCTCGGTAAATGTCATATCTCCAGTAATATGAAGCTGACTTTGTGGATTAATTAGACCTATACCAACATTATTAGCGTTAGTAATAACCATCCCAATACTGCCTGCTACATAGTTATAAAACTGTAAATACCCTGTTGAGGTGTTGTACGCTATATTAAATTTGTTTACATCAGACTGCTGAAAAACTAAAGAAGACTGACTGGCTGAGTTAAGCCAAATCTCATTTTGAAATTTAGCTGCTCCGTTAACATCAAGCTTATATCCAGGAGAAGTTTGTCCTATACCTACATTTCCGGTGGTTCCATTAATGACAATACCTAAAGCAAGACCTCTTAGATGCAGATCATGATAGGTACCTCCTGTCTGTTTATAGGATACTATTTGAGCAATGTTATCAGAGTCCTGTATAACCACCCCCGCTGTAGTCATGTCAAAGGCTCCTTGACCTACTGTATGTAAGGCTCTTTGTGGGGCAGTAGTACCTATACCAATCCTACCTGATGAATCTACATTCAGGAAGTTAGTCAGGCTATATAGGTTAGATATCTTTGTCATGGGTTATTTAGTAAATGTTTGTGCTATCCAGGATAAAGTAGCTTCATCCCAAGTGTAAGAATTATCAACATCATCAGGACAAGGTGTTGGTGGATTCCACATACATGTTTCATCATTCAGTATCCAAGACGGATAAGGTTGAGGAGGAATAAAAGCATCTAAAGCCTCATCATAAGAATAACCTACAGCTGCGTAATTTTTTCTTAACGGAGTTCCTCCCAAAACATGTATACCTTCTCTTGTATTATAAGATGTCTGAATCCACATAGTTGTGTCTCCAACCGCTCCTGAGTCAATAAATTCTTGATCAGCCACAATGACTTGCGTAACTATTCCATTTTCTATTTTTGCAAAGTGTGCCATATTATGCTGTAAATGTTCCTGATGATGTAAACGTGTGATAAGTAAATCCTCCACTAGATGTTACAGTTCCACCTGTTCCTCTTTGTGCTCCAGCGTAGCGAATAATAACTATACCTGAGCCACCATTTTGACCTCCTTGTAAATATCCAGCTCCTGCAGCACCACCACCTGTTCCTGTGTTAGGATTTCCAGCAGTAGCGTTTTCTCCACCTTCTCCAGTAGTACCGCCACCACCTGTTGATCTTGATCCACGACCTCCGTTAACACTATTATTTCCTCCAGCAGCATTGTCTACAACACCAGCACCTCCACCGCCTCCGCCACCACAGGCGTAGACAACTCCGTTGAACCAGGATAAACCGTTTCCACCTAGACCTCCACGAGAACCAGGTACAGCTGTACCACCTGTAGTATTAGCACCTCCACCTCCGCCTCCTGAACGTGTTGATCCATTTGATCCACCGTTGTTTCCTTGGCCTGGAGTTGCTACACCAACTGGATAACTTCCGCTGTCTCCTCCTTTACCTCCACCTGAGCCTCCATTGCTTGCACCAGTTGTGTTAGATTCTTCACCTTGTCCTTGTCCTCCACCTATTGATACTAAACCAAAAGCTGAACTGAATGCACCATTAGATCCTGGGAGACCTCCTCCATCAGCAGCTAATCTACTTATACCACCTGCGCCACCGGCACCGATAACAACACTGTATGTAGATCCTGATGTAACTGCAGAAGCACCGGCTAAATAACCACCAGCTCCTCCTCCTGCACCACCGCCACCATAACCATTAGACATCTCGGCTCCGCCTCCTCCTCCGCCTCCTCCAACGATAAGCATATCAATTGCGTAAAACGTATTTGGTGCATACGTTGTGCTGTCAACAGAACCATCTGCTTTTAAGAACTGTGAAGAGGTGCCGCCAGTTCTGATTATAGAGGTTGCTGTTACAGAAGATGAAAATACCCCAGCACCACTTTGAGTTATACGAAACCGCTCCACTAAACTTGCAGAAGATCCTGCTGTTCCACTGACTGCAGTTAAAAACTTAATCTCTCCTAGTGCAGAATCCAGATGTATACGAGCAGCATACTGAGATACAATATAGTTACCAGAAGATGTTCTGTTACAATCAATGTATCCACTATTTATGTCGTGCATGAAACCAAATACTCTACCTAACTGTAAAGTGGTGTCTGGAGAAGTAGTAGCAATTCCTATTCTACCTGATGAATCAATACGCATCCGTTCAGTAGGAGTTGTTGGACCAGCACCTGTTCCTTTTGTCCAGAATGTTAATGCTGTCTGATAGTCAACTGATGAGTTAGTTCTATAAGAACGAATAGCAGACGTTGCTTTGTCAGTTCCTGATTCAAAGTTTATACCTACATAGTAATTACCATCATTTAGGTTTCTTACAGTTAGTGGAGTGTAATCAATTGGTCCTGCTAAGTTTGCAGCACCAGCTTTGATAGCACCATTTAATTGTAATAATGTTACACCATCATCTACAGGAAGGAAGCTCGGTCCACCAGGACCCATTAATATTTGTCCGTTGGATGTTATCTTAATCCCATCTCCTTGATATCCTCCAAGGGCAAGGTCTGTGTTAGCACCTATGGTGACGTTTTCATATCCATACAAAACTGTTCCATAAGCTACGCTATGATAGAATTGCATCTTATTGACACCAGCATTTTGTAATGTAATTACTGAATTATTTGTACCATTGATTGTAATACCTCCTCCATTTGCTCCAGCATTAACTGATGTAGTATTAAATCCATAGAATCCTGTCCCGCTGTCATAAAGTCCACTATTGGCAACAGTGCCGCTTGCAGTAAACTTAGGTACATAATTAGCTGTACCGGATCCAGATACTCCTGTAACAGAAGCATTGTACCGGATAGCTTGCACCTGGTCTCCTACTGCTGAAGCAAAGGTTAGTACAAAAGTAGTTCCGTTGGTAGCTGTAAATTCTGAGCTGGTTAGTTTAGCACCGTTGACAAAGACATCGAGTAACCCAACTGTGTAGCCTCCAGATACCGTAAAGATTGTCTGTCCGGCTGTAGCTGTATAGTCAAGTACATCTCTGGATGTAGGCAGTGCAGCAACCGTAGCTGTATAGTTAAGAATGCTTACTATGTCTCCTGCAACACAGGCTACACCAAGGACTACTGTAGTACCATTTGTAGCTGTAAAATCTGAAGGCGGATACTTAACACCGTTTACGAATACATCTACCAGTCCTACTACATATCCACCGGTTATAGTAAACGTAGTCTGACTAGCAGTAGCTGTGAATGTCTGTTCAACACGTGCAGCAGAAGATGGAGCAATCGTCCAGGACCGGTTAGCTGATAAATCAAAGGCAGTACCATTAATAGTAAGCGTCCGGGATGTTGGTACATACGAAGACAAATCACTTGCCAGAGCCAAAGTACCAGAGGCGTCAGGCAAAGAATATTCCCTGTATGTTGTTAATAAGTTATTCTTAAGAATAATACCTTTTGTAAATCCACCAAAGAAGAATCCGATTCCATTTGTTCCGTAAGCATTTACGCTAGTATATCCTGCTGAAGCTGCGTTAATGCTAGTCGCGTGCTCAAAATATAATCCTCCACCTATACTTCCTGTTTTAGCAAGATAAACATAACCACCAAACACACCATAAGAACCTAGTTGAATTCCACTGGTTGCTCCGTTATAAGGAACATACGCAGTGTTGTCATAAGATATAGTCGTACCTGATATCTTAACAAAACCAGTTCCTGATAAAGATGCCTGTTTAGCATTAAGTGCTGTCTGTAAATCAGTCTGGTTAGACAGGGTCCCTGTAATAGCCCCCCAGGTACCGCCTACTGTAGGAGAAACCTCAATGTAGGCAGATCCGCTCCAACGGTAAATTTTATTTTCTGTTAAGTCTACATAGATCTTACCAGCCTCTCCCGTACCAGGAAAACCTGCCAGGTTTGTGTACTCCAGGATATCATCTACATAAGAGGGTAGCTGAGATGCAGGTATTTTACCACCTGAGTCCAGGGAAGCATAACCATTATTAACGCCTTTGTTAGCTGCGTTCTCAGGCGTAAACTCAAGTGCATTAGTAACATCTGTTGATGTAAGGGAGATCGCGCCTGTACGGGTGTTAAAACTAGTTACATCGGCAGCAATAGACCATGACCGGTCTGCTGATAAATCATAAGTTACTCCATTAATTGTGAGAGTACGAGCATTTGTAACTGGAGTATAAGTTAATGCAGTAGTAACATCTGAAGAACTCAGTGTTATAGCCCCTGTGCGGGTATTAAAAGAAGTAACACCTCCTTGATACTGGGGAATGTTTAAGACCCCTGTAGTGGAGTTATAGGTAGCTGCTCCGGATGTTCCTGTAGTAGTCAGTGAGATAGCCTCACGAGCGCGCGCGTCCGTGTAATATTTATTGATTGCACCTTCTCCAATTTGATCACTGGTTACTACAAAACCCTGGCTTAGAGAAGAATAGATAATGACATCCAGAATGTCCCCTAAAGAAGCGGCATCTGTTAGAACAACAGTTGTGCCGTTAGAAGCAGTATAAGAATCTGAGTTGAGGTAGGATCCATTGACAAAGACATCAATTAGCCCCACACCATAACCGCCTGAGACAATAAATGTAGTCTGTCCGGCAGTAGCAGTAAATGACTGAGATGACTTAAGACTTCCGTTAGCAGTAGCTCCAACAAATGTTCTTACCCAAGAGGTTGAAGCCATCTTAGCTGAATTGTCAGATCCTGACTCAGTAACACCTGTAATAGAACCGGACACCAGGAGGCCGTTCTTTATCTTAAATTCATTCATTAGTTATCTGTTTTCACTGTCCAACAGAAAAGTTTTAATGTTATATAGCCCTTGTAGAGACTATGACGGTAAAGCCCGTAGAAGCTGCTACCGCATTTAAACTGATGTTACCACTTGAAAGGGTAACGGTAAAAGTCAGGTCTGTAGTAGACCCAATATCATTAGAGAGTGTCTCGTAAGACTCTACATCTGTACCGTTTGTAATGGCTACCACTGAGCCCACACGGACATTGGTGCCTTTTTTTACCACGTAGTCAAAGAAGACTCCTGTGTAAGTTGTAGCCGATACTGCCTTGACAGACGTTGTACCTACAGCCAGTGAGGCCGTACTGTTCTTATCTGCATCTACAGCTCCTTGTAAAGACCCTGTAGGAATAGCCTGAACACCCAGGATACCGTTACTGTCTGCAACCATCATTCTGGTTCCTGTACCACTAAGGTTTCCAATCTTTACCAGACCTGTAACCAGGTTCATTGCATAATGCGTAAGTCCTGTTGAAGAGGTAACTGTAGGATTATAGTAAAACCCGGTAAAAGTGGACGTACTTAATGTATAGTTTAACGTAGGCATCATGTTGATACCGTATTGATTCATACCTACTGTTGGCACCGCGTTTTGTCCAAAAGCATCAGTGGTAAATAACTTCATCAGTGACATTTCGCCACCGTAGACCGTACCATTGTTACTGTACGCACCATTAAATGCAAACACCGCTTTTATAGCAGCTGATGAGGCAAATCTTAAATCCCCAACAAAAGTAAGAGCATGTGCTCCTGCTGCATTATAGGTGTTTTGTTTGGTCCATCCGTCAGCTGTATGGGATATGTACATCTGATCACGGAAGGCATGTGCACCTGTGCGTATCTCTATACCCGAAAATATACCCTGAACACGGACAGTTCCATTAACATCCAGCTTAAACCCAAAGTCTGTAGGCTGGTTTATACCAATGTTACCATTGTTCCTTACCTCAAGTAAATTAGTCGGAGTAACAGCGTTATTCTGAACAGTTAACCCACCACGAAATAAAGCACTTGAAAGAAACTTCAACATTTACATACACGGACAAATGAACTTATTTCTTAATTACCACGCGGTACTGGTCTGAAGTAGGAGCTACTGCAAAACCTACGGTTACAACGTTCACAGATGTTCTTACCACGTCCGTGTATACAGTTTCTCCAGTTGCATTCTCATATACCTCCACTACTACATCTTTGGTGTTCAAATTATGAGTAATGGTATAAGAGGTAGAAGAACCTGTAAGGTCTACTGCGTATCCACCTGTACGGTTATCTAGTAATGTCTTTAACTTAAGCGGGGTAACAATGCGCGTATCGTCAATACCGTTGTTTACCTCACCCTGGTCAGCGATCTCTGCCAGACCAACTCTTGATTCAGTAGCTGTTCTGCCTGCTAATTTAGCTGGAGTAACTGCAGCTGTATCGTTTGTACCATCATTAGTCTCTGTCTGTGTGGCAATCTCTACCAGACCAAGTACAGTTTCTGTAGCCTGAGTACGATTTACTTCTAACTGAATCCAGTCAGATGCAAGTGTTTCAGAAGCATTGTCAATCTTGGCAATGATAACATCACCTACGTTAAAGGCTACACCACCCGTAGTACCTGCAACCGTTACATACCAGTAATCTCCTTTCTTTGTACCAGCAACAGGATCTGTGCCTACTGGAAAGTATCCGCTTGATGCAGCCCAGGCTCCTTCAAGGTTACCAAGACCACCAATAACACTATCAACATAAGTCTTGACAGCTGAAGATGTAGCAAGCGTTGTTGATGAAGAACTTGCCAAGTCTGTAATTACAGTTACCTCAGCAACGTCAGCTGTAGATCCGGAAAGGTTACCTAGTACTTTAAGACCGGCAATCTGTTGGATCTTACCTAGTGTTACTGCATTAGCATTGATCTTTACAGTTGTTACTGCTCCATCATTAAGCTTAGATGTAGTTACACCAAAGTCTTTAATACGGACCGCGTCCCCAAAGATCTCCAGCGTAACGTTGTCAACGTTAACATCCAAGGTGATCACGTCACCAGAGGCAGAAGTGGAAGCGATAAGGGCTGCTCCACCTATTACGTCCTGAAGATCACCAGACATGTCTACCCAGGCACTCCCGTTGTAGAAATACATACGGGAATCTGTAGTGTCATAATACACTTGTCCTGTTACAGGAGAAGAAGGAGCCGAAGCCAAGTTCTGAATAGCTACATTGAGTATCTGATTCTTGGTGAGGTCAATACTGGTTAAAAATTTCTTTGCCATGTTAGGTCGAGGTTACTAGTTTAAGTATGCTTTACCGCTGAAAGCACTTGAGAAAGTTACTGTCAGGGTGTTAGTGTTAGTATATTGTATATCTCCAACAACTTCTGTATTAGCAGAATCTACCACTGTCACAGAAGGATATTTGTTAAGGCTGTGGTTAATTGTCCAAAGTGTAGCAGGAACTCCCTGGTTATAGATATAAGCATGTTCCCAAGTAGCGGAAAGTGTTGTGCCATCTTCCCTGGTAAGGGTGATTACTTTTTGAGTTTCATTAGTAGTAACTGATAAAGCTCTTATAATCTGGTTATAAGCCTCAGTCCAATCTGCATAATCAGTGTTATTAACGCCTATAAATTTCCAGTCATTACCATCCCAGGCATAAAGGTTAGCCTCTGTTGTGTCAAAGCAAATAATACCCTTGTCATTAATGTTGTAGGAGGACACAAGTGCTACCCGCTGTGATGTCGTAAGAGGAAATATCTTAGCATCCAGCAGACTGTTTTTGACCAGGTCTACATCATGGTAATACTTAACTGATGGCATTAGGATAGGTATGCTTTACCGGCAACAGCCGAGCTGAATAATATGCGCAGGTTGTTACTGTCTATAACCTCAATTACGCCACTGATATCATTGCCAGCCGTATCTTCTGCAAATACAGCAGGTACACGGCCCATGTTGTGGTTAATAACCCACATCAGTGCCGGTGTTGGCTGGTCAAATACAAATGAACTGTTCTGGTTAATGGTAATAGAAGGGTTCAGGTTGATCCGGGTAATAGCTCCATTGGCATTTACCTGGATAATATTCTGTTCCCCTGTTGTGTATTCAAAGGACACACCTAAGTTGTCCGGACTGTTTGGGTTACCATAAGCAAAGCCATCCCCTTTGGTCTCAAACAACAGCTCTGAATTATAAAGCTGTGTAGGAAGCCAGGTACGGTACTGCACGTTAGGATCGCTCAATGCTCCTGCATCATCTTTTGCCTGCCAGTCCACTACGCTTTTCTTCACCTGTGCCATTAAAGCATAGTCATCAGGAAACGCTTTGCCTAAGCCATATCTGGCCTGGCGAAACTTAGCAAAGATGGAAGTGGCATAGTTCTTATAGATCTCCACTTTCTTAGGCAGCAGGTTCTTCATTATTGTGGATTACTGGCAGTAAGCTGTTGTAATTGTTGTTGAGCGTAAAGGTTCTGCTCATATTGACCGTGGCAGCTTGAACATACATTCACTCCGTTAGAAGCTGTTCTTTGTTGGCATCCACAGGTGATGACAGCACCGCAATTAGGGCAGGTAACAGTTGGTTGTTGATTATCCATGTTGGTCTTGGATTATAGGGTTAGACTTAGCAAAAATCTCCGAACTGCTCGGCGTAAGCATTGAGCTTTTTCTGAGCATATATCAACAGCTCCATACCTTCTTCAGGCTGGTGGCAGTATTCTACTTTTACTTTGGCAGCGTCAATGTAGCCTTTGATGGTGTTGAGTTCTGAGAACTTCTTTCTCACATCAGCATCCGGCTCTGCACTGTTGATCTCCAGCTTGCAGAGTTCATTGAAATATTTATTCAATGTCTGAGTTACCCGCAGGTGGTTATACTCAGATAATACCTGGGTATTAGGAGCCACTGAATACCTGATTACATAAATACCGTCAGGGATGCACATAAGGCTATCTCCACACCCGGATTTTTGTAAACCCAGGGAACAACCGTTAAGAACAATGTTGAAAAAAGGCAATACTTCTATGTTCACAGGCAGGTTAAAGCCTGGAGAAGTAATCTGCAAAGTGCCGCATTCTTTATCTAAGCCCTCAGCATAGGTGCTGGTATCAAATATCCTGAGCACTTTACAGTTGTTGGTATCAGGAGTCTCAAGGCTTAATTGATGTTTTAAGGCCATTGTTTTCTATAAGGTAGGTTGGAAAATAATCAGAGTTGTACTCAATAATAATATACCAAAAATTGAGCAGGATTCCAAAAGAAAAAGGGTGAAGACAATGTCCCCACCCTTTTCTCAGAGTTTCAAGTTAGCCTATTGAGCAGACTCCAAAGTCACAGCACCAGCTCCTTGAGCAGCAGCAGCAGCCGCAACTAAGAAATCAGTGATAGAAGTTGTAGCTGTTCCAGCAGGCACGTTGATAGTGATCAAGTACTGATCATTGTCAAATGTGCTTGATGGGTTGTTGAAACGAGGTACATTGTGAAGTACCAATACTTGATCATAAAGACCAGCACGGTTAACTTCTTGCCATACCGGATTAGCTTCGATCTCACGCATACGTAAGAAGTCTACGTGTCCACCATCTGGGAAAGCCTCTTGACGATACTTACCATCCAGGATTAAATCACGCAATACTGTCTCACCTACACCAGATGCCTGGTTAGCAACCTGAGTCTCAGATACTGCAATACCATTTACAGAACAAGCTTCACCTGAATCATCTACGAAAGATGCATAGATGTAGATTGGCTCTAAATCATACTTGTCAGTCTGAGTGAAAGTAGCGTTAGAGAAAGTTGTGTCTACGTATGCACCTACTAGGTCCATGTGTGCTTTGATACCAGAGATACCAGAAGTAGCAGCTGTGTAAGTAGCACCGTCTACCAAAGCAGAGAATGTTACCGCAGCACCGTTAGCAATCGTAGCAGTAGCTGATAATGTTACAGAAGTTCCAGATACAGCAGCTACAGTAGTTCCTACTGCAACACCGATACCTTCTACTTTCTGTCCTACAGCGATACCTGTTCCAGCAGCAACTGTCAATGCAGTTGAGTTAGATACAGCAGCAGCAGCAGTAGTTGCAGCAGCTTGCTTGTATACTTTAGCCTGGATAAAGTCTTTCAATAATGGGTAAGTGTTTACTTGTGCAGCCCATTGGTTAAGGATAGCAACCGGATCTACCGTGTTAGTAGTACCAGCAACTGCATCACAACCAGAAAATGCATCCAGTGTGCGGTACAATTGGTGTCCTAAGAAACGTAAAGCAGGTGAACCTTTGATGTCAAGGCGTAAGCGGTACGTGTTGTCTGAAGTGAACAATTCACCGTTAGCAGTCACCTTGATGATGTTATTCTTAGCAGCTTTAGAAGCAACTTTGATAACACGTGAGATGTACTTAGGGTTGATTGTCTTAGTCTTTACAGACTCCTTGTAACCACCGTGTACAGGGCCGATCTTGTCTTGTGCAAACCAAGATCCCTGAGCAAAAATAAATGGAGCAATGCTTCCAGTTGAAAGAGCAGCAAAGCTCTTAGAGTCAAAGAAACCTACTTGACCTGCAGTCAGATCAGCCGTGCTTCCTGAAGTTCTTAAAGTGGTAGTTTTTACCAGGTAAGACTTCTTAAATGCATTAGGAAAATACATAGGGTTTAAGAATTAAGGGTTATAAATAAAAAAATAAATTACTTTAGGAATAGGAGCTTGTACTTGATGCTGTTGACAGTTGATTTAACCATGTCCAGGTCATTGGCAATCTCACTATGTGGCATCATACCTTGCAGGTCTGTTACCATGTTGTTGATCTCCCGGCAGTAGGCCAGGGCATCTTGTACAGAGTTCAGCACTCTGGGTGCTTCATCTGTGTAGGTTAACAGCTTTTCAGCTGCTCCCTGGAACTGTTCTGCCAGTGTATCTGCATGCCCTGGTAGAGCATCATACAATTCATTGAGGGCAGCATGTCCGGCAAAAGAACCAATACCTGTAATCTTGAGGTGCAGTTTGTGAAAACTGGTAGCTCCGTTCATAAGCTCACTAACCAGTGACGCTGTTTTGGTTTCCAGGTTGCCTCCTGGTCTTTGTAGCTTTTGCATGTTTAACTATTTCGGGTGCCTGCTTGTACTTCTCTTTGGTACTGTGTAATACTCTCTATGTCTCCGGCTAAAATGGCAGCTGCTTCATCACAGATAATCTCACCAATTTCATCTTTGAGTTCACAGATCTGATTGTACTTGTAGGTTTTTCCAGTCTCAATGTCCATACACCCGGCAAACTGCACGGGGCGTGGCTTTCTGTAGTAGACAAGTTTTGGTTTAATGATGTTAAACTTACCTCCTGTGTAGATCCGGATCTTGTTCTCAGCAATGGTGGCAAAGGTTTCTCCCCACTCAAAGGAAGGACCCTTAAAATTATCCTGCAGTAACTCATCTGCGTTGCCTTCTTCTGCCAGGTAAACACTCATGATACGCTCAGGGCAGCAGTCTGTTAAAGCTCTGGAGCTGACCAGGACAAACTTCATATAGTCATCCGGCACCTCTGTGCTTTCAAAATAAAGTTCTCTGTCTCTGCCGCCAATGAACCGCTCTTCCATGAGCATCTGCAAGTCAGAGATGGTAGCCGTTGTCTGCTCAGGTTGTGCCTGGCGGGAGTTAAGTCCCAGCAACTGGCGTCTTACCCACTCTAACTGAGCCTTGTTAAACGCTTCCGCAATTACCCAGCACTCCAGATTATCATAGTCAAAGGAGGCTAGTTTGTTTAATCTCTGCTTTATCTTGATCTGTAGAAGGGTGTTGTTCATTGCTTGTAAAAAATGACCTGGGTGCTGTTCTTACGGGAAGCAACCCAGGTACTGTTATATGCTTACTGTTGCCAGTATTGTTCTACTCTTCTTGTCAGTGAAATCAATACAGACTCATTCAAAGGGTTCTTCAGGAACTCTACTACATCAGAGACATTTCTACCCATCATGGTAGAGCTCTCCAGGTCATAGATAAATCCGTCAGACTTGTTTGCAATGAACTTGTAATAGGTAGAGTCCTTTACAATAGCACGGATCTTTAAGCTCTCCATGTCAGCATTAGCTGCCTCCAGGAATTTCTCAGCGGTTCTGCGCTTGTCCTTGTCTACGGATTCACCGTTGATGAACTTATCCATGTTGTCATAGGTCAGGTCATTTGGTGTACTCTTTCTATACTGGGCACTGTTTACGTCAAGCACTTTTGCTACGTAGAACAGTTTGTTCTGATTTTTGTCAAATAACTTCTGAAGTTCTGCCAGCGCTTTGTTACGTAGCTTCTTAACTTCTGTCTTAGTGGATGCTGTCTCCTCTAAACGGTCTAAGTAAAACTTAGGTGGCACTGCGCGGCTTCTGGCATCATCTAATGACTTTGCCACAATAGAAAACCCTCCGTTCTCAATGGCGTATAACCTGATAAGGTCATAAGGGTCTTTGTCTGGTTCTAAGAACACCGGCTCATTACCACAACGTATCTTCACCTTGTCCCAGAAATCTGAGTTGTTAGGTTTTAGCAGTTGTAACTTATTCCAGAAGTCTGCATCTGCAGGATCAACTGTGTTAGCCGCCAGTTCTTTTTCCAGCTGAGCTACAACAGCTCTGATTTGTTTAACCTTAGCTACCTGCTCTTCTCCATTTAGATCTTTAATCTCCGGAGCATATTCATTAAGACCTGTGAGGTATCTCTTGATACCGTTGATCTCCAGACAAGCCAGTTGCTCTTCGTGAAAAGCTCCTTCAAACAGGGATAACCCGTATTTCTGAAGACCCATGTTATCTACATTGGGATCAAAGTATGGTCTGATAGAAATAGAAGACCGCTTGTTTTGTGGGTATTTCTCCACAATAGTTACTGAACTCATGCTGTTGGTTGGTTTTGGTTTATATACAAGACATTAGTCCACCATCAGTGAGTATAGGCTACGCTCTGTCAAGTCCTCCGGGTTCTTCTGTGCTCTGAGCTCAGCTTTAGCCAAATCTGCTTCTGTAAAGAGCAAACACTTGGGGTTCTTTCCAGCAGCATCCTTCACCCAAATGGCGAAGTAGGCATCATTGACATTGGGATAGTTCACCTTCTTGGTGTTCTTTACCTTAACAAGTCTTCCTAGTCTGGTACTTTTCATTGATGTTGGATTTTTCTTCTGTCCCTGTAAAGAGCTGCAAACTCTAGTGTTTCAGTGTGCTTACTACAGGGGGTCCTGGGATACTATCCACAGGAGGGGCACTTTGTTTGGTCATTCCCTGGGGAGTATTTCATCCCCAGGTAAGACCTATGACTAGAATGATCCGCCAGTAACTGGGTTTCTCATTACAATCTTCAATACTTTAGTTGGATCTTTAACCCAAACAGCAGGCATTGTCTGCGTCATGAACACACGGTATCCATTGAACTGTCCAGATGACTGGAAGCCTTGTGAACGACCCATGTAATCCATTGTACCGTTTTGGTAGAACCACTTCAATTGATTATCCCAGCTCAACTTCAATAAGTAAATATTGTCATTGTTATTATCTGTGATATCAAAGATGATGAAGTTGTAAGATGATAATGGGAAGCCATCAATGATAGGGTTCTCAATATCATTTGTGTGAATGTTGTCAAACGCAGGGTTCAATACAAACTTCACGTTAGCCAAGAATGGAATAACGTATTGAGTGTATGCAAAACCAAAGTTCAAGTCCATTCCTTTACCAGTGATAGCACCTACTTCAGAAGCATTGATTACCAAGCCAGAGTTGATTGCCTCTTTCTTGATTGCTTCGTTGATAAGCTTCATACCACCTAAACCAGTTTGTACAACTAGCTCACGCTTAGGATCTGGTCCTTGGAAATCAACTTTACCGTTGAAGAAGTTGAAGATCTCAGATTTGAACAAGTCAAGGTTGAATGAACCTTTGTTGTAGATACGCTTGTATGAGTTGTCAAGTTGTTTCCAAAGACCCACTGATAAGCGGATATCATCTGGTCCATCTTGCTTCACACGTCCACCTTGTCCCCACATTAAGTAAGTCTCAATGTCAGTAGAGATTTTGCTCAAGTGAGCAGCTTCTAAAGTTGTTAAGAAAGTACGAGTCAATTGACCGTTCTCATAAGCCTTCTTCACATAGTCCTTACCCATCTTAGTCGCTAAGCCGTTAAGGTCTGTGATAGCCGGATCAATGCTCTTGTCAAATGAACGCCATAACTCAACAACTGGTACAGTACCATCAGCCTTCATACCACCCTTCATCATCATGTCTGCACGAGATGAGATAGAGTAATGTACGTGTGCTTCAGCACCACCTACGTAGTTGTAGAATTCACGGAATCCTGCAGATACTGTTCCTAAGTCAGAGAAACGCTCACCGTATTCACCACGAGCAGAACCCTTACGGAATACCTTTGTACCAGACTTCAAATACTTGTTGTCTAAGAACTTAAGGTTGTCATTGTTTACCAATTGAACTGTGTAGATGAAACCGTCACCAGCAGGGATAATATCGTCTGCAGTGATGTACATCTCAGCACCATTGTATTTGTCATAAGTGATGATATCACCATGTCCAAACTGACGCTTGTTCAACTTGATCTTGAAAGTTTGACCATCTACACCTTTAGTGGCGTTAGCTGATTCAATATCTTCAGTGATATAAGGAAGGTCCTGTGCTACAGGAATCTGCCACTTATACTCACCACGTGCGTTATCTACCGAGATAACATTTTTGCCTCCGAATGATGACATCTGGTACAAAGGCATTTCTACCTTTTGTGCCATTGCCCACAGATCCACAGGACCTAAGTCCATTGGTTCTGCACTCTTCAGCAGGTTGGATAAATGGTATGAGTCTACGTGAGACGACGCTGCGTAGGTCGTGTCGCGTAAGAATATACCATTATTCAATACTGGAGTTGCCATGTTAATTGAAATGTTTAGGGTTAAGGATTATTATAAACTGTTACTATCTTCTAAAAATGTTAGTACTGCGTGGGATCTTGCGGGCAGTGCTTCTTGATGCAGGCTCATCGCTGTCATCAAATGAAGTGGAGGTTTTACGGGCCTGCTCTGTCTTTAATTGTCTCACTGTGGCTTCAACAGCTTTGCTGCTGCCTTGCTTTCTTAATTGCTCTCTGTATGCATCCGGATCTGATAATAACCAGAGTGCTTCAGCAATAAGCGGGTAATTGGGCTCAACAAACTGATGCTTCTCTAAAAGGTGACCTAGTTGGTTGGTTGGTCTGCCGGAGATAGATGGGTAGTTGGGTTGTACCAGGCCGGTGTATAAAGACGCTTGTGTCTTCTTGTCCAGTTTTAAGCCATTGATTTCTGCTGCTCTTAATGCTTCAAAGACATTGTCCATATAAGCTTGTGCAGCTTGTTGCTGTTGCTGATTGCGGACCTCCTGTTCTTCAATTTGGTTCTGCACAATCTGCTCCTGCATCTGGTCAAGCTTTGGCTTGAACTGCTTGGCTTTCTTTTCCAATACACCTAAGTCTTTCCAGGTGTTAAGCTCCTCATCAATCTCTTCCGGGGAACCAAAGTTGGTTGCCTGCAGATAAGAGCGGATGATGCCTTCCTGGTCTCCTTCAGCTGTTGGATCTAAGTCACGTACTTGTTCTACCTGAGCCAGTGCCTGGAAAAGACCTTTTAAGTCTTGTCCGCCATCCATTACATACTTTGCAGCGTACTGCAGTTCATCAGGCAGAGATTCAAAGAATTCTTTTGGTGTGCTTGAAGCAACCTCACTCTTGAGGTTATCAACGTTAGCTTTCCAAAGCTCATCCATATCTTTCTCTGAAAGCGTGCCCAGGTAATCATCAAGTGATTGCTTAGACTCATCGTAGTCATCAAAGGCAAACATTTCCTTTGACTCAATGCGCTTCTTGAAGAACTCAACTAAGCCAGACTTTTCTGTCTTAGGTCTTCCACCTTTACCTTTAGCAGGCTCATCCTGGTCATCTGAGTTATCATCACTCAGTTTACCAAATAAGTCATCCACATCTACAGGAGCGGGAGGAGTTTTACCTGCATCATCTGAATCATCATCAGCAGCAGGTGTATCTTTTTTGTCAACAAAGCTCAAGTCAACGTCTTTGTCTTGAGAGAACATGTTAGGCTTAGGATCTTCTTGCGGAGTAACAATGCTGTCTGCTCCTGGAGCTCCTAACCAGCTATCAATATCAAGGTCTACTGTCTTTACAGTAGTATTATCAGCTGCGGTTTGCATAGGGTTGGTTGGTTTGGTTTTCTGTGTATCGCTACATTAATAATATACACAATTAAACCTCAAAAATTTGCAGCTCAAACCCTTGCTGTACCTGACCTGCGGACTATATGGCTATAGATTATTTTTCTTTTTTTGGTGCGTCATACTTGTTCTTGTTAGTACGCGCTATTTCAAGTTGTTTTTGGGCAATACTCTCTTGTGAGCGTAATTTCTCCCGGTCTATGTTCATCTTCTCCTGGGCTGTGCGGCCTTTGTTTATTTCCTGCTCGCGCTTGAAGTTCATCTGCTCCTGGTATTGACCTTGCTGACGAATGTCTTTCATGGCATCCTGGTAGTCACCTACCTGGTTTTGATTAAGGTCAACGGATGCACCGTAACCTGCAGAGCGGATCTCAGCTACTGTGATGTCCTTCTGAATCATCTTGTCATCACGGTCAGCTGCAGCCTGGATCTCCATCTGCTTAGCTTTCTCCTGAGCGGCAAGCATTTCCTGCTGCATGGTTTGCTGCTGTTGTAACTCTGCCTGTTTCTGAGACTGAGATTTCTCTTCAGCAGATTTCAATACGTGGGTGATCTCTGCAATAGAGTCTGCCTTGATCAAATTACCCAAGTCATATATGGATGCACCGGAAGTGTTGTTACTCATGGCCAGTTGCTTTAACTGTTCCATGATCTGACGCTGGTTGGTCTTAGTTGTACAGAACACATTGAGCTCTCTAAGCAATAGGTCAGTACCATTCATCTGGAAGTTTACCTTCTCATCTGAGGAAGTAACATATTGCAGTCGTAAACTTGGCTTCTGGGAGTGATAGTACTGTGACAGATCAGTTCTCATTTCATGGACACGCGGCATCAGATAGTCTGAGTGCTGCGTAAAGTAAACCTCTGTCTGTGCGTAAGAAGAGTTCACAGCCTGGTCAATGCCTGTGGCTGATTGACGGCCTATCTCCTGGCCCAGACGTTGCGGTGTTAAGCCAATGGTTTCAAAAGCCTGTTGCTTGAAATAATTGGCCAACTGGATACGCGACATCAGTCTGTTTGTCTGCTCCAGGTTAAGTACCTGGTAGTGCTGGAATGCCAGCGGATTTTCTGTATTGGTAATGGTTGTATCCAGCGGTAACATCTGGAAGTCCTTCATGGCCACATAAGCTTTAGCCAGGTTGTTCTTGCCCCAGTCTTCGCCCATAGAGTGACGTGGAAGCGCGTTCTGGTCAAACATGATCACTGTTCCCAGCTCGTCTACTAAGATGTCTGCAATTTGGTTATTTACCACGTTGTATCCAATCTGGAAAGGCTTCATCAGGTCTACCATAGCCACAGAACGTGTGTTACGGTCAGAGAATACAGATCCTTCTACCGGAAGCTTGCAACCATACAGGGTAGCATCCCCCTTAAACTGGAATGGTACTCTGCCTGGCTTGCCTCCGTTCATACCCAGGTACATAGGATTCAATCCCCCAGGGTTATTTTGTCCCCAGAAAGCAGGACGGTTAGGGCCGATCTTTACACCACCCCAGGTCTCATTGATCCAGATCCAGTCAATGTGCTCACCAAAGAGTAAGTTGTCTTTGCTCTTCTCCTTGTACACTACTGTGTTGTACATGGGCTTATCTGTGACTTTGTAGTCTTCACCAATGATAGCCTGGATCATGTTGCCTTCCTCATCAATTCTGGTCAGGTGGCCTACCTTGCGTTGGCTTTTCCAATAAATAGTGGATACGCGTAGCAGGTGGGTTTTACCAAAGTCTACGGTATCTTCTGAGTCTGAAAGTATCCACTCTACAATATCGCCTGTGCCAAACTGTGTGTCATACAAAGAAGTAAATTGTCTGTATGCCAAAGAAGGCATCTGTGTATTCCATTCATGTGAACGGGTTCCGTCATAGAAAGAACCGTCATTTTGTTTACCGCCTACGGCATAACCTGCAGCACGTACCGGGTACAGGGTTTCCAAAGACTCCATTTGCTCCTGATCCATCATCCAGCCAAACTGGTCAATCACATCAGAGACACTCATAAGGTCAATCTTTCCCACCCAGTTGCCCTGAGAGATATAGCGTACATCCGGGCTCTTATGGTAGAATGTCAATAACGGGTTCCACAGCTCCAGGTCATAGTCATTCTCATTCATCTTGAAGTGCCAGAACTCGCGGTCTGTAATCAAGCTGTCTCTAAAGGCACGCTCTTCCAGCTCCTGCATTCTGAAACGCTCCTCATCAACATTCTGCTGGTGGGTAGCCCACTCCTCAATCATGGACCGGTAGTTCTTTTTGAAGAACTGCTCAATCTCCGGCAGTGTCATCAGGTTCTCTTTGCTAAGCTGCTGCTGAGATTCTTCAGACTCCATATCAGCACCCATGGCTAAAAGCTGTTGGCTGATCTTTTGCTGAGCCTGTTGTAGTAATACCTGCTCAATCATTTCCCGTTTCTCCTCCATCATCTCATTGTATGAAAGGTCATCTACGGCTCTGAAAGTAATCTTGCTGGCACGCTTGGAAAACTCCCCACACAGTACGTTAATTACGTTGGGAATGATAGGATAAAACTTAAGTTCAAATGCACTGGCATCTTCCTTTGTCAATACGTCAATGAGGTCACTCATCTCATTGTTCTCATCGGGCAGATAATCACTCTTGTCAATAATACCTTTAGCCAGGTTATAGTTCTTCATCAACCTGCGAGCATTTCTGCGCAGCTGCTTCATACCCTGGAATTCCAGCCAGTCTAAACAATGAGCTTTCCACTCATCATCTTTCTGCTTCTCTGGTAAGAACTGAACGGGCTGGGTGAGTGATCCCATCTTATTCAGCTCGGTCTTTGTACCAGCTTTGGCCTGCATTGCATTAAAAACCTGCATTTATTCTTATAGTTTAGTCAGTGTTCTCATTGATTGAGCCAACTGTATTTGTTAAAGTAGCTCCCTGGGGAAGAGTTGTTGTAGTTGTTGTACCGCCAGTACTTGTCCCGAATGTAAGGTTGGGTACAGTTATAGTGCCTGTCCCTGGATAATTGTATGTTCTTGGTGGGTAATTTAGTCCGCCCCATTGTGTGCTTGAAGAAGAAATATTAATCTCAGGCTGCACAATGTCTGCGTCTAGCAACATCAACGCTTCCTGAAGTGTGATTACATGGGCATCAATGCACTTGGCAAGGATGTCAATTTTTTGCTTATGCCTTTCTTGATTTTCCATTTGCATTGTGTTCTAAGAGTTCATCATATTTATCAAGCATTGCTTCCACAACAGGATGTCTGTGGTTGGTTGCAAGTACTACTGATTCACAGTCTTTGACCTTGTTGGCAATAGACAACAGGGCTTTAAAACCACTGTCACCCCGGGACTTTAAATCTACCTGGGCAGTGTCTCCGCAGATAATCATCTTACTGCGAATACCCAGGCGGGAGATGATCATAATCATGTTCTCATTGGTGCAGTTCTGCGCCTCATCAACAATGACCACGCTATCAAGGAATGTTCTACCACGCATGAAGGCAAGGGGTACAATCTCTACCAGTTCATCCTTGATGACTGCATTGACTTTCTCCTTGTTGTATAGTTGGTAGAAGTTAGAATAGATGGGCTGCATCCAGGGCTCCATCTTTTGATTCAGGTCACCAGGCAAAAAGCCAATCTCTTCTTTAGAGACTGTAGGACGGGTAATCACAATCTTCTTCACCTGCTTCTTAAATAGAAGATCCAGCGCTACCTGACATGCCAGTAATGTTTTACCACTACCTGCCTGCCCTGATAGCACCGTAAGGGTGTTATTGAGTATGACCTCCTTTGCTGCTTTCTGTTCCTCGTTAAGCTGAAGTTGAAACTTGATAGGGCCTTTCTTATCAGCCTTTTCGTCCTCAATCTGCCGAGTTATCTCAGCATGCTTGGCACTTCTGTTTTCTCCCATAGGGGGCTTATCTTATATTTCTAAAAGGATTTCGGGACGGTCTGGCAGTAGTAGAATTGCCATTGTTTGTACCCATGTGTCTAAAAGGAGACCTCATAGATAATTTACTCATTTTTTGCGAGTTCTCCAATTTATCATTGACGACTTCCACTCTTTTTGCTATACCCCTGTTACTTTTTTGCACGTTCACAAAAGCTACAAGAGCACAAAATGTTACAAGCCGGTCAACGTTGAGCCCAGGTATATACACTGACATTTCTTTTAAGAGCATTGGGTCAGGTATTCTCTCCACTCCGTAGGTTATTTTGGTGACGTTGCCGTCATCATCAGCATCTACGTGCAGCTCTTCCTGCAGGAATTCAATCCCGTAGTTTAACAAGTGCTGCTTAAATAGAGTTCCCGTATTCTTCCACCCGTATTCTGAATACACAGAGCGGTTAGCACCCAGGTCTTTGAGGTACAGGATCTGGTCTTTAGGAACCATGTACTTCTGTTTTCTACGTGATATCATGTACTGGATAAACAAAGACACGTTGTTCTCTATCAGGGTCCAGGCATTGTAGGTCTCAATGATCATTTCCAACCGCTCGTGGGTTTTCTTTAAGTCATCATAGCGACCTGTCCAGGTACACACAATGCCATCTTTTTCCACATAGGTGCTGACCTTCCCATTACCCTCATCCCGTGTTACCTGTATCTCGTTCTTATAAACTATGATTGAACACAAAGAGTCTGAAGTAGTAGTCTTGCCTTCACCCACGGGGTCAATGCTGGCGTAATAGGTTCCCCAGGGCACATTAGGTATGGGCCTTTCCCACATACAGATCACCCCTTCTTTGTTCTCCGTCTTCATACTGATGGGAAACTCCATAATGGGCAGCTTGTTAGAGTGCTTGATGACAATCTTGTCATTACCATCACGGGTCATATCCACGTACTCTACCGGGTACTCTTTTTCCTGGATACGTTGTAGCTGTTTGGATACAAGGTGGGTAGGGAACTTGGCCTCTTTGCGGGATGCAAAAGCCTCTTCAATGTTTCTGGGATGCTGTGAAATTTCCAGCTGGTAGTCCTTGGGATCAAGGTCTTTTTTCTTTTTGGCAAAGTATTCATCCAGGGCAATTAACGCTTCTTTGACCAGGGAGTTACCATGAGTGTCAATGTACGGAGGCATACTCCACTGCTCGGGAATAAATAGTCCTGTTTTACCTAGTGTGCCGTCTTTGTCAATAATGTCTGAGTCTACCGCATAGAAACTATTGGCAGAGGGCTCCAGGATGTATTTCTTTAAAGGTTCACATTGGTCCAAATCACCGACAGATCCTGCACAGATAAACATACCTGTGGTAAGGAAACCGGATTGTAAGGCTGGTTTAATGAAACCGTAGGTATCATCCATCTTTGGGGCAATACCGGCCTCCTCGTGAAAGAAGTAAGTTACCGGTCCACCGACACCGTTAGTAGGGTCTTTCTCAAAAGAGTATGAGTTAATGGTTGACTTGAGTCCCTTGTAGGTATTTCTGCCATTGACACGTACCTGAATACGCTGTTGCCAGGCTCCTACTTTTTCCGGTTCCAGCGGTCTGTACCAGGCAGTGTGTTCGTTCAAGAAGTTCTTGTACTCATCCAGGAATTTCCAGGTTCCTTTTTCATTGATGTAGTCTTTTAGACTAGCTCCCATTTTAAGCACCGCTCCTTCTTCAAACCAAAAGGTGTTGATGAGTTTAGCGGCATGGAAATAAGAAGAGGCTATCTGACGTTTTTTTAAGATAACAGCGTGCTCATAATGTAGCTCGGCCAATTGCTCGTATAGAGCCATGTGATACTGAGCGTCACGGATCTTGGCAAAGTCAAACTTCTTCTCTTCTTTGTCATAAATGGGTAGAAAATTAAGCCACATGTAATAGTCCCGGCTGACATACCAGGACTTGTTGCCACTTTTTACAATTACACCGTTACGGCATTTTTCTTTTTGGTCATTCCAGTAGAACACAAAGTCCTTGCTCTTAAAAGGAGCGTTGCAGAAATATCCCTGCTGTTGGAATAAGATGGACTGCTCCTTAAAAATAGCAGAAGACACATCATCAAACTCATACTTACCAGGTTCTTTGAAGCAGGACTTTACAAAGTCCCTGAACTCTTCCCTGCTTTGAAACAAGGTGGTTGTCCAGTGGCCGCTATCATAGGTTGGTACTTCTTTATAAAAACTCATAGGTATGCTTCCATAGTTTTTTCCATCAGGTAGCCTATCAGGTAAGCATAAGCTTCATCTGATCCGTCCACCAATGTTAACCCCCGGTAATCCAGGATAAAGTCTGTAGCATGAAAGAGTTCATGTACCAGGGTGTTATAATCTCTGGGATCTTTGAGGTCGCTGTACATGCGGATAATTACATTACCCTGGATATGTGCGGTCTTGCCTTGTTCCTGGACAATCTGCTGGGCTACAAGATCACATGCTGACTGTGCAGCCTGTTTGTCTGCCCTGTCCCATATTTTCATGTAGGACCGGATAAACTCTGCATCTGTCTGGTTTATGGAGACTGTTACATAGCCCCCGTAAATAGGTAAACCAATAACAGTGAAGCATTTTTTAGCTCTTCTCTGTACTTTCTTTTTGCGAACCGTCATCAGTAAACATGGACAAGAGTGGATTTATAGTTTTGGCGTAGACTACACTGTCATACGGGGCATTACCATTGAGGTATTGCATGTAAAAATCCCGGTGTACACAAGCCCATTGTTTGGTGTACGGGTTAAAGTGAAAGACATGTTGTTGGATTTCTTCATTCATAAATTTCCCAGTCATTAGCTAAAAGGTCATCGTCAGCATTCACATAAATACTCTTGGAATACTGGTCGCACTTGTAAATTTTCTTTTCAAATCCCACCCCATTTACTGGAGTGATATAAAGCTTGATGTAAGTATCAGGCTTCCAATCTGGTCTTCGCATTTTATGCCCAAAAAGCATCTGCTCCAGCACTTCTCCAAAATTCATTACTCCTTCAAAGTCAGGATTTTCACTACATTCATTTGTGCATTGAGGATCTCTCCGTAAGTGTGGTGAAGTAGGTGATGCTTTACTGAGTTATTAAGTACCAGATTTTCGTTGCCCTCGTATACCAGGTCAGCTAGTTCAGCACATAATTCTTTTGCCCTGGCTACTTTAGGATCCCCCGAAGGATTGAAGGTGTATCCTACTAACTTTTGACCAAAGGTTGGTTGTGGTAAAGGTTCTAAATCAGTGTAAACTTGGTTTGTCATAGTGTTGGTGTTTAGTATATGGCACTTAGAGTAGGAAGACGGATTCGAACCGCCGTGCACCTGTTTTGCAAACAGAGGGCTAAACCGCTCACCCATTCCTACTTGTGTTGAAAGAGAGGGATTCGAACCCCCGTACCCCGAAGAGAGCAGATTTACAGTCTGCCGGTTTTAGCCACTCACCCACCTTTCAGTATCAAAACTTGCAGCTTTTACAAGTTTTGCTAGTACTCCCAGTCAGACTCGAACTGACACATCTTGCGACACCAGATCCTAAGTCTGGCGTGTCTACCAATTCCACCACGGGAGCAGTTAAAGAGACTGCGGGTCTTTCAAGGTTTCTGATTAGCCTGATTTTACTTACACTTACTATAAACCTTTTTTCAGTGTAATCACCATTATCAGAGGTGTGCTAACTACAGCTTCAACCATCTCTTTAGAGCTTCCTGTAGGATTCGAACCTACGACCACTTGATTACAAATCAGGAGCTCTGGCCAGCTGAGCTAAGGAAGCTTATGTCGCATATATTAGACATTATGCCCAAAAACAGGGGTTAATGGCTAATATATTAATCATTGCACGTCCTAAAGGATTCGAACCTCTACCAACGGTTTTGGAGACCGCTATGCTACCATTGCACCAAAGACGCGTACTCCAGTCTATTCCTGGATGTCAACTGCCTGCCTACTTTCGCGCTTGGACAGATTCAGTAGAGATAATAGGACTCGAACCTATGGCCACTGACGTATCAGATCAGTGCTCTAACCAACTGAGCTATATCTCTATTTGTAGAGAGTGAGAGGCTCGAACTCTCGCGGCTGTAACACCCTACCTCGTTAGCAGTGAGGCCCCTTCACCAACTTGGGTAACTCTCTATTTTGTGGAGACGGTGGGAGTCGAACCCACGTTACCGTGCTACCCGGTTTTAATCAGAAGCACCAAAACCCGTCATCCCCTTAATTCAAACTTATAAGCCGGAGTATTAGTTCCTGTACCTACATTACCTGTTGTAGATATGGTTAATTTTCCACTGGCAGTAATGCGCATACGCTCTTCAGGCATCTGCCTTTTTTGCTCGGGTAATACACTCAAGGCTGCTAAAGCCCCCAGGTTTGATAAAAAGTTTCTTCTCTTCATTGTTTACTACTTTTTGCTGTAGCGGAAGGATTCGAACCTCCAAGTGGACTTTAGCTATAGGACATTGCGCGCTATTTGTGGTCAACCCTTTATCCTACGTTTATCAGTAGCTCCACACCCCCGAGACAGGAGGGCACGTCTGCCAATTTCATCACACTACAGTATACTAGGTATCGTACGCTAAATTCTGTCCTCCTCGAACCTGTGAGGACTGTTCTTCTTCTAAGTCTCTTAGTGTACCCTTGAAGCTTTGTCTGATCTGTTCAAACTTGGAAGCAGCATTTACAATAGCAGTAATATTTCCATCACGTCCATGCTCAATAGGTGTAATCTCCATATAGTGAGCCAAACGGTCAAGCATACTCTTCATACCAATATAAGCCCTGTATGTAGGCGTTTCATAGAGCTGTCTGCATCTCTTTAGTGCATAGATGATCATTTCATCCTCTGTAGAAAACTCAGCGGCAATATCCCTTAATATAAGGTCTTCCTTGTCCTGCTCTGGGGTGTCAAAGTATGGATTGAGATCCGGGCTAGGGCAGCTCATGTAAAACAGGTAGGTCATGATCTTTGTGGCCTCCTCTTTGTCGTAAGATTCCAGAATAGTATTTAGGAAGCTTAGCGTATAGCAATGCTCAGATGGCACTACTTTGCCACTAGCTATGTCAAATAATCTTACCATTAGTCCCAGTGCTTGTTATACTCCTCAAAGTAAAAAGTCAAATCCTGTGTCTGATCATCGTAATAATGCCCAACCACGTCACTTTTAAAATTACTTCCCAGATTTTCACATAACGCTGTGGTGATTACCTGAGTTCCTTCTGGTAATAATTCTTTTAGCACTTGTGTAATCCACATGTAGTTAAATCCACGGATGATTCCTGCCTCACAGAGCACCACATGCTTGTAGTTCTTTCTTGCTTCCTGAAACTTGACTCTAAGCCTGTATTCAAATGGAGAGAAATCCTGTTTAGGATAAGGAACCTCTACGTGTTCTAAATCACACATCTCCCCTTCATGAGAAAGCTGATGGGCCATAAACATAGACACCATAGAGCTGTAATCAGGCGACACGTTGATCACCAGGGTATTTGAAGCATTGACTTCCGGGTATTTTTTGTGGAGTTCCCCTGCTAATTTTTTTAGCAAGGTATATTCAAAATCACGGTCAATTAAATAGGGCTTTCTCATTTTTTGCTTTTCACAATCTTTTCTCTGAAGTCATGCAGGTAACTAATCATGTTAATCACCTCACTTTTCAGATATGGAACATCATACGGAATAACATCAGCCACAATAGGATCACCGTTGCAATCACGGGCGGCTATGGGGTTGTCGTACTTATCTTTACCGGCTTCTTCAAACTTGACGTGGTGCAAAGTCATTTGACCTGGGTCCAGTTTATGGTTATGCTTTTGGATAATGTACATGTACGTAGAGAGCTGTAAGGCGTAGTGCATAAAATTACAGTCATCTAAATGAGCCAGGGGCCCCTTCATTTTCTGTGAAATACCTTCCCAGTTCTTAAAGCTCTCTGTTTTAATCTCTTTGTTGGTCTTGTAGTCCAGGATATTGATTTTGGAATTAACCACATCCACGTAGTCACTCTGACCACAGATACCGGCAGACTTTAAAAACACCATGTGCTCAGGATAAACGCCATCTACAAGCTTCTGTGCAGGAGCATACTTGATGCCGTCAATCTCCACAGGTTTGAACACCGGTACTTCAATACCGTCTTTGGTCATCGTGCTTAGCTCACAGATATCACTCTCACGTTGATTGTGGTACCAGGTACCCAATGTAGTGGCTCTAAGCGCTTCTGACTTCCAGGCATCCCGGATATCGCCAGGGGTCATACCGTACCATTTGCTTCGCTTGTTCTTGGCACTCTTCTCAGACATGCTCTGTGCATCAAAAGGCTGCTTAAAATAACCTACCAGCGTAGTTACGCTTAGCCAGTTTATAGGCTCTTCATCAATGCTCTTATACTCGTGTTTGTCAGGTATGAAAATTATTGCCATGACTAAAACCTATTTGTTGTTTTGGTTTATCTATCCTCGTTAGTAATTCATCTATAGAATGAAAGGTTACATAAAACCGGGAGCTGAAGCGGTCATAGACCATGCTGCGCTTTTTATTTACCCGGTTATTCTTACCTACATATTCCTCTATAGAGGTAATGGCGTCTCTGTGAAACCATTTGCGTATGGAGATTTCTCTCACCAATACCTGACGCTCCTCAGGGAACTCATCCTCTCCATGTTTCTCATAGACCGTTTTGGTCTTGTAGATAGGATGTGATATGATGAGTTCAATCATCATTACATACCCAGTTTAATGTTTAAAGCATCTTCCTGTTCCTGGGTCATAACGGCCTCCCATTTTCCTTTGGGACAATCACTGGACAGTGATCTGGTCTTAAAACTCAGAGAGCATCCACATCCACCCCTGGTCTGGTCACAGCAAGGCTGCGTTCCAGGAGCCATGCAACCGGTACCTACAAAATCATAGAGGGTACAACCCTGGCAGATATTCATACGTACCTGAGCCACTGCTTCCACATCTTCTTTTCTGAAGATATTGTTGGTGATCCCTTCCAGGATCTGGCCTTTATTTTTCCAGATGGTTATCAGGTTCTCCTTGAGACTCATGTCGGTGGGTTTTAATAAACTCTTTTCGTTGCATCTCTACCTCAGCCAGCTTCTTGAGTTGCTTGAGGTCATAGATCTTCTCGGCATTCTTGTACCTGGCTGATATCTTCTGGAAACCCTGTTGCTGGTTCTTTTCTTCAAAGGTCTCCAGCCGTTCAATTTCTTTATCTATCAACCAGTGCTTGCAGGTAAAGTCGCCTAAGTTGGCCACATGGACCCTTATGTTCTTCATCCTGCTCAGGGATTCTCTCACAGTACTCCAATAGTGGGATGTGACATCCTCTATCAGCGTCTGGGATACCTGCAGCTGTAAAGCCAGTTGAGGTATCAGTTCTTTGGATTTTTTAGGACGTAGCAAGGGCGACAAACTTGTAGTCTAACAATATATTCCCTTGGGTCACCATCTGGATAATAGGGTTTAGCATGATCCGTTTCTTGGTCTTACCATCCTTTACCACCAGGCTCTTACGCTCCGCTTTGTTGACGGCATTTCTAACCGTCTGTGGAGAGGAGAAGATACCTGCATCTGCACACTTGTTGCAGAACTCGGTAAGCTCTTGTTCTCCTTCCTGTGCAAGCATGGACAAGCATTCCAAATCTGATTCACTCACAGCAATCTTCTGCAGGTAACAGTGTGTCAGGATCTGGAACTTGATGCAGTCCCAGTATTCCATCCTGACCTTCTTTTCTACCTGGTTGAACGTTGCCATTATCCTCGTTTCAATTTCTTACTGGACTCTTCGGTCTCTGTAAGGGTATCGTCTTCCTTTGGTGGCTCCATCATCTGCGTTAAGAAAGCAATAGCTTTCACTTCCTCAGCTCTGGCACGTGCATAGTTCATGTTTAGCTCCTGGAGCTTTACACGCTTTTCCATGATTTCAATTTGCTCTTCTAAATGAGCCATCATCTGCTCCTTTGAGGGCATCTCTTGTTGTTGTTCTTCTTGGGACATTGGATTGTTGGTTTATAGTTCTAAATCTTTATCAGTGTGGGTGGTGATCTTTAAACCCTTTGCTTTGGTCCAAAGATTAAACACGCTATCATAGGGTACATCCACGGTGTATGTATCGCCTACTTTGGTGTATATCGTGGTACAGTAGTACAAAGGATCCAGGATCTCATCAATGGTCTGTTTAATGGCACATACCTCCGTAAGGTCAATGGCAAACTTGATCCAACTGCCTGGATCCGGTAGGTTCAAATCCTCAGATTCTTCCTGGGAAATGGCATAGCAGTGTACGTTACATTGTAGTATCATAGGATAGGCCCTCAGTAATAATATACTTAAAAAGTTTAAACTCTACAAATTTACTCACATTTATTGTAGAGGTGCAAGCATTACTTTTGCACAGGTGTTCATATTAACACCGCAGGTATATAATATATTTTACTGTAAAGGGAGGGAATAATAGAAAGGTAAGAGAGTAACTATCAAGTAACTAAATGTGCTACTCTCCCTGGGCCTCATCCTGGATAGCTTCATGGAGGTATTCAGCTACTTCTGGAGATATTTCGTAGACGTCCTGATTTATGTAGATATGGCCTTTAAGGAATTTTATATAGTCGGCAATCAGGTACACGTAATTCATAACATGCCCACTGAGCTCATAGGTCACCTTAACCGGGATGGTATTGTATTGCTTGCGTAGAATAATGCGGTGGTACTCTAACTGTTGCAAAGATTCTGAAAGCACCTTCACAGAACAATCCGGCAACCCTGCCTTTATCTGGGAGAACCTCATAGGACCATCCTTTAAACTGTGTAGTATAATCACTCTCCATTTCCTACCAAATATATCAGCTCCATAGTGGGTAATTGCAGCATTCATTCTTATAAATTATAATAGTATCAACTGACAAAGTAATTGCATACAACTTGTATAGCTTATTGCATACGTTTACTTTTTTTTGTCTTAATACTAAGTGAGTAAGAAGTAACCTAGTTACCGTTTAGGGATTGGGTATCCAGGTGTTAGTGAGGTTAAACAGAAAGGAGTAGTTCTTGGTAGATGTAATGTACAACTATTCCTGGTATAAACACGCCCCCCTATGTATAACTTGTGCAGACACCCCCCCGGTAGTTCTCTAAATGGACCTGGTGTGTGTGGGAAGGGAATGGGCATGTTGCATATAGTAGGTTATGTAGGAGGCCACCTCCAACGACCCCTCCCTGTGATTGATGTGTAAGGTACCCCCTAGCGGTTGTGGGGTCACTAAACATACACATCACCCACTACTATGCTAAAATTCGTAGCAAGCAATGTAAAGAAAGTTGTTGCTCTGGAAGAGTCAACTTCACCTGTAACAGGTATCGCAGTATTCCAGGATGGTACGCAAGCTATGTTCTCTGTGGTAAAGCACCTCGAAGAAGATGGCACTCCCAAGTTCTTAACGGCTGATGACACGCTCAAAGCTGGCTGGAAGGTGGAGGGTGACTGGTTGCGCGACCCTAACGCAGCACGTGGCGGCTTAACGCTGGCTACTGCTAAGCGCAGAACTATTGCGGACGAGTAAGCCCTAAGGGGCTTCTCGCCCTTTTAGCTCATTTAGCCTCAGCTTCCGTCAGCATATTACAAGTCCTTCAGGGCAGGTGTAGTACAGACTATGTCTGCCCTTTTACAAAGCTAATGTCAGGTGTGATTAGTGTCAATCACGGAATAGTACAACACATTTTAGTATAATCCCTGGGATTTCTCTTCCGGGTTCTTAAAATAGTACAAGAGTGTGTGTGTTAGTAAGAGTGTGAGACACCATCAACACCACTATCCTTTAACTCTCAGTACTCCTCTCAACATATCCCTCAAAAGCGGATTAGATAGCTATACACTGCATCTAAGCCCTTCATTGCATACAAACCTTAGTTTCACCCAACACCTCTGACAGTAGGTCCTCACTGTTCTCAGTCATTATGGTAATCTCATACACCATGTCACTTGTTAATCATCATGCTATTCCTCAGATAGTAGATAACCTCTCTTTGCTTAAAGACAAGATATCTAATATCAAGGTTATAGAGTATTATTCTACAAGCCTTACCATTAAGATGGCGCTCACTCGTGAGTTCACTCATGAAGAGCTTATTAGCCTTGGTGTTCTTATAGGTAATATAGAGAAACAAGCGGTTTCTTAAATCATTCACCGGGCCCTTAGTGGCTCGGTTTCACCCAATCTCTGACTGTAGACAACAGTCGCAATCTATGTATGGAAAAGATACTAGAACTGGCGCTCAAAAGTGCGCCGATTAATACCAAAAACCTGATGCGTATCTTCAAGGCTACCGGTAATGCTCAAGTAGCAACAGAAATTGCCCTGGGCATCTTTGAAGAACCTGAAGTTCCTTATCACTGCTCTCTTTATATCGACAGCATGTATCATGATGCTAAGCTTGTAGAGTATAATCCTTTTACAGATGAGGTGAGGTTCAGCTACACCCCTTGTGAAATGAAAAGAGGGTGGGTACCAAAAGGAACAAAAAATCCCACAACAGATGACTTCGCATCTACCTCAACCTACTCTAATAGTGCAGCTGGTGATCTGGGTATAACAACCGAAGAGCTGGAAGAGCAGTATGATAAGGTGAGTATTGTAACAAACCTTAGAGACTATCGTAACGAAACCACTACCTCTCTTTCCTCTTGGACAAGACGAGAGTAAAATACGTACAAAAGGGTCTCTTTCGTGCCGGTGTGTTGCTTACACCGGATTGCTCTTACAAGCAAAGACAGGCAGACTATCCTGGGTAATTACCAGGCATCAGTGGCAGGATTGATGCACAATGTCATGGAGGACCTGCTTTCCTCTACTGTTTCACCTGGGTGGAGTGATGCTAGGCAATATGTCCTGGCGAATCCACCCATTTTTTTATCCCAATGAGTAAATTCAAAGTATTCAACACGCTCAAGAAAGCTAAGCACTATGTCAAGTATTACAATACCATGATGGCTAATGAGATAAACACCGACCCATACTACGGTGGTGACTATCATCATGACTATCTGAGTATTGATGGCGACAGAGTGCTTAATCATTCTGGTTGGCGGTGTGGCTGCGGCTGTGACCGTGGACACAACAATCTGACCGTAATAGGCAGAATTAAATCAATTGTATAACCCATAACAAAAAAACAATGAAAAAAGTAATCCTTGCCCTGGCATTATCAGGGCTTCTGTTGAGCTGTTCAGATAGAAACAAAACAGTAAAAGTAAAAAGTGGTGCCTTGATCTCAGTATTTGATCCGGGAAGAGTTGATCTTCCTAGAGGTACTAAAGTATGCGCACTTGGTTACACCCAAAGTGGTGGAATCCGCTGGACAATGTGTACTGATGGTGAGTTCCTGGATACAACCTATGTTATCAAACACAACATCAAGGGTATATCTAAGAACGTAGCTATCATCCACAAAACCGGATACGTACAGTAGTCATGAAAGTAGGTAACTACGTTGCATTAGTGCTGGCAAGTGCCGGACTAATGATCATGCTCCTGGCTTTATTTATCTTTGGCCAGAATAGTAACAGCCTGAATGAAATCTCAGTGCACCTTTTATTTTTTCTTGGATCTGTGATAGCTGCTTTTGGTATCTTCTCTTTGAAGCCAACCAAGCAGTGATCACGCAAACTCTAATCTAACATGAAGACTTATCATATTTTTCATGCAGTGATGCCTCAGTTTGAGGAAATCATTGAACAAGAACGTAAGTACGTAGGTTCTGTACTTGCTGAATCTTTAGAACACGCATTTGTGCGTAGTCAGAATCTTGAACGTCACTGGAACCAACAGAGTCCGTGTCGTAGCACCAGTGTAGGTGATGTTATTCAGTCAGAAGACAATAACATTGACTATTTGGTAGCAGGTATTGGTTTTAAGGCTCTTATCCAGTTTGGGTAAGAGCTTTTAACTGGTCAGGTGGCGGAATTGGTAAGACGTGCTTAAAACAGGCGGTTATAGAGTGTAGCTATGTATATAACTTTTGCAGGTTCGAATCCTGTCCTGACTACAGTGGTGTCATTACCATAGTTTACGAACTGAAATAAAAATGTGACAGCTGGAAAGACAGCATTTTTTTCAACCAAACAAAATAGTATGAAAGCAATATTGCTCTTATTACTCGGGTTTAGTGACGCGGACACCAAGATGATTAAGAAAGAAGTAGAATCTTTCTATCATGTCAAGGTAACAAGCGTGCAACAGGCAGATCTTCCAGAGATTGCCTATGAACCCATTCGCAAGAGGTACAAAGCAAATGAGATTCTTGACTACCTGGTCCACGCTTATCCGGAATACACTGTACTGGCTATAACTTCCAAAGACATTGCCATGAGCAAGCACGGAAGCTATGACTGGGGTATCCTGGGTTACAGCATTGTGGGGCGCGGAGTTTCAGTAGTCTCCACGCATCGTATCAAATCACGGGACTTACTCGTGAAGGTGGTCTTACATGAGTTTGGCCACGGGCAGGGTTTACCGCACTGTAGTAGTGCAGATCCTTGCATAATGAAAGACGCAAAGGGCAAAGGCAAGACTATCAGTCAGCAACCTAAGGCTCTATGCAAGAAATGTAATCTTCAACTTAAAATCTCAAGACATGAAAGTAATTATCATGGTAACAATCTACCTGAGCACGTTTGCTCTGTTTTTCTTAATGCTGTCCGCCTTTGGCATCCTATGGGGATCTTATAAGGACGTGATCACCAGTTCTAGCTGGTTTATGTGCTACAGTCTATTCATTGGCTGGTGGTTGGCTATATTCCCTACCAGGGAGTACTACCTGACACAAGAAAAATATTTTGACAGAGTATTCTAAGACATTGTTTGGGTAAACAAGAAGCAAGTGGGGGCTGGTGTAGCAATACATTAGCCCTTTTACTTGTCTAAGATCCAAACTACATAGTATTTAACACGGATGGAAGCCTGGGTGTCGTATGATGCCTGGGCTTTATCTATTTTTTTTCACCCCAAACAAACGAACATGAAAGAATTCACTTTCACAACCAAAAGTGGTGGGTCCTACCAGGTAATTATCCAGCTGGGTAAGTACAAAAACGGACAAACATCTATGCAGCTTATTGATGCAGCAGATGGAACGCCTGTGGCAGTGGCTAGTATAGCTGTGCCAGAACTTTCTATCAGTGATCACCAGATCATTGTGAAAGACTACAGTGAGAATCTCGGCATGCTTGAGTTCTTACTGGACAATAACATTGCAGAAGAAACCAACGAGTACGTAGAGACTGGTTATCACCTGTCTTCTGTAGTGAACCTGTTACCAGAATCAGAATGGACACCGGCAGTACCTGAAAACAGACAGTTTCTCATCAACGGAATGACTGTTTGGGCCAAAGATTACTTCTCGGCACTGGACATTTATGAGTTGGCTTTACAGGCTGAACAAGAGTAATTTAGAAGAGGGTTGTATCACAGCTGTGACACACAAATAGAAGTACTATATTATTAGTATATATATTAGTGTGTCACAGCTGTGATACACCCTTGTTTTTTTCCCACCACCATTATCCCCTTTATTTTATGTTAAACATCACTTTTAACCATGATGTCGTTAGTTTGATTGACTCCATTTCAGCTGACGATGATGCCCTAGATAAGGCAAGATCCATCATACATTTTCACGCACTCTCTCAACCGTATATTATCAAGGACCTTTACGGCATTGATCTTACAACGGAAGCCATTGATGATGATGATCCTTTGTGGAACTCAATACCACCTGATTTACGCACTAAGTCTTCTGTGCTGGAGAAATGTTTTAGAACCTGCACAACAGATGAGGAGCAGTTTATAATGCTTTTTCTGTTTGAGTCACAACGTAAAACTGCTATTGAAATCTTCCGCGCGTATGAAACTTACTCCAGGGTTGATGAAATCATTAAAAAAATAGCTGACGAGCAAGGCTCTGAGCTTAATTCTATGCAACAGATCAAAGTTTTACTGCTTAAAGAAAAGCTAAAGCACCTTAAGGAGCTTGACGAGTTCTTTAAGTTTGTTAAAGCCTCCTCAGGTAGCTATGATATTTTCAAAGCTCTGGTGCCAGATAACAATCCTGTACAGTATCTGCTGGGTAAACTTTCTGTTATTATGGATTCCTTAGGAGAAGAAGAGTAAAGTAAAGGGTATCAAGGCCGGGTTACTGTTTAGTAACCTGGTCACTTGATTTATACCCAATACTTGTAGAACTCAACAAACTTCTCTAATTTAGTCTTCAAATAATGAAACTGAAAGGATATGGCAAATACGCGCGATCTGTGGGTATGGACCCAAGCTACACTCTCTTGGAGAAAGCTGTGTTTGCGGTGCTTTGCTGTAGTATAAACAGTTCATTGGGCTATGCCTGGATAACTGTTGGAGAAATAGCTAACAGAGTACCATGCTCTACAGCTTCTGTAAACAGGGCCCTGAAATCTTTAGAGAACTCAGGAGTCATACAAAGAGAAGGATACCACTATTCCCATGGAAAGTCCACCCGGATCACCAAGATAGTGGTATAAAGATAATCTAGTTGGAAGCCAGGGCAGAGATGACCCGTATACCTGGTAAAATACAAGGATAAAAATGCAATATGTGAACTGGTCTTGGTCCCTGCGACGGATCACAGCACCAGATGGCTCTGACCATAATCCAACCCTTGTCTAGAGGTTAAGGTGTGCAAGGCAGGCTTCGTGCTTGTCTTGCTAACCTTTAAATGTTTAATAAACCAAACAAGTTTAATTCATCCTTATGAAAAAAGTGTATTACCCGGACTATGCTCCTAAGAATGTCAGTTACTCTGACTGGATAGCAAGCATACACAAACAAGTTGCGGCTGACAAAGCCAAGATTTCAACGGAGAGAGACAAACTCCACCTCCATGAAGTAAACACACACGCTGTGATAAAATGGGACACCAGCGCAGCCTTAAACAGATTCAGACATGAAACAGGTCGAGTTAAGAAATAGCCCGAAGTATAACCTCTTGGTTTTTCACGGGCTCTGTGGTATGCTGGCAAATTTCATGGAAGAACATCCATTGCCTAAATACATAGAAAAGCACAAGATTAAATATCTCTCTAAGCAGCTCTTTGAAGCTTTACAGCAACCAGCAGACAAACTGCTGACAAGTTTAAAAAATGAACACGCAGAAGATGCAGAAATAACGGGCTTGTTGCACCTCAGTGCGGTAGGTATGGAACACTTCTTCAGGCTGAATATGCAAATCAGTGACCTTGATGAAGTCAGAAAGAACACATTGATTGCACAACTAAATAGTTTACTCATCTCCTATGGTATTGAAACCATGGACATAAAAATCTACGAGTAATGAAGAAAGAACACTTACCTAAAGTATTTGATGCAGTTGTCATCATCACGCTCTGTATTGCCATTGGACACAATGTATCCTTGGTAATAAAATGCATTGAGCCTCTAAATCAAATGGGGTTATATGCCCACGGATTAGTTGTTGTTTTGTATCTGTTTATTCTTATAGGTTACTTGTGGATACGCAACCTGCAAATGAACATTGATAGTCTCAAAAGAGTTCGTGAAGTAGATCTAAGAATGATCATCTTTCTGCAAGAAAACGTAGAGTTCTACAAAAGGCAAGGTGAAAAAGACAGAGGCACTGTAATCGAGCTGAAAAGAGAGCGAATGCACCTTATTGAAAAGTTGTCTATATATCAGGCAGCTGAAAAAAAAGTAATCAAAAAGAAAAATGTCACATCAAAAGATAAAGCTGCAGAATAACACCACTGTATGGTTTACTTCTGACACCCATTATGGACACAAGAATATCTGCAGAGGTGTGAGTAACTGGTCTAATCCAGAACTAGGCACACGTGACTTTGCGGATCTCAGCAAGATGAACCAGGCTATTGTAGACAACATCAATAACCATGTTGCCCAGGATGATATATTCTATCACCTGGGAGACTGGTCTTTTGGTGGCGTGGAAAACATAGCAAGGTTCAGGGAGCAAATCATCTGTAAAAACATTCACCTGGTACTAGGCAATCATGATACGCATATTGCCCAAGATAGAGAGAACACGCATTCTTTGTTTAGTTCGGTTAATCATTACAGTGAGCTGACTATTCAGTTGGCTGATGGTGACAAACTGGACCTGGTGCTTATGCACTATCCTATCCAAAGCTGGAACGGTTTGAGCAGAGATGCTATTCACCTACATGGTCATGTGCATTTGCCTGCTGATAAAAAGCTGGGTAAAGGCAAGATGATGGATGTAGGGGTGGATGGTAATGACCTTGTGCCTTACAGTATCCAGGATATCTGTAGAATCATGGCTAAGCAGCCTGTAAAATCCAACTTTAACTTTGATCATCATGAGTAACCTATAGCAATGGAAAAAGAATTTGTAACATACAAGGTTTCATTAGCCTTAAAGGAATTAGGGTTTGATGATATGTGTTTTGCGTTTTATCGAAGCCCAATCGTTGAGTTAATGCGTTGTAGAAATAGTGAGCCTTGGATGGGTAATGCTACTGTTGCTGCCCCACTTAAACAACAAGTTTTGCGATGGTTTAGGGAGAAGTATAATATGTTAGCTTGTGTCTACTCTAATGCTTCAGGTTTTCTATATGAATACCACGACACAATTGGTGGAACCCACAGATTTGATTCAGGTTTTACTGGAGATTGTGAGTATAGTGGAGCTTTTACCACTTATGAAAAAGCAGAGAATGCTTGTATAGATAAATTAATTGAACTAGCTAAACAACAAGACAAATGAGTAAAGAAGAAGAGTGCCCCGAAGACGTTATAGACGGCAGAGGTGAAGATGATGGTTTTCTGTCAGCTGTTATAGAAAAAGCACAAGTTTTTTCACA